CTGACTCCAAAACAGTATAGGGAGTATTATGCTCATTAAATGATGTATAAAAATATAAAGTGGTGTCTACTTTTTGTTGACTAGTACATTGCTCGTCCCTTTTGGACTTCAGCATACCTTAACTCCGCTTCAACATCCAATCCACCGCTCTTGCTCATCCCTTTTGGACTTCCTCGTGCCGTATCTCCGCTTCAACGTCCAATCCACCGTGTATCCACCTCTCCCACAAAAGGGAGTCGAATTCTTCGCTCCGCTCCGGTCGGCGCAAAGCCGAGGTCCACCGGACCTCGTGCGCCCCTGTCCAAAAAACCGGCTACGCCATGTTTTATCCATTAATATGACTCCCCTCTGGTCCATAGGAAAAAGGGAGCGAAGAAGCTCACGCTTCCTCACTCCCTTTTTCCTATGGACCAGAGGGGAGTCGAACCTTTCGTCAAACTCTTGTATCCCTTGATTTTACTGGCTTCCCAATGTATTATTTTGTTTTGACGACACTTTGACGACACTATTTAGCAAACTTTTACCATATTCATTGCTATTGCTTCTTGCTCTTTAATTACATGAATATACTTATTATATGTGATGGTTATGTTAGCATGTCCTAGTAGCTTGCTTACAACTTCAATTCCAACACCATTTCTTAATAATGTTGAGCCAAATGTGTGTCTTAAAGTGTGTAATGTTATATGTTCGTCCGATTTAATATTTCGTGTTAATCTATCAAGACTACGTTGAAGATTTCTTGCACATTGTCTTGTATTATTTTTACAACAACAAAAATAATCACTATTTATGTTGTTTCTTATGTCGTATTGTTTTAGTTCTTGAATATAATGTAAAGTATTTTCGTTAAGTTTTAGATATCTTTCACCTGCGACAGTTTTTGTGGAATTTTTTAAAGCTAAACTCTGTTTTTTGCATTGCGAATCTAATGCAACTTTTGTCTGTATTGTTTTATTAATTTTAACTATATTATTTTTAAAATTAAAATCATTCCATGTTAATGCAAGTACCTCGCCTGTTCGCAACCCTAGATTCAACATAATAATTAAAACTAAGAAGTCTCTTCCTTTATATTCATCTATCGTTTTGTATTTGGATACAGCTTCTTTTTTAAATTGCTCTAGCTGCTTATCTGTTAATGAAAACTGTTCTTTAGTTTTAACAATAAGATAACTTTCTGTTGGTAACTTAATGTCACTACATGGATTATTAAATATAATTTTTTCTTTAATTGCTGTTTCGAAACATGGGTTTAATAACTGTATGATTTTTTTTAATCCAGATAAAGCTAATGGTTTTTTCCCTGATTTTAATGGAGGATTGGCAAATTCCTTAATAAAAGCATCTATATCTTGTGATGTAATATCACAGATATATTTATTGCCGATATAAGGTTTAATTTGATGTTGATAAACACTGTATAACCTAGTGTAACTAGAGCCTTCAATTGTTCCAAATTTATAATTACTTAGCCAATATTCCACATAATCATTTAACCTGATTTTTTTTGTTTCTTTAAATCCATTATTGATTTTTTGAAGATAGGATTTGACCTTGTTTTTTACTTCTACTTTTGTATTACCATAAAAGCTTTTTCTAATACCATTTATTGTAATTTTAGCCTCAAACCTATCATCTTTTCGTTGCATTATATTCATATTATTAATAGTTGCCGATATATTGATACTATTTATAATTATCACACCTTTCTTTTACATCAATATAAGGGCAGTACAATTATGACTTAATCATAATATGTCTGCCCTATTTTTTCAATGATTAATAATATATTTCTTCATTGATATGTTCCTTGATCCATTCTTCCAATATAGAAAATGTCGTTATATAATCATTGCCAATTTTCATTAGTGGGAGTTCTCCTGATTTGATTAATTGTTTTATCTTGGTTTTTCCGAATGGAAGAATGTCATATAAATCCTTTTGGCTTAAAACCTTATTTTCCATATTTATGCCTTTCCCGAACTACCGAAGCCACCATTTCCTCTAATTGTATCACTGAGATTTTCTTTCACCTTAAATCCAAACTGTTCTACTGGCTGAATAACAATCTGTGCAATTCTATCACCTTCAGATACAATTCTTGTCTCATTGCTCTGATTATATAGTGCAACCATAATATTACCTCGATAGTCTGAATCAATCACCCCGACCTTATTAGCAGGAGCTAAACCCTGTTTACAAGCTAGTCCACTTCTGGCATAAATAAGACCGACATATCCATTGGGTATTTCCATTACAATTCCTGTGTCAATAAAAGCTGTTTCACCAGGAAGAATTTCCACCCTATTTTCTTCGTTATGTATTACTGCATATAAGTCTGCACCTGCTGCAAATTCACTACCATATGTAGGAATCTTTGCATTCTCATCTGTTTTCTTAATATTAATTATTTTCATACGCTTTTAAAATTCCTTTCTTTATAAGTTTTATAATCTCTGTATTGATATTCTCTGTTATTACCCTATTCACTTCACTATTTGTTTCATTGTAATATGGATAGTATGTAGAGCCTCCTGATTGAATATCATAAGTAAAAATATTCTCTTCCATATTTATATAAAAATACGCATATATGGTTGTTTTATCGTTCCATTTATATATAGGAATATATAATCTATAATCACCATTTTCCTTATATCTAAATCCATAATCAAGTAACTTATTTTTGGTTACAGACTTATTCACTTTAATTCTTCTTACTTCACCCATCGTTACATCTCCTTAATTTCATCTTTAAGATACTTGAGATATTCGTCCCATTTGCCAATCATGTAGATATATTCCTTACCCTTGACACATTTGAGTCTCATATCTGCTTTAATATTCTCCCACGGAGTCTTCTTTGTAATCAAAGTTTGTAAATAAGAATGTGTCATTCTACTTAGGGTTAAAAGCTTCTCAGGAGGAATTTTAGACACGATTTCTTTGTACTGTGTCAATTTACCATCTGGGATTTTAAAGTCTTTATTTCGGGGTAAATTCTTTGGTGAAAATGGGCTTATAGACGCACCACTTGTTCTTGGTTTTAGTAAAGGAATAACCTTGTCTGAATTGACATATTTGAACTTAAATAGAATTTCAGAATCCGTTTCTTCAATATCAAATATAAGAGACGGTTCAGATTGCTGAATTGTTTTAATAATATTATGTCCTCTTATTAAAGAAGGAATATATGCTTGTAAAGTATTATGTCCATAATAGAATACCTTGTTACCATATTGACAAGATATATAACAATCAATATCTTCTAATGTGCCATTGAGCTTACGATTAAAATCGTTTGTATCTTTATTTACAGGACATAAGATTCTATATTTTCCTTTAAACTTATCGTATAAATATCCTATAGTTGTTCACCTCTCTTATTAATACTCCTCATATTCTTGTTCATCACTTATTTTAGGAGCGTTCTTTTCTGCTTCCAAAACAGTATCTAAACACTCTTGTCTTGTTTTAAATATTGTTTTATCCAATTTATTGTAAGAAAATAGATAAGCATGTTTATCACGCTTATCTGTCCCAACGAAGTAATCATCTCTAACTGTCCTTACATATAGGTCACATACTTCATATATTCCTACTGGCTTAAGCATTCGAGCATAATAGACCATTTTACCTTTTTGAATATCTGTTTTGTTCATTATTCTTCCTTACCACCATTTTTTACAAATTCTAAGGCATTATAAATACCTGCTGCATATCCTTTAATACGATCAAACTGAAAAGGATTTTCTTTAACAGCTCTTTCCTCTACATCTTCGGCAAGCTTTAACTCTTTTTTTAATCTTTTTATAATTCTTTTATGGCTTTCAAGTGACTGTATTGCTGATTCAATAGCTTCAATATGTTCACCTGTAGTTCCTTGTATATAACATAAATCGCAGTTGTCACACTTCTTATTATTACAATCTTCATGAATACCCTTAACCTGTCTTTTCTGGCATTTAAGATATGCTTTTAATTTTTCTAACGCTTTTTTATTATTCATAATTATTCCTTACTCTTAAATTAATTACAATATAAAACCAATTTGTTCTGAGCGAGAGATTGCTTTATATCAATCACTCGTTGGTTTTTTGAACCTCTGAATTTTAATGATAGGTCTTTCTGCTCATCTATATATTCTCCATCAACGAGTACATCTACATTGGAAATTATCTCCCATCGTGTAAGCCACTCATCTGCATTTGCTGCAAATGGAGTATATTTATATTCATTATATTTGGAATTTAAAAGATCAAAATTATATCCTGTATACAACCAGATAGTTTTCTCAGGAAAAGAATTACGGATTAGTTTGATTAGAGATAAGATTTCATCGAGATTCTGTTCAGCTAAACACTCACCACCAAGGAAAGATATTCGCTTAATATATGGTCTATCAATAAGTTTTATGAATTTGTCTTTTGTTTTTTCTGTCCATTCCTTACCGCCATTAAAGTCCCATGTATCAGAATTAAAACAACCAAAACAGTGAAATGAACAACCTTGAACGAAGAGGGAGACTCCTACTCCCTCTCCATTTGAAATATCAAGGTTACGCATACTTGAATATCTCATATTATTCCTCCTCAATGTCGTCAAGATGTGGTACTCTATCATGAATATCACCAAGTCTACCTTGATTCCATCCATTACGTGCCGTGCCTTTGTATCCACAAGTTCTACGAGTAATATCCATAGTTCTTACATCTCTATTACCACAATTAGGACACTCCCAAATCAACTTACCACCTTCATCAATAAGCTTGATTTCTTTGCTCCATCCACATTTCTGACAATAATCACTCTTAGTATTTAATTCAGCATACATATTATTGTTATAAATGAATTTCATTACTTCAAGTACAGCAGGAATATTATTCTCCATATTTGGACACTCGATATATGAAATACTTCCACCTGGACTTAATCTTTGGAATTTAGCTTCAATACGAAGCTTCGCAAAGGCATCAATATGTATAAATACTGGGATATGATAAGAATTTGTGATGTATGTACGATCTGTAACTCCTTCAATAATACCAAATCTCTCTTTAAGTTTTTTTGCAAACTTTTCCGTAGTCGCCTCCAATGGAGTTCCGTATAAGCTGTAATCAATATTTTCATCTATTTTCCATTGAGAGCATTTATCATTCAATGCTTGCATTACTTCAAGACCGAATTTTTCTCCAATACCTTCATCACAATGATAATGTCCAGTCATATACTTAACACATTCAGCAAGTCCTGCATAACCAAGGGATAAAGTTGAATAGCCACCAAAAAGTAGTTTATCAATAGGTTCACCCTTTTTAAGTCTTGCAAACGCTCCGTGTTGCCAAAGAATAGGAGCAACATCTGACTTTGTTCCACGTAATCTCTGATGTCTAATCTTTAATGCTTTATGACATAACTCTGTACGTTCATCAAATATACGCCAAAATTCATTGAAATCTCCACCTGATGATAATGCAATATCTGGTAATGATACAGTTACAACACCAGAATTGAAACGTCCATAAAATTTTGGTTTACCATTTTCATCATGCCATACTGTTAAAGCACTTCTACATCCCATTACAGGATAACAGTTACCATCTTTCATCTCTTTCATAATTTTTTCTGAGATATAATCAGGAGTTAATCTTTTCATAGAACATTTAGCTGCCATCTCAGTAAGATACCAATACTTATCTTCTTCATGAATATTGTCCTCCTGAAGAACATAAATAACTTTTGGAAATGCAGGTGTGATATAGACACCTTCTTCATTCTTTACACCAAGATAACTCTGACGAAGTTCCTCTTCGATTAACATTGCCAAATCATCTTTTTCTCTCTGATTATGTGCTTCATTGAGATACATAAATAATGTAATAAATGGAGCTTGCACTCCGTCCGCATATTTCTATGCAGAGTGGACTATCTCTTCTATTTCAGTCTTGCGCTTGGAAGATGTGCCTATCTCATCTTCTACTGGGCTACACTCATCACCCATAGTCTCTACATTTTCACTTTGCTTATAAAATATCTTCATTCCAACTAGATCCTTTAGTTTATTCTTATGATAAGGATTAAAACCAATATCATTTTTACTGTTTCTAATTATTTCTTTTAACATGTTATAATCGGGTTTATAATTATAATGTTCTTTTAGAAATTTTCTTAAAGATTTAAAGTTTTCAAATTCAAAATATTGTCCATCTATTTCCAAAATACATTCTTTGTATAAATATGATTGATTCTTCTTATGATTTTTATAATATTCTTTTAATCTACTACTTTGTTCTTCTCTTAATTGCTGATTCGACCAACTTCTTTTTATTTTTTCAGATTGCTTGTTGCGCTCAGATTCGTTAGAATATCTTTTTTTCATTCTAAGAGATGCTTTATTTCTAAATTCAGACGAATTACATCTTTTTCGGTTAATATTTGTCATCGTTTTCACAAATGCTTCTTTTTCATTTTCTGTTTTATTTGAAAATGTATCTCCACCATTTCCTCCGATTGCAATGTTATATAATAGCTTACCGAATTTATTTCGATAAAAATCTATATATTCAATTTCTTTGTTATTTAATTCGTCTTCATCATTTGCAATATATAATATTTCATTTTTGAAATTATCTATACCATATTTTGCTATTGCTTGTAACAATATTTTTCCACTTCCATAATATGATTTGTCATATATATCTGATTTATGTTTCCCGATGTACATTCTATTGTTTAATAAATTTGTTGTTAAATAAATATATCCATACATAAATACCTCCAATATGAGATATTTTTATATAACAAAGTGCTTAACACGGTATTGCCTTATCCTTGTTATAGGACTTAGGTTCTCTTACCACTTACTATTATTTCAGTTGACCGTTAGCCTGTTTTTAACAGACACCCTTTGGCAAGGTTCACAAGATTTTATAACAGCCATAGCATTAACCGTTAGTTGTCATGAGCGTTGTGATTTGATACTGAATTGTCTGAATACCTTTTTCAATCTCTTTTTTCAAGCGTTCTTCCGCAATTTTATTAATTACGTTCTCTAATTCTTTTCCTTCTAAAAAAGTATTAGCAATGTCACATAACTCATGTTCTACTTCTTTTTTAATTTTCTGTCTTGAAATATCTACGAATGGAGCAAGATGTGCTAAAGAAATACTCTGCCCTCCATACTGACTTGAAGCGACCTGTGCGATAATTTGTGTTGCAACTGTACATGCTGTAGAAAAACTATGTGGTTTTTCAATCAATGTTTCGCTAATTACTGTACCGTTTTGTAACATATCCTCAAGATTAATAAGACAGCAGTTGTTCATATACTGAATAAGATAATCAAGATCGTGTACATGAATCAATCCATCATCATGAGCTTGTACTATCTCAGGTGGTAGGATATACCTTCTTGATGCATCCTTACTTACAATTCCTGCTAAATAATCTCTCTGCGTTGTATTAAGTCTTGGGTTTTTATTAGAGTTTTCGTTATTCCAATAGTCACTTTCTCCGCTCAACAATTCTGTGATTTCTGTATCAATTGTATTCTCGTTTTCTCTCTGAAACTCACGAATACTTCTATATCCCTCATATGCTTTTGCAGTAAGTCTCTGCTTCTTAGTAATCAATTTATCATAAACCATTGATTCAATATCAGAGATACTTACTTCGTCTTTATCCTTACAGTCTTCTTCAATCTCGTTTGCAATGTCTTCTGCAATCTTTTGTTTTACAATACCTGAACCATTTTTCATTGCTTTAAGAATTGCAGTTGAAATCTTAGACTTATCAAAATCAACTTCTGAACAATCTCTTTTAATTACCTTCAATATTTATTCCTCCTCAAATCCAATAACATTACCATCATTAATAACGACTCTTGTATTCTTACATTCAAACAATTCAATGCAATCACCAGTAGTAATATTATCCATGTTAATTTCTGTAGTCTCTCTTAACATAATTAATCCTCCAATTCTGCTTTATAAAGCTGGTATATCATATTCCAATCCCAACAATGTTTATCATTCCATTCCTTATTCCAAGGATAAATCTCGCCAAAACAAATCTTTGTATCAGCATTAGAAGTCTCAAGATTATGTGCAGAATCATCAATAAATAAGCCACCACTCATATCTATATGAGATTTATCATTATATTCTTTGAAATTAACTCCAATAAACTGACAAAACGGAAGGTGTTCTTTACACCATCTTTCCTTTGCTTTAAGATTAGGACTATAACCAGAAGAGACAATAATTATTTCATTATGTAATGCAAATTTTCTTAGTGTTTCATAAGCTTGTGGCATGAACTTTAACCTATCAAAGAATCGTTGCTGATTGAAATATGTATTTATATATTCTCTACTTGCACAGTTAAGTTCTTCAAAATCCCAAGTCTTAATCTGTTCTGGAAGAATATACTTATAATCGCTGTAATACTTAAAGTCCTCATTGTATAAATCACATATTGCAGCAATTGTATTTACAATAACTCCATCAAAATCGCAATAAAGTTTTATATGTCATCACCCCAATCTAATAATATATTTGGACATTCATTATTCTTATCCAATTTATAATTCTCTCTTAGAATTAACACATTATATGGAATATTCTTGTAATACCTTACACATTCCATATAAGGACAAGTCCTATTACTACAATAGATCTTGTCCTTCTTCTGATTTTTCTCTGTTATTCTTTTCTTTGATTTCATCTAACTCCTTGCATATTAAGGCTGTCTCAAAAGCTGTTCTATTTTCGTTATGTACAATATAATCAACTTTTTTAGATATATGTCTAAAATCCTTTTTATCAGCCTTATATCTTCTCTTAGACTCAGCTCTGTCAACATCTCTATTTAACATTCTTCGCTTAATTTCTCTATTAGATACTTCAAGATAAATAACAGTTACATTCTCATTAATCTTACTTCTTACTTTATCTAAAGCATCAGGCGTAAGAATAATTACAGAATGTGACTTATTATAATCTTCAAGTAAAGAACCATAATACCAAGCTCCTGAGACGGTTTCGTATATTCTGTATTCTGCAAAACTACCACAATCAATCTTGGTTAAGAAATTCATCTTGTCTAAAAAATGATATTCTCTTCCATTAATCTCTCCTGGTCTTGGTGGTCTTGTAGTACAGGTTACAATCTTGTTGTAACCCATCTTCGTTAATTCCTTAACCACCGTATCTTTTCCAGAACAAGATTTGCCTACCAATATAATCATATCTTTTCAAATCCTTTCATATCATTAACAAATCTTTTTACCACCAATGAATCATCACAATATAGACACACATTGATTGGTTCAAGTAGATTTAAGGAAAATATTGCCATTATTGATTTGGCATTGACTTCATACCTGTGTGACTTAATTGTTATTTCTTCATCATATTTCGTAACTATTTCAACAAAATTTTTAACTCGTTGAATAGTGTCTAAAGTAATAACCGCTGTTGTCTCTAACATAGTTACTCCCTTTCATCTTTCATAAATTCTTATATAAGCTATTTCACCTTCAAATCCAGCTATCTTAGATACATCTCCTGTATTACCCCAACGATTTGAGATATTAGGAATAAGTGTGTTTGTATGTACTACAAACTCAACAATTGAACCATTTGCAACTGTATACTGGTTAAGAGAATCTGTATGTTCATCATCTTTAACATCAGCTAAGACACATGGAATAACTTCTCCGCTCTCTAAGACAATATCAAACTCAGTTCCTATATCAGTTGAGTAGAATGAACCTAAAGCACAAGCATATCTATTACCAATCATATATATTCCCGTGTTATAATCAAGAAGAAATGTTGATTTCATAGCATATTGCTTTGAGCTTTTATCCTTAATAGTTTCAGCGTCCATATAAGATTTAAAGGGCTTATTATCTGGAACAGGATAATCTGTATATTTTTCCAAATATTCTTCAATTTCGCTCTCTAAACTCTCATATTCCCTAGCGATAATTTGTTCCATAGCTTCTTTTTCTTCTAACTCTTTTCGAGTCTTTTCTTTTTCAAGATTCTTCTTTAAATCAGTAAATACTCTTGAATATATGTACTGACCTTCCTGTGCTGCTTTAGCAGTTTGTATGTTATTTTGTCCCCACAAGGGGACTATACAAGTTAAAGCTGAAGCAGTTAATAGCGATCCTGCTACTAATCTTCTTACCTTACTTATCTTTATCACCTGCTTTCTTAGTATGAGATTGATTAATCTCAATAGAATATTCTCTGAATTACTGAATCATTTTTAAAAAATCTTCTTCTGAAATAATTGGGATATTAAGCGATTTTGCTTTCTGATTTTTAGACGATGTGGAATTTATATCATTATTAATAAGATAAGATGTTTTAGAACTTACAGAACCTACAACTGTGCCACCATGAATAACTATATCAGCTTTTAATTCATCACGATTTTTATAATGATTAACTGAACCAGTTACAACAAATGTTTTACCTTGTAATGTTTTTGGAGTTTCACCTAAGACTATAGGTGATTCAAATTTAAACTCTTTTGTTAGTTCAAATATTTCTGAACAATGTATATTGAAATACGAATTTAAAGAATTTATAAGGCTATCTCCTATACCTGATATACTTCTAAAATGTTCTGCACCATCAGTAATCATAATTTGCATAAAATTACCTATACTTGAAGTATTCTCTATTGTACAATTTTCAGCAATATCCTGACTTGCTGACTTACCGAGTAATGGAATTGATAAACTGTAAAGAAAACGATCAAGAGTTGTTTTACGAGATTTCTCAATAGAGTTAAGAAGTTTTTCAACAGATTTTTTACCAAATCCATCTATGGTTTTCATATCGTTTTCATGATTTGATAAATGATAAATATCCTTAATGGAATTTAACCAACCAAGATTAATAAATTTTTCTATCGTAGATTCTGAAAGATTTTCTATGTCCAACGCATTTCGACTTGCTGCATGAACAAGTCTACCTAAAAGTTTACCTTTACAATCTGGATTCTCACATATAAGTACCTCAGAGTCGTTCTCTTTAATAATTCTTGTAGGCTGACCGCAAATAGGACATTTGCTAGGAATATTAAAATTACCACTCTTGTCAATACTGTCATGCACTTTAGGAATAACCATATTAGAACGGTAGACTCTAATTCTATCTCCTATTCCAAGCATCATATCTTTAATATATGTAATGTTGTGAAGCGTTGCTCTTGTAGTAATTGCTCCATTTAAGTCAACTGGCTCGAAGATTGCCACAGGATTAACCAAACCCGTCTTTGAAGTATTCCATTCAATATCTGTAAGAACAGTTTCAAATAATTCATCTTCATACTTATAAGCCTTAGAATGTCTAAAATATTTATCCGTTCTTCCCATAGATTCAGCAATTTTATAATCATCAACTGCCATAACAGCTCCATCATAAGGTATATTATGAAAATCAGCTTCATATCTTAAATCTTCAAGCATTTTGGAGAGATTTTCTTTGTCTGAAGAATTATTTGAATAACTCCACATTGGGACAATTTCAAATCCATTACTTTCTGCTCTTTTCAAATCAAAGAAAACTGACTTATGCTCAAATCCTTTGATAACTCTCCAAGCCACAAATCTCATATTTCTACTTGCAACTTCTTTGCTATCAAGCAACTGTAATGAACCAGATACGAGATTCCTTGGATGTTTATACTTCTTATCTTCTGGAAGTTTATCATTAATCTCTCTGAAAGTGTCCCATCCGATAATTGTTTCTCCATCAATGATAAGTTCGTCTTTATATGGAATTTCCTTTGGTACATTCTTCATTGTCAAAACATTCTGAAGGCATTCTGTACCTGCTACTCCGTCACCTCTAGTTTCTGCACCAATTAATTCTCCATTAATATAATGAAGTGAGGTGGTTAAACCATCACACTTTACAGATAAAAAGCCATTTTTATCTCCAAGAAACTCAATTAATTCATCAACAGATTTTGTTTTATCAAGAGAAAGCATTAAATGATTATGCTTTACTTCTTTTAGTTCATCGGCAACTAGATAACCGACATTATGTGTTGGACTATTAGATAATACAATACCCGTTTCTTCTTCCCATTGTTTGAGTTCTTCTATTTTCTTATCAAATTCATAATCACTCATAATAGGTTGTCCAGTATTGTAATAAGCCTCTGATGCTCTGTTGAGTTCTCTAACTCTGGCTGCAATATCGAATTTATTCATTCATATCCTCCTATTTTTTCTTATACCACCTCTTATATAACCTCTGTCCACACCTATCACAATAATTTTGTCGAGGTACGCAATTATCAACCACATAATTACACATAGGACAATAACATTTATCATATCCAAGCAGTTTTCTCATTGGTTTATTTTTCTTTTTTAATTCCTTATATTCCTTATATTCTTTTTCCGAAATAATATAAAAAGATGCCATAGTAATCACATCTCCCTCTCTGGTTTTCTTCCACATGATTTAGCTTCGGTACAATATCCAACCTCGTCACATTTTGCATGAAAAAGATTATCTACAATCCACTTCCATTCATCTGAATATCCTCTTAAAGCATTGCAAATGTCTTTGAATAACTCTCTGTATTCCCAATAAGCACGACTGCACATACGTTGCCTACTCATATCAACAAGATTTCTAAGATTACGCTTGTCTACCATTTTTGATGAATATGCTAATGGTAACGCCATAGTTGCATCTTCTACTGGTACTCCATTGTCAATCATTGTTTTTATGGTTCTGTTGATAGTATCCATTAATGCCTTCCATACAGGATAATATCCGTTTTTATCAATAGAACTTGGAGTAGTATATGTAAAACCATCACCTTTTGAATAATCAATATATCTTGTACTTGCCTGTAATCTTGTTGGTGCTCCACCAATATGTGTATAATATTCTCTTAAAACTTTAGCGGAATATCCATCAATAATCATTTCTACATTGACATATTCCATAACACGTCCATGCCCTGACTTAATACAGTCTAATCCACGCTTATAATTCTTTTCATTGTCAGAAACATTTGCTCCCCAACACACCCCTGCCCTTTGCCCCATTAATGTAATAGGATTCTTAGTTGTTTCTGATAAAATTGTAATTGTTCCCATAATATTATTTCTCCTTAAATGACCAACAGTAATCAACGAATCTATTAAAATTCAACATTACCTGATCATGTATATCAATCTTAACTTCAGCTTCTTCTTTATTTCTACCAACCCAAGGTGATATAACTATTTCATATTCACATTTTGACCAAAACCAATACATGAGTTCTTTTCTTAGTTTTTCCTTGAATTCTATCTTATCAATTTTACTATGAATTAATTTCTGAATCTCTTCATTAAACCTATAATGTCTAAATATGTTGTATGTAATAATTTCATTTCTGTTGAAGTCATGAAAATATACATTCCATTCCATGTATTCACCTACTTCCTTAATAACTTCTTAGTATTATCCACTTTAACCAATTGGGCATACTGGAATTCATTATCAAATTGAAAATCATTTTACTCATACATAAGCTGATAAATATGCCTAAAATAAGTAAGATGATAATAATTATCAGTAATAATTTCTTATTCATTTTTACACCTCTCCCACATAGATAACTATATGAGGAATAATTTCACCACCAACTTTAGGGAATACGACACTAAAACTATTTATGTAGTAATCTTCTCCTTCTGTATCAACAATATCTTCCGTATTGATTGTTATTGGTATGTCATTTTCTTTCATATAATTAAGTGTTTTTATTAATTCACTTATATTATCTATGTCAACATATCCTTTAAGTTTATACCCTTCATAATTATCACTGAATGATATTATTCTTATCTGCAAGTAATATACCTCCTGATTATTTATTCTCTTTTTACTTGTGAAACAATGAGCGAATTGCTCTAAGAAATGCAACAAAAATTGTATAGAAATCGTAGTAATGAAAAATGGATTCTTGTTGTATTAATTTCTCCAAGGATCATGTTTACTTAAAACTTGTCTTATTTCATTAATCATGTCATTCATATATCCATCAGACTTAGCTTTAATATAATCTTTTACTGAATCAACGTCTAAGCCTATATCAATTACATCATTATGATAAGGTTCACCAGTTAAATATTCTCCAAAACTAATTTCATCAAATGGAACATCATAACATTCGCCTGAGTCTCCATCTACGCAGCTAAAAGTCAGCTCTGTATTTTCGTCATATCCAATTTCATTCAATTTATTAATCAGATTTACTACTTTCATTTTTACCTCCTTAATTTTCACAAGAATCTACCGCTTAATTGTTCTTTTTACTCTTTAACTTATTGAATATTTTTGAAAGATATTTCTTCTGCCATTTTGAAAAATTAACATTATACATTTTTTCAAATAGTTCTACACCATCTCTTTCAAACATTCTTTGATAAGACCATAATTTATCTTTTGCGTTTACATTCTTGTTATCTTTAAAATCATCACGCATTACTACTCCATCTTCACGAATAATTTTTATTTTTGAATTTGGACAACTCATGCAATCGTCTACATAACATAATCCAAACGGATCATATTCTGCACATTTTTTCTGGTCACAAATTTTTATAATTAGCTTATATTCTGTAATTGCTCTATCGTCCATCACATATAACCTCCCAATCTTCCAAAGAAACTGTCGTTTATTTATTTTGTTTCGTATTTAGCTTTTAATCTTTCTAATTCTGCAAGTTCTTTTTGTTTAATTTCTTCTTCTTTTCTTATTCTCTCTTTTTCTTTGAATGGTGCTACGAATTTATCATTCATCAATTCAATATTCTTTTCGTAAACTTTCCCATCTCCATAAGAACGAAGTTCAGCTAAATAATCTTGAGCAATTTTTTCTGCTAATCTCCTATCATCATGATCAATATTGACAATAAAGCATACCCAGTTATTTTTAAGTAACGTACCTTGTCTTACGCTATTACATCTTAAATCATTATCAATATAGCAATTATACCTTTCAGGTTCTTCTCTCATAACCCATCTGTTTTCATCATCTTTACAATCAAATAAAACTTCATGACAGTATTTTAATGATACTTTTGATAAATCTTTTTCATCAGTTAAATCTTTTAATGGCTTTACATAGTCACCATCCCCACATAAACAGCAATATTTTTCTGCATCTTGACGATTGTTGAAATATCCGACTACATACCAGTCACTATAACAACCACCAAATACTCCATAAACCATATTTGTACCTCTCTTTCATATAAAGGACAGACATAAAATCCGTCTTTCCTTGGCTTTTTGAGTCTCTAAAACGCCCTATTTATGGGCATTCCAAGACCTCAATTTTCTTAAATATGAAAATACTGTTCATTGTTTCAATGAATACTGCACTTGCTGTACTGATTATTGATACAACGCTACTTGTTCGCAAACACATATTGCTATAATCTGAACCATCAGCATTTTTAAGATAATTTATAATCATTGGTTTTCCAAGTTTAACTTTATCCAAATCTAGCTCTACAGTTCTTCCAATTCTCATCGGATATCTGCCATCGGTTCTGTCTTGACCTCTTTCACCCTTTGTTCCTGAATGAGTTATTTTTGTTATTTTATATTCCATGTAATTCCTTCCCACTGCATTATTCTCTTAAAATACTAACTTTGGATGAGCTGTATCATACAAACACTGCTGTAAGTGAGTCTGTTTCTTACTTACGCCCTCTTTACTGATAGCCATTCTCAAAGCACCAGTTTGAGCAACCAAATCACATTTTTTCTTTGCTCTTGTAATTCCTGTATATAATAATTCTCTTGTTAAAAGGGAATATGATGAAAAATCAATGCCGAAAATAACATGATCGAACTGAGAACCTTGAGACTTGTGGACTGTAATCGCATAACCAAGTTCAATACTATTAACTTGTGTACCTTCTACGTATACCTCTCCAATACCCATAAATGAAATAAGCACTGCTTTATCTTCTGGAAATACCTTTTTAATAATACCAAGATTACCATTAAAGATAGGTGGATTGGTTTTGTATGTATTCTGTGTATTGATAACTTTGTCTCCTTCTCGAAGAATTGTTACTTTGCCCTGTGATACAACCTCAATCTGTTCTTTATTGTCGTCTTCTGGATTATATAAATCTTGAATCGTATTATTGATGTTATAAGTGCAAGCATCACCTTGTTTTTTTACGGGAACAAGTATCTGAGTTTCCATAACATTGAAGTTCTCTGTGTTCATTGCTTCTGAAAATCTCTGCATTATTTTATAGAAAGTATTACTCTTATCTGAATAACAATCTAATGATAAATCCTGCAATTCTCCTCTTGTCTCTGTGCCAACCCAGTCTTTTTCTACAATCTGTATTCCTTTACGAATACGCCTTGCTTCTGTAACAATGGCTGATGCTGCTGCTTGTCTATGTACTTGACTAAGATATACCGTAGGAATCTCAGGAGAATTGATCATATCAAACGCAATGTTGCCACACCCAATTGACTCTAACTGTCCCATATCTCCAAGACAGATAAGCTTTGCACCTGAAGGGATTGCTCTTAAAAGATAATAAAAAAGATAGGCATCAACCATTGAAATCTCATCTACGATTACAATGTCAACATCCAATGGATTTTCATCATGATATGTAAAACCATTCTTGCCCCCATCATCAGTACAAGGATATTTAAGCAATCTATGAATTGTATATCCTTCTTCTCCTGTGATTTCAGCCATTCGAGAACTTGCACGACCAGATAAAGCACACTGTACATATACATAATCTTTTAACGCTTCAAGAAAAGCAGACACGGATGAACTCTTACCTGTTCCAGCTTCACCATGAATAACAACTACATTGTTTTCAAGTGCTTCTTTTACACCCATTCGCTGTTCTTCTGTAAACTGCCAACCATTCTTATGCTCGACATGCTTGATTGTATCTTCCCAATCGCCATATGTAATCTCTGATTTTGCATCTCTTAATCGGATTAATTCTTTGGCAATTTTATCTTCAATATTGTAGAATTTTCTAAGACCAATCTGTGTCTTATCTTCATTCCACCACAGCTCATCACCCATATCATGAATTGCTTCTGTAATATTCATATCAGGAACATCTTCACCAAGTTCATCAATAATTGCCCCCATTAACTCATCAGGTGTAATCCATGAACAACCATTCTGACCAGAATCTTCAAGGTATTTGTAAATAAAAGCACTAATACGTTGAGAACAAAATTCTTCCATTCCACTATCAAGTGCTATTTTATCTGCCGTTTTCCAACCGATTCCTTTTACTTCGTTACATAAGATATATGGATTATTTTTAACCTTTTCAACAACTAAATCAGGTGAATTATATCGTTCCATTAGTCTATTCACCATATTGTTTGTAAGGTTATACTGTTCCAACTCTGAGAAGATTTTTGCTAAATGGATATTTCTATTAAATCTTTCAATCCATCGTGCAGCCGTGTCTAGTCCACAACCTCTGACCTTTACCAAATCTTCTGCTTTGTTATTCTTCAAAGAATCAAATGGATCATCCAATGCATCATACATATTTTCAATCTGAAGTGGCGTGAACAAAGTGGACAAAAATTTCTTCTGTCCAACTTTGTCATTCTCATTAAAGGTAATGGCACTATAGATTGATATGATATTGTATTGTCCTCCCCATTTAGGATCTTCTACATAATCTGCCACTAATACATACGGATTACCTTCAACCAACTGTGGCATTGTACCTTTGATTATGATTTGATTGAATTTATCGGTCTTAGGTTTGCCCTCTTTGACCTTATCTACTAAGACAACAGCAATTCCAAATTCATTTTTATAAAATCGTATTGTCTCTACACTACATATAATTTTTATTCTATTTTCTGATGTCATTAATCCTCACTTTCCTTTTAATCAACTTTTGTTCTTTCAGATTGAAGTAACAATGTACCATCTAAATGTATCTCTTGAACTTTATTTACCGTGTGCTGGTAAATTGTGTCTTTATAAATCATTGGTCTGAAACTATCATCCCTTCTGATTCCTGCCACAACAATCTTTGAACCTCTACTTAACCAGCTTCTTTCAAGTACAGTCTTCTTATCACTATTCGGATCAAGCTTTGCTGAAATTTGTTTATTATAAAATGCATAGTGACCTTTATTAAACTTCACATGTACTGCACCATACTTTGTAAGAAGTGTAACCATACAATGCAAATTATCAGCATTGATAACTGTTCCTGCTATTCTTGAAATCTTAAATTTAGGCATTTTCTTTGGTGAACCATCAATATAGCGAGTGTAATAATCGTAAGGTTCTGGTTCTTCTGGTAAATCGAAGAAATTAACTATGCCATATAGTTCTTCATTAATATTCTCCAATTCATGCTCACCATCATAGTAACTTAATGCTTGCATAGACCAAGAAGGTAATGTACCATCAGCATATTGATTCCAAACAGTTTTAAATAAAGCTTCATTATAGAGATTCAATGTATCAGTATTGTCAAACCAATCCTTTAATGGCTGAATATATTTATCAACCTCTTTAGTAAACAATTTTTCTGATACGATATAATATTCTCCTTTTATTTTAACTACTGAGTCTTCTGTGAAATGTTCCTTGAAGAAAGGCTGAGAATTGTTGTCGAGAATATAATAACCATCATGATATCCTCTTTTTGGTACTTTCTTTCCTTCATCTATATGCTTTTCATACAATCCTTCATCATCTAAAACATATTTTTTGAAATTAACCATACGTTTTGCTAAATCTAATGATTCAGGAATAATACCCAATTCTGTCATTTTTGCGAACTGTTGCATTGTAATTTTGTCACTTGGAGTAAAAGCATAGTTTTTTAAATACCAACGCATTGTTTCTTTTCTATCTGATGAGTGCAATTCTGTAAAGCAACCAGCTTTAATTAATTGAATCATTTTTGACTTGGTAATAAGCTTTGTATCAAGCATTTTACGAGCGAAATCTTCCATAGAATTAAATGGTCTGTTCTGAATAATTGCTTGTACAATATCATCGCCTATACCATTGATACCCTTTAATCCAAAAATGATACGATTGTTCTCAACATCTGCTTTAAAACCAAAGTCTGCTGAGTTGATAAGTGGAAGTTCTACTTTAACATTCTCTTTTTGAACAGCCGCTATTGCTATAGCCATCTTTCCATAATTGGTAGAATCACCTGCATTTTCATCTACTGCACCAGAATCTACAATTAAATTCGCTGTCTGCCAGTAAATCGGGCTGTATTTATAACACAAATTCAGCTCTTGAAGACCTATAATCGAGTAGGCTAGTGTATGACTTTTATTGAATCCATACCCTCGCTGGGTACAAATAAGCACATTCCACACATAGTTCGTTAAATTCTTTGATAAATTCTTCTCTTTCGCATTAACAAAGAACTCTTCTTGTAATTGCAAGAACTCTTTTGGTTTCTTCTTTGCAACCGCTTTTCTTAACCTATCACCCCAAGCTAGTGAGAAACCACCAATCTTCGGATGCATTGTTAAAAGTACCAAATACTCCTGGGCTTCACAGATACCAAATGATACTCCAATAATATCTTTCAGAATATCTTGTTCTTCTTGTGTCAGACCATATTCAGTCATTTCATCGTACCAATACTGGATATTTTCTCTAAAACGAGCATATTTCTGTAATGGTGTTTCAGCACCTTTTTCCTGTGCCATAAGTCGCAATACTGAGTTAATGGTTGCTAATTCATCGACAGAAGCAGGTTTTGCTAATGCAACCGCCTGTACACCACTCTCTTTCTCCATCTGAAAGAATGACATTACTTTGTGATTCCAAAGCATTTCCCACATATCTTTAGCATTACGTTCCAAAGTATATACGCCAATATATTTTTCATAAGTAGCTTTCAATGAACCTTGCCACTCTATTACATTATTCTCCAAAAGCAGTTCCAACTCTGCTTGCATTTTATCCAAAGCATCAATACAAAGCAGATCGACCTTAATAAGAGAACAATCTTCACACATATGTAAATCAAACTGAGTAATAACATCACCTGAATTTGTTTTCATAAGTGCTGTTGTATCTGTAAATGGTCTATCAACTAAGATAATTCCACCTGCATGTGAACCTACACCATTGACAAGTCCTTCTATCTTCTGTGCAGCTTCCCATAATTCAGGATATTTATTCATTTCTGTAACAAATTCTTGTACAGGTGGATTATCATCATCACCATAATACATTTGTGATAAAGTTCTTAATTGACCTCTATCGGCTACAATCAATGAACTAATATACTGAGCTATATCATTATCAATCTTCAAACCACGAGCTGCTGTTAAAATAGCACTTCTACTCTTTTCAGTTGATAGTGTCATAACCTTGCTAACTCTATCTTCTCCATATGTATCTTTCATAGCCTGAATAACTGCTTCACGCTTTGAACCACATATATCAATATCAATATCCAAAACAGAAGCACGTTCTGGATTCAAGAATCTCCAAGGATACGTCTTTGTTTTTTCTCTTAACGGATTAATCTGTGTGATACCAAGAATATTTAATAGACAGAAACCTACACCAGAACCTCGACCAGCCCCTACTAATGTACCTGCACTCCAAGCAATTTGTACATCAATAGCAATCTGAAGAAGATATTTAGACCAACGAACCTTCATTTTTTCGGATGAATCCTTTATATAATGAAGACATTCGTTTATTTTTTCATAAGCTTCATCTGTTTGATAATAAGGATCTGTGTCAATATAAGCAACAATATCTCTTACTAAATGCCTATCACAATCGTATTCAGAATGATAAAACTCACTTAATAAAGGGATTTGATTCTTAAACTTTTCATATAACTCTTTGTTTGGCTCAGAAGTATTTAATGGAATGTACGGAATATCGAGATCTTTTGTGAGTTTGTAATACTCTGCTTTTCCATATATAAGCATTGTATTGTCTAATCCCTTTTGAACTACATCGTGACCATAGTATTCGTCCATATACTCATGAATTTCATCTTCACTCATAATATAAGTAGTAGAATAAAAATCATCCACCTCTCTGTCGCCCTCTTGAGATTCCAAAAAGATTTTATGTATCTGTCTATCTTCTTTTTTAAGATAATGAGCATCCGTTGTAATGATATATGGTGTACCTGTCTCTTCTGATAACTGAATTAACTTATGATTGACATAGATTTGCTCCATCATATGAGAAGGTTGCAACTCTAAAAAGAAGTATCCATCACCAAATATCTCATTCATATATGCAATCCAATCTTTACAAGATTGCCATATTTTTTCATATTCCTTTGGATTTGCTCTTTCTAAATCCTGAAATTGTAAAAGTCTATGTGGTAAAGCTCCTCCAAGACAAGCCGAGCTTCCGATAATATCTCCTTTATAGTTTGCCATCATTTCTTCAAGATCACTATAATAGGTAGGAACTCGCATCATGACATGCATAAAAGAGTTCTTAGTCCAAGCTTTTGTGCTTAATTCTCTAATGCCTTGATGCCCATGAGCATTTAATGCTACTAAAATAAAATGAGGATATCTATTATTAAATTTATTCTCGGCAGTTACATCTTCTGTACACAAATATATCTCATTACCAAGAACAACTTTAAAATTCTCCCATCCTTCTAAATCCTTGTGACTATCATAGTATTTAAGTGCATCTAAAGAGGAAGTGATAGACTCATGTTCCGTAAAGCAAATGCCAGCATGACCTAATGAGTGAGCATACTCAATCATTTCAGGCACTTTATTTATAGAATCTCGAAGTCTTAAATTACTTCCCTCTGCACTATGGTTATGTACTCCAAAAAAACTCACTCAAATCCTCCTCTTATAACTGTTTTAATAAACTTCTGACTGGTTCTCTTCCATAATTCTCTTTCAACCAATCAATGTATCCTTTATCCTTTTGTGCTACTTCCACAAGATGTTCATCCTTATACTTACCAAAATTCAACACATAAGTATCTAAAGGTGGTAACTCAGGTTTCTTCCACTCATCAAACTCAATGTCTAACGGCTTTCGTGAAGCAAGATAATCAGCCAAATGAACAATCTCCTGATATTTATTTGATGGTTTTGGAAGCACAATTCCAGCATCTTTTGGTTTGTTTGAGGTTGTCCATTGCCCCATATGAGATTCAATCGCATTGGCAATCAGTTCAATTTCTTTATCTGAAATAACTGCATCTTCTTTGTGCTTTCTAACCGCTTCTGCCATTAACAACGGATGATCAAATACTGTAAACACTTCCTTTACATCATCACTTGCACCTGATTTTCTGCCATCATGCACTAAACCAGCACATCTTAATAAATCTCTTTCTCTGTCAGTGAATTTGTTCTGATACTGCTCAAGACTGAAAAACCAATTAAGGAATCGTACAACTGCAATACTGTGTCTCATCAATCCACCATCGCCTAATGCATATGCAGGATGGTACTTACCTGTAGACGAGGCAGGCACTTCCCACCAATACAAAGGAAGTTCTGACACCAAGAGTTTACAGAAATCTTTAATATCTTCATTTTCAAACGAGTCATAAATAGGCTCAATCATTTTCAGTTTTTCTTCTGTCATTAAAACACCAACTTTCTTTTCTTCTCTATATTATTATTCTCCAAAGCATTCCACTTTTTATTAACTTCAAATGTCTTTTGAGTTGGTGTCCACTTTGAATAATATTCACATTCATTTTTATAAATAGTTGCTTCTGGATTTGTTGTGCAGAAATTGCACCAATGACATAATGGTGTGGGCTTCGGAATAAATAATTTTTTATTCTCACTTGCTTCAATATCACTAAACACTTTATCAAGTGCTTTAATTAAACGCTTTTCCCATCCTTTTGTAAGAGCATATTGTTCATCATCTATAAGAATGAATCTATACTGCGATTCAATAGGTAGCTCACCAAATTCGTTTAAAATTGCCAGAGCATAAATTCCAAACTGTAATGAAGTTGCCAATTTGCTCCGATCATATATTTTCTTGGAAGTCTTATAATCAACCGTTCTATACTGACCATCTTTTACATCAATTCGGTCAATAAAACCTTTTAAAATAACTTTGTTATCCCATACAAATTCAAAAGGTTTTTCAAAATATGTAGGCTGCCAAGTAGTATCTTCCATTTCTTCGTGTAACACTTTATCAAATAGTTTTATTTTTTCTTCATATGAAGCACCACTCGCATTATCAGCTTCGTGCCATACTTCGAAATATTTTCTTCTTAGTTGTGCTACACCTAATAATTCTTCTTTTGTTTTTTCGTCTGTTTCGGTCACTCCATTCTGTAGAATATTATTTAACTTGTCATAATCTACTGCTTGACCAGAAGCAATCATCCTGCCTTTGGTTTCGAGTACGTAATGGCACAGACTTCCTAACTCAAGAGCTATAGAAGTATCATGAGAATATTTTTTATCAATATATTTATATTTATACTGTAAAGGACAATTCTTAAATACTTCTAATTTACTGTATGAAAAAACTGGCAAAACACGATCCTTGTCTGTTACTTGTCTTATTCTATTTTTTAATTCTTCCATTCTTCTCCTTCTCTGCTATTGCTGTATGAGTATTCTCCGTAATATCTTTCTTCTGCATTTTTTCTTGCTTCTACAGCTTCTATTTTTGTTTTGAACGATCCTAAGTTAATTCGTTTATGATTCAACCCAATTCTACTAACCCACTTATTTGAATTTTTATCGTAATAAACTCCTGATGTGCCACTTGTGTTATTTTTATTTAGGGAACGATTCATATTGTTATAAGTATTAAACGAATAAATCCCTTTTGGTTGTCTTAAATTTTGTTTGCGATTATCTCTTTTATTCCCGTTTTTATGGTCTATATTAATTGCATTACATACCAAACAATGCATTGACACATATGAATTCACATTATCATAAGCAATAACATAACCATTAGAAGATATATACCAAGAATATTGTTTTATTTTTTCGTAATCGTCTAAATCAAAATAAAATTCTTCATTATTATTATCAAAACCAACACCATATTCTCCTGATAAATCATACCGATTTGTTTTGTTAAATAATGTTTTACCTTTTTGACATGCCAATTCTTTACGCAAACATCCACAAGACTTAGTAGCACCAGATTTTAAATGCTTTGCAGAAACAGCCACCTTATTTCCACAATCGCATCGACATTCCCACATTGCACTTCCATTCTTACTTTTTTGTGCCGATTTTTGTAGCACAACAAGTCTACCAAAACGTTGTCCTGTTAAATCTATTATTTTAGCCAATTACTTCTCCTTCTTTGATTCTTTCAACACTCTATTAACTTCATCCATTGTGATAACAATCTTCTCATCTAATAATTCCAACAATGTTTCTTTCCCCATATCTGTAGGACTGGCTTTATAAGGCAATCTATTCTCACTGTCTAACAACAAACAAACTTTGCAATATGGCACTAATCCTGCTACTTTTTTTACAAGTTTGTTATAATAAATCTCTGCTTCAAAAGAATGTGCATCCTGGTATTCTCTATCAAAAGCCACAATCACTTCTTCACATTTGAGATATTGCAATAATAATTTTTGCTGAGTGACAGTAATATTACTTCCGCAAGTTGCTACTGCAAATGAATCTTCTCCAAAGTATGAATAATTTTGCATACATCCTTTTTCTGACTCAAGCAGCATTGCTTTTCGTATTGATTTAATTTTGTTTTGGGTAACATTGATTCCGTATAGATTTGAACCTAATTGATGACTAAGAAACTTCCCACTTATTTGAAGCGGAACATACTTTCCTACTCTTTCAATATCAGATTCATCAAGATAACGACCTCTAATTCCAATCAACCGATTGTCTTTGTCTCGATGTGGAATTACGATTTGGTTGGTCAGTCCATAATAACCAATCTCATATCTGCTCAACGCTTCACGAGAAATGTTGTCATTTAACCAATCTTCATGAGGTGCATAATAGAATGTGTCTAAGATATTTTCACTAATTTCAGATAATATAGGTACTTCACGTCTATTCTTTTTTACTGACTTCAAACGATTAATCCATTCAAAATCATTGATACGATTTTTTTCTTTCTCAATCTCATCAGCACTTGTAACAGCCAACTTTCCTGTAAGTTGCCCAATAAAATGTAACGCTTTATACCATGTAACTGTCTTTCCTTTAACTCTATTGGCTCTAATTACTAATTCAACAACATTAAAACTGTCTGAACATTTAGAATAACAATGAAAAGTTCTTCCTTTGTATCCTTTATCTTCATTCGGTTCGTGATAATAATATAACTTCCATGAATCTGATCCGTGACATACTGACTGGAATATTAAATCACCATTACTATCTGTTTTCGGATAACCAGAGCCAAAATAAGTAACAATTTTTATTATATCTTCCTTAGTAAGTGAGTTAAGAATTGCATCCTTATCTAAATACATACCCTCACCTCACTTACCAGTTTCCCCAACTCTTCTTATCGGTTGGTTCTTCTTCCTGTTCTTCATCAATCGGATTATCAGGTACTTGAGATAACAATACGGAATGTTCCTTAATCTTCTCCTCTACCTGCTCAATCTTTGTAAAGTCCATATCAATTAACTCGAAATCATAATTCGTTACAAACAAACATTGTTCCGTCATAGTACCTAAATCAATTTTTGTCCAAATAATGATTCGTGTTAATCTTCCTCGTCTGACTTTGTATACCCAATGACACATATTAGGTACAGGCATATTAACCATTTTGTGCAACACTGATTCAATTTTCTTTTTTTCAGCATTAGTGGGAGCCATTGAGATAACACCCATATCCAGTTTATTCGCTAATGCCTTTGAACCAGCTAACAAGTTCTGATCCTTATACTGTGCATTTTGTGCTTCACCATTTAACTGAGAAGCCGTGTAAATAAACACATCTAACTGTTGAGCGATTGTCTTTAATTCGGTTGCAAATACCAATAATAACTGATGCTCTTTCAATCCCATTCCAGATTTACTATTTACTTCTGCCATTAAACGTAATGAGGTATGAATATAGTCAAAGAAAAAATATCTAACAGAAAACTCTCTATTATATTTCTTTATTTGATTCTTAATATCTTCAATGGAAAAATCAGGAATGTGTACGATATATAATGGACTAGATTCGATATAAGAAATGGCTTGTTGAACTCTTTCTAATTCTCCTTGCTCATATGTACCATATAGAATATGTTCCTCATTTACTTTACTAACGGCTGCAATTAATAATGTCTGTATTTCATCTACTGGCATCTCAGTTGAGAAAATAGTAGTCGGCTCACAATTTCCTGTATACACATACTGCTTTGATACAACATCATAAAAATACGGAACTGCAATTTTACAAGCATCACCAGCAGCCATACGAGTTTTACCGCCACCTTGAGGGCACGATCTCATAAATAAACATCCTAATCTCGCACCTCTTGATACAGTGTTCAATCCCTCGTTATTCAAAGCTAAACCAACATCAGGAACTTCCATCAATTCATTTACCAAATCTGTCATGCCGTCACCAGCTTGAACATCTGTACTTAGTGTATTGGTACAATATTTCATATTGGGATTAATAACAAATGTTGCTTCAACCATTTCAATAATGTCTTGCTCAGTATAATTGTCAAACTTAATTTGTTCAGCTTCCATCTTTGAGGTATCTGCAATGGTACTGTCAAAAATAAATCTTGTATCAAGACCTTTTTGCTCATAATATCTAAGCAATGCGTATTTTCTTAATCTGTGATAATAATAATCATAGTTCTCAATGGTAGCCATATCTCTTGCATTTGAAAGATATTCTATACCTTGATTCTCCTGAAAAATTGAATACTGTTCTTTGTAATTGCTTAGATATGAATCTATACTAAACTCATCAATTGTGGTACAACCTTGCATATGTAGATTGTAAATTGCAACAAATAGCAATTCATAGAAGTTCTCTGTATTAAAATCAGTTCTATCTAATGGTCTATCAATATCATCTATTAAGGAAGAATCTTGTATTAAACAACCAATCGTATTCAAATATGCTCTTTTATCTACAAGTCCTTCATGTGCCATTATTTCACCTCTTTCCCAATTGACTGAATATCAATCTGTTTTATTTTTCTCCTTTTAGGTTGAACGATAATGGTCTTTTCTTTGTACATATTTGAAATATCCATACTTTCATTATGTTCTTCCAATTTATCAACCGACTCATAATACTGCATTGCTTCTGTGTGATAATATGGAACAATTCCAATTACATCACCAGTTAAATCCTTTTCAATGATTTCATGCAGATAAACCAGAGTCTTATACATGCTTTCATATGTAAATCCATAACGCTTGATATAATCTTCTGTTAAGGCATATACTTTTGTACTTAATTCTTCTCCTTCGATGAGACTTCTTAAATACTTATAATATTGTTGCTTTTTTGTATATTCCTCTTCGGATAATGCTTCTTTTAATTCGGCTTGAGGTCTAGCCTTTCTACCAACTTTTTTCTTTGTAGCAACCTTATCTATCTGTTCAGTTTTGTCTTTCTGCAATGTCTTGATTGCAATATTAAAACATTTTTTATGAGCATAGCGTCCCTTGTATGGAACGCCATCCTCATCTACAATTGGCTCATTGCATATTACGCATTTTCTTCGAGCTGCCATGTATCAACCTCTTATAAGTTATTCTCCTCAATGAAACTCTCAATATCATAAATGATTGCTTCAATAAGCTGTTCCTGACCTTTCTTCAGATCACTAGCCTTCTTGCCTTCGCCTAACTGATTTGCAACGATTGTCTGTAAATCCTCAAGATATCCATTATCAGCAAGCTTTTCTCCAAGTTTCTGTAGCTCGTCCATGAGGTCATCATATGATTTAACATCAACTGTTCTCTGTGCTTTCTGCTCCTCATATGTAACTGCTGTGATTCCTTCTTCTCTCTCCTGAATCTCAATAGCCTTAATAATTACATCTTCAAGAGCTTCAGCAGTGAACTCCTCAATATAAGTAGTAGGAAGATAATCAAAACGAGAACGAGCAAAAAACTCATCTGTCTGTGCTAAGAAACCAGAAGACTTAACAACCTTACCGTCTTTATCAACACCGTTAGAACGAACATAAACACATAAGTCTGTATTATTGATGATAGGTGCTAACGCTCTCTTATCAGCCTTTGGTGAAATGTATCCATCCTTCTCCTGTGCATGTGCAATAAAGTAACAGCAATATCCAGCACCAAGTAATTTGTTAATCTGCTTCCAGAACTCAGTCTCATACTCTTTCCAAAGTCCATATCCACCGTTTCCTTCTCCGATTGAAGGAGCTTTATACTTCTGGCAAATAAATTCCTGACAGTAATTTGCAGCCGCTTCAATCTCATCAAAGATAATTGTTGAATACATTTCTCTTGCCTTCTCTACTGTTGCAGGATCTGTAAGCTGCTTGTTAATCTTAATAAAGTCAGACCACTTCGTAATAGGACAATATGGAACACCAGGAATGGCATTAAGACCTGCCTCGAATGGAAGATAGAATGGCTTCTTCATACGAGTTGCCTGTTTAGTCTTTCCTAAGTTATTTCCACCATAGACAAGAATAACCTTACCCTCTAAACCTTTTGCTACTGTGCTGACCTGTGGATTAAAAATATCTAATTCGTTCATGTAATTCTCCTTTATTTTTAAAAATATTTTCTTAATAAAAATGGTACATGTTTCAAACTATTTCATTCGTACCTACAACAAAGTTAGATTAGAAACCTAAACTTCTACCGTGTGCTGCGCCACTTGGCTTTGCAGTAGATGCCTTTGCACCACTCTGAGCTTTAGCTTTTGCTTCTTCAAGACGATTTGCTCTTTCCTGAATTGCAGCTTTAATTGTATCAGCAACATATGGAACTTCTGGTGTGATACCCTCTTCATAAGGCTCAGAAGCACCAGTAATAATAAGATCGCTCTTGTAATCTACTTTTACCTTTCTTCTTGGCTTACCAATCTTAACTGGAATCTCTGTAACAGTCTCAATTCTGTTATTAATAATGTCTCCATAGAACTCTACTGTCTGTCCTACTTCAAAACCAGAATCAACCGCCTGTGCTACTTCACCCTCTGCTACAAGATCAATTGGCTCAATTCCGTTATATGTAGGCATCCAGCCACTCACCGCAAGTCTTCCTGTTTCTACTCCCTCGTTATCAAGTTCAGGACTAATATCCGAAATAAATACCTCTACTGCGAACTCTGCATGTGGCTCAAACTCTTCATCAGCCTTTAATCTATTAAAGAAATTGCTCTTGTAAGATACAATCCTCTCACCGTTCTTGCCTGTAAATGGGCTAATATCACCAGTGACTCTAACCTTTGTAGCCTCTTCCTCACCAACTTCTGCAATAGATTTGTACTCATTCATTACTGTCTGAATACCTGCATAAGTCTTATTGTCAGTACCAGTCTTAGTCTTCTCATTTACATTGACGTTGTACTTAACGAAATTAACATCAGAAGTCTTAACTGTAATATGACCTGTTACCTTATTCTTTCCATCCTCTGTTATAATCTTCAGATCCTTCTCACTAACCACACCTACTGCTGTTGCCTTTGCATTTGCCTGTCTTAAATTTGTTTCCTTTGTTGTTGTCTCTGCCATTTAAAAATGTCCTCCTTAAAATTAAAAAATTTATGTAAATATTGTTAATAAAACAATCTATCTAAACGCCCAAATGGACGGAACACAGAAAATAAATTTATGTAAAATCTATCTTCAACAGTGATTTTTGAGCGTAAAAACCCAAGGGTATGCTGTTCTTCCACCCATACAAATGCTTTCCGCATTTATTTATTCTCTTATTTGTCACGGATTATATATATTATTCGTGACATTTTGTTTTGGAATTTTTGAACTGAATCGTTCAAGACTGATTACTAAGCAGTAATCTTTACTTTGATAAGTCTATATGTCTGATCAGTGTTTGGATATTTTTCTCTATCCACTTTACTGATAAACATTTCATATGGTCTAATCCATACCCTTTTATCTTTTAAACTCTGATATACAACCATCTTTTCTTCTGTTTCTGTATTAGTTCCAATGGCAACAATCTTATAGAAACCACCTTTGAAATGTTGTACTGTGTCTCCTGGTTGAAAATCTCTATCATATATGAATAAATCATCTACACCATTTGATTGCATATGTCCTAATATCTCAACATTCATTGTGATAAATTCACCATGTTTTAAAAGTTCGTCCTTTTCAATCAGTGCCATCTTATCAACTAAGTAACCATCCTCTTTTTCTTCACAAATAACTATCTGACCTGACTTCCAATTATTTGCAAAGTCTTCACTGAATTTAAATTGTGACACATTTTCACCTCCTCAAAATTGCCAATGAAACAGTGATTTACAATCAACTTAATTCATCATGTAATTTCCCACATTTCTTGCATCTGAAAATGTGTTTTACTGTACTATGTTCGTCAATAATTTCATGAGCTATTTCAACATAATCATGTGACTCACATGGACAGATAAGATTCTCTAAATAAGATATTCTCTGTCTATATTTCAGTTTTTCGACTTCATATTTTGTTCTGTTAATCCACATAAGATTCTCCTATATGTTTATTCTCTATTTGATTTTCATTTTTATTGGAAATTGTGATTCGAATGAATCATAGATTATAGAACAATTCTATATGCAAGTTTCTTTGTAACAATACCTGATTGATGTAAAACTATACAAGATAGATGAATGTCATCATATATCAAGTCTGTCATTGTGCAATTCTGTAAGATACTGTAACCACGCATAGCCTTTGACTTAAAATAAACAGCTTCACCATTGTATTCTTCAAATGCTTTGCAATATGTATCCCAATCTTCAACTTCAACAATTCGTGACTGATGATCTCTTATGATATTATCATTATCAATACTCAAATTTGTCTCAATTACTTGAATCACATTCTCACCTCTTCTCTTATTCAGTTTTTAATTTTTATTGGAAATTGTTTGGTTGATTAACCAATAAGATAAAGCATTCCGATTATATAATGTAATGTCTGGTCAGTAGTATATGTAATCTTATTCCATCTTGCTTTCAACGGATCAATAATCAGATGTGAAATAAAGATTACTGCCAACTGCCATGTCCAACCGAATACTATTAAGAATGGGACACAATACAATGCACAATGTACAAATAAATGATACCAATTCTTTCCTTTTGTTTGTGCAATAAAATCACATTGTAATACATAATCACCAATTAAATGACATAACACAATCAATACAATTGTGTGTAAATTTAAATTCACCATACTCACATTTTCCACCCCCTAACTATATATTCTCTGTTTTATGATTCATTTAGTTTCTGGTTACATATCGTCCATATTTTGTCTTCAAATATAATATAGCTTTATCTAAATCATAATCCATTCTTTCCAAACACCTTTTACAATCCATTGTTCCAGCCATTGTAATTTTTCTCATTTTCTTCACTAATTCTGCTTTTTCTTCTCTAGTCATAACTATATTCTCCAATCTGCACCAAGAAATGTCAGTTTCCTTTGACTCTATTTCTTTACTGTTACATTGAAAACTGACTTTAAAATACAAATAATCAGCCAAATACCAGTTGCAATAGACCACTTAAATGTTAATCCAAAACACATTGTAATAAGCTTAATGATTCCACATGTAACAATCCAACTAAGTCCATAACATAATGCCAAAATTGTAATGACAATAACTGCTGTTGCTCCACCTTTTGTTAATTTTTCCTTCAAATTACTCATATGTATATTCTCCTTTTTAATCATTCTTTGAAACATCCTCTAAAACAGGCTTCTCATTGATAATCTCATGTAAAAACACAAAAACAAGACCATCATGGAAATCAACTTCATACTTATCATATACATCAGTATCAATAAGTAAATGAACATCAATTTCATTCTCAAATCCAATACCTTCAACTTTATGTTCGCCTTTGATATTTAAATAAGTTTCCTTAGTTCTATTAACAAACTCTGTCTCATATTTAATATTCTCCTTTGGAATACCAATCGCATTGTAAATATAAATCTTATCTGTTCCTACCTGTGCAACTCTAAAAGCTGCTGTGTGATTATTAAACATACTTTTATTCTCCTTCTTAAATAAACCCAATTCTTTACCGACTGTTATTGCATTTCTTAATACTTCGTCATATCGTCTCATTTCTGAGAAATCAATTTTACTAGAACAATAAACAAGTGGCTTTATAATTTGAGCTAATTCTGACTCCTTAATATCTTTGCATTTAATATCTACAACAAATACTCTTTCTTCAACATTGTCAAAATTTTCTATTCGTTTATCTTCGATATCGTATGTAATAGTTGTTAAATATGGCATAATTGAATAATTAGCAACATCTCTATCAATTTCACCATCAATTACTACACCATTAAATTTATGTCCTCGCACATAATCACTAACTTGAAGAACCGTAATACAACTTCCGTTCTCCCACCAAAATCTTGTCTCATGACTACTAGCTCTGTGCTGAACTTGTACAGAAGATGATAATAAATTGGAAATACATTTCGCTGCAATCTCACGTTGAATTTGTGTTCTTACGAATACTCCACATTTATATCTCTCATATTGTTCACAGAACCTAATCTGCTTTTCTAATGCTTGTACTAAATTCGTATGTATTAATCCTCCTTATATATATTCTCCAAAAGAAATCGAAATTTACTTCGTTTCTCTCCAACTGATACTGTAATATGGTTCATTGTACTGAGTACCAGTCTCAACTTTATAACCAAGTTCCTCTAATTTCTTTCGTGTTTCAGGTTTTAAAGAACCATCTTCACTAATTGAAAATTTACCATCTGCAATCGCATCCCTAATTAATTTAGATAATTCTGCTAATTGCTGTGTCGTGCAGCTATCAATTGCATTGTTTGTCATCTTATTTGCTTCTGATGCAGACGGAATAACATTCTTTGGTGGCTGTACTTCTGGCATAGGTATGTTGGAAGTAACTGCATCTTCACAGCAATCTATATCGCTACAACCTATACAAAATTTATAACTTCTGCTAGTTATTGGATACTTACAAGTCATTTATTTATTCTCCTTCTAAACCTGTCTGTATAATGGGTTTTGGAATTTTCCCAATGCCTTATTAACAGCAGCTTTGCCCATTTCTTTATTCCATATTTCACCTTGTCTAACCTTTGCAAAGAATAAAGCATATTCTGAAATATTATTCTCTACATCTTTATAAAACTCTTCATCTTCTTCACCATCGGCAAGTTCAGCTTTATATGTATCAAGAATTATTTCTGTTAAAATTGTTTTCGCAACTTTCATTAAATCTTCTGCCGTCTCAGCCTGTTCTTTCACAGATTCAACTTTTAATATTGATCTTTCTGGTACTGAGAAGTAATATAACTGTTTAAAATCATCCACCACATCTTCGATATGAATTCCCATATATTCTAATGTGAGTACACTTTTAAGATTTTCTTCAATCTGTTTTGGGTTATTCTCTAATTCTATTGATATCACCTCCTGATAGATTATTCTCTACTCGCTCATAAACCTCTGCTACAACAGATTGTCCATTTTTGGTGTCTATGATTTTTAATGCACAATCAAAAACATGAAGATACTTTGAAAGAATTTCCTCTATCTCAATTGCATCTATCGTCTTAATATGTTTTACAGCCATAATTCACACTCCTATGTGTTCTGGAAATTGTTCATAGATTTTATTCCATTCTTCAATAATCTTCCTATTCATAATTTCCTGGTCAATCAATTCTTCTACGATTTTTGCAGTAGCATACTGCGTCTGACCTCTAAGTATTTTACAAGCATTTTTCTTATACTCTTCTAAATCTTCAATAGAAGCACTTGACAACATTGTATTTTCATTTGTTAAACTTTGTATTACTGGTGGTGTTATCATATTATTTTACCTCCAAAGGAATCCAATAATTATAACTGCGACTTTTTATTAATATTCAAGTAATAAATTTTTCCTTTAATCTTGATATATCTTCCTATTTTATTAAAGTAACAAATCTTATTACAAGTCAGGTCATGATAATAATTATCCTTATATTTGATTTCAACGGTTAAACCATTATCAAAAATTATCTCTTTGTCATCTGTTAAATTATATGGGACTTGTCTCAGATATGGTTTAACACAATCACCACAGTACATAAGTGTTCGCAAATCGGTGCATATAATATCTTGTACACCCATACTCTTACCGCATTTTTCACAAAATAACTCTGCACATCTATATGGCATGTATTCACTTTCTTTCCATTTTCGACCACTTTTATTCAACTTATTTTCTACTTTTTCCCATAATTGCCCCAAATCCTCACCTCCCAAGGAAACCGATATTTACTCATTTTTTGATTCAAATTCTTCAAATGCTTTATAAAACTCACTACCTTTTATCTCTTCAAAGCCATTTTCACAAGGAGTTAATGAATTATAGCGATTAGTGCTCATACGCAAGTATTGTTTTCCATTGTATTTAAAACTTGTTCTTGAGTAGCCACCCATTTCGGTTTCTTCGAAGTAGTCTCCACACCTCAAAGGATAAATATTAATAACTATCTCCTTTTTAATACATTCATCTTGAAATTGCTTTAATATTTTGCAGCCTTTTTTAAACTTTCTCATACTTTGACCTTCAAACATTTTAGGCTTGTTTAATTGATTACCAAATTTTTCACTATTTTCCTGCACATCATCGATATACAATTCAATATTACTTTTTTGTGTTTCATTAAACGCAACATTAACATTACCACCTCCACGCATATAATAATGATTTCCACTTATTCCTATGCGATTGAAAAAATCTTTGATAAATTCTCTTCTGTTTTTTTCTATTACTTCATCACGATGTAACCCTTTTAAAAAATCTTCATTTGTTACAATATAAAATTTCTCCATTTTTTACCTCCATATTTCCAAAAGAACGAATCTTTCTTATTAAATTATTCTCTTATTGGCTCAACCCTATATCGTTTATTCCAATCTTCTCTCTTCTTCAATAATGGAATCCAAGGACAGTGTAGGTTTTCAGATTCAGTTCCTATCAAGTCATCTTGATCGCAACCAAGATATTCTCTATGACCACAGTTAGGACAAGCTACTTCATATTCAGGAACTTTATATTTAAAACTACAATAGTTAGGAAATATCATTCGAACATTCCAATCATCCTTTGATTCAACTTCATATACACAGTTGCAGCATCTACATACAAACTGAATATTTTTACCAAAATAATTACCTGCTATAATTTTCATAATGCATCCTCTTATTTATTCTCTCAATCCATCCAACACTCTCATCAAAACATGTCTTGTAAGATTCTTAACATCGCCACTGTAAAATCCACATTCTATGTCACAAGCCTTTAGAACTTCATCAAGTGTTTTATTCTTCTCTTCACTCAACAATCTCTTACAATTATCATATTGGACAGCATTTGTCTCATAAGCATTTCTAAGATTACTTTCTAAACAGCGAATAATATCAATCAGTTCGTCTTTTGTCATAGATTTTAATGTGCTGTCTGAATATGTTTTTCTTCCATCACCTATTGACATGTTCCACCTGCTTAAACAATCTAACTGGAAATTCGTCTATATCGCCATCTTTATAAGCTTGTTCTTCACCAACCCAAACAATTTCAATTTTATTAGGATTAAAATTTGATCTACCAATAAAATAAGCCTTCTTACCTTTTTTATAAAATGTTGTATCCTCAATTAATTCAATAATATCTCCTCTTTTCATTCTTTTCCTCCGATTTTCATAATACTGTTTTATTAATTAGCTGTCCTATATAATTATTCTCCTATAACTATTTAAAACATCATTTATCTTATCAACTAATATTGTTGGATCACTTGACATACGACATACAAATTCATCATTACAATAAACTTCATATACATCATCATATTCTGGTCTTCCCCAACAATCACATCAATTTACAACTTCAGTTTTCTCTATACGAAATATATTAATCACCTCCCAAGAAAGAAAAATTTCTTTCTATGATTCAAACTGATAATCTTTGTTACTTACAAATTTGTCAATTTTTCCATCTTTGAAAAATACAAATTCTGCATAAAAATCATCTGTATTTTCTGACATTGCACATGAAACATACTCGTCAGATTCTTCATCATATTTTTCAAACCATCTCTCAACGCCATCAACAACTGTTGTATTTTTAAAAACAAAATATGGAAATTCATTTTCGTCAATTGACAAAATATCATTTGCTATTTCGGTAAATCTTTCAATAATATGTTCTCTTTTTAAAACTGGGATATTATCTTCTTCTGATATATCATAAGTATCATTTTGTTTTAAGAATTGCATAATAGAATTTGAAATAATCTGTTTATCAGATGTATGAAAAATCTGTTGATTTGACATCTCCCAACAAACCCTATCAGGTGTGTTATCACACTCATTAATGGATTTGTTAGTTCTTGTCCATACATCATTTCCGTCCATTCCAATAATTCCCTTTTTAAAACCAAATGGTGTTTGAATGTAATCATGAATATATTTATCTGGTAAGACGCACCAAATTATAGGAGAAAACCACCATGAGTTTTTATATTCAAATATTTCTTCTCCTGTATAATCTTTTCTTATTCCATAAATACTACTACTGCTCATTTATTCTCTCCTTTAAATCAAAATCCACCTCGAAGACCACTCCAATCAGTATTACATCTGCTAAATTCTTCATGCTCTGCTTTCGTAATAACCTCGTTCACGAAGTTCTTTTTCAAAATATTCTACAAATGCCCAATTACAATCTATACCATCTCCATCCGTAGAACATTCATTTCCACATTCTTCACAAATGTTACAATCATATCCATAAGGATAATTTTTATTAACTATCGGAGATGTTCTGACAATATCTGCAATTAGCCACAAAATATCATTACGCCAAGGAGTTGTATCAAGAATAAAATATTTTGGATTTTCTATATTATCTTGCTTCAACACCTTATTTAGAATTGATAATTTGTACTCTAAATTTTCTTTTTCTTTTAATAATTGTTTCTTTGTCATTATATCCTCTAACCTCACTTGAAGGAAAAATCCTAATTTAAAATCTCCTTTATATGTAATATTTTTATATTTTGAGGTTCTAAAAGCCTTATTTTTCAAGGCTTTCGTAACCTCTCAATTTGTTATTCTCTACTTTTTATTCATATTCTTTACAAATTCACGATACTTCCTTGTATATTCGTAAGAATCTCCAAAAATATTATTAACAGCCTTATAAAGTTTCGGTTCATACTTTTGAATTACTTCTAATTCGTATTCAAAATCTCTACCAAATGGGCAACCTGCACAACCAGTTCTTTTCAGTCCATATTCTGTATAACACTTGCTGTGCTCAATGTCATAAGAATTTTCATAGTCTATTTTGTCTGAGTCTTTATACCAAAATAAAGGTCTATAATTATCACAACCAGAATCATTTTCATCAAAACAACTTTTATATGCAGTTGCTCTTGCTCCACCTTCGGCTTTTCTTACACCTACAATATTTAGGTCAAATGGTATTTTTCCATCGCCATATACACCTTCTCTTAAAAGCTTATGTGAGACATCTTTCTTCGCATATTGACAGCATTTGTTAGAAATTTTAAATGTTGGTGGGTTTTCAATCATAAATTCTTTTAGCCATTTATTATGAGTGATATTAAATTGACTACCATTACCTTTTATTCCACACCACCATTCCAATGCAGATTTGCACTTCGGATACTTCTTATATAGCGTATCAAAATCCTCGTCTTCCCATTGGAAGTTATGTTTTTGTAATCTTTGGATAAATTCACTGACTTGCTTAGATAGAAATGGTTGTCCATATCGTTTACACGATAGTGGAATTGGCTTAATTGCTTTATATGAATCAATTGTTATATCATATTTATTTTCTAAATATTTGAGATGCTCTTTTGTTGCAGAATATTCTAATCCAGTATCAAACCAGACATACTTCACTTTATTGCTTTTATCACATCTATAAACAATATCCAACATATCATCACTATCTGATCCACCTGAAATAGAACATAGTATATATAAATATTTGTGGCTGTTAATTTTTGACCACGCTCTTATTAAATTGTCTCCTATTATTGAGTTTACAGGACAATCCTGTAATAATTCTTCAATTGTATTAGCTTTCTGTACCAATATGTACTTTCCTCACTGAAATTAATTTCATTTCAATGAGGTAAAGCCATACTTAGTGAGTGTCTTTTTACGTCACTATCACATTACTTTTTCGATTCATATAAACCAATGATCCGTTTTATGAATCATTGTGACAACCTTTGCTAATCAAAGGCATTAAATACATATGGTGAAAAGCTAACCAAGTGGCAGCACAGCCTCGCAGATTCGTTCAATACTGTTGACTTCGCATTTTGTCATTTTATGATTTGGATTATCTTTGTTATAATCCTGAATAAACATATCTATCCAAAAATCTACATACTCATCATCTGACTCCGAATCCATTACAGTATATCTATCAACTGTCTTGTAATTTCCTTTTTCTGTCACATAAGATAGATTTATCTTATAAACTGGTAGGGTAATTTTTGTTTTTAAGAAATTTTTAGGATGAATACTTTTTAATTTTTGTTTCAAATCTTCATCAAAAATTTCAAATGTATCAATTCCAGTCCTCAATGAGCAATTTTCAAAAAAATCACTTGGATGCACTACTTTTCACCACCTTTCTAATATTTTATTCTCTTATTTGTTGGGATTCACATAGCCGAATGGCTTAGATATGATTAAAAATTTCCAAAAGAAAGAAACGTTTCATGTGGTTTTTCAACCTCTGAAATCCTTGATTTTATGGCATTTCAGAGCCATACTCTCTATTACTTAATCAACAATAACAAGCTTAATCTTTTTAACACAGATTTCATATCTATTATCTACCAATATAATGAAAATCACCTCATCTTCTTGAATAGAAATTTGACTATTTAATGTTACAGTTTCGTCACCATAGTTACCATCTGAAACCATTTCACATAAAGTTTTTTGAGGATCTTCTGGATAAACAGCAACCAAATGAAACCCACATACATCTTCACATATCCATTTCTTCAAACCTTCACCTCATTAAGAAACCAAAATTTCATCTTACTTTTGCAAATTCTTCAATCTCTTATGACTCAATACATTCAGTGTATCTTCGATACCTTTATAATAAGCAGACTTCATATCTGGATTGTCATAATTTTTTGCCTTATTGAACACTTCTTTTATGTATTTCTCTTCATCTCTCTTATCTATGGATAATTGCTTAATTTTATCAATGCAATCATCACATATATCCAGTCTGTTAAAAAGTTTATTCCAAATTCGACAACCATTAATGTATCTTTTGGCAATTCCTGCAATATCAAATTCAAAACAAGGAATTCTATTACCACAAATATCACATACTCGATAATTTATTTTTGACACTAAATCACCTCCTACAAAACCAAATAAAAGATTTTTTCAATGTATTATTCTCTTATTTGTGATAGGTTACATCAATATGTTCCATACACCATTTCCAATATGGAATTACTTTAACCCCACCAGCTTCGTTCCAATCTTTCTCTAATTGCGTTTGTGTATCTTTGTCTAAACAAGAAACTAAATACAAAGAACACTCTATTGGTGCTATTTTTCTATACTCTTCACTAAAATCTTCTAAATTTAAGTTTGCCATTTTTACCTCATAACTCCCAAAGAAACTTCTGTTTACTGTGATCTATAAAATTTCATCTAAAGCACACTCAATTTCATTAATAATTTCTTGCTTAGTAATTTCATAACCTTCCATCATTTCATCAATAGGTAAGTGATTTCTAAGTACAATATAAAGATATTCTGCGATACCAGTAGTGTCATACCCTTCAACTGTTAAACCTTCTGCTAAAGGTTGAATAAAACCATTTCTGATATGATGTGCAAATTTATCTGCACCAATAATAATCTTATTACCTTTTGGAATTTTCACCTTTTCACCTGATAATGCCTTTTCAATTTCTACATCTTCTGTTGAGGTCAAAATCTGACCAATCTTGTAATCTGCCATACTACTTCTCCTTTATTATCTCAAAATCTTACTTAATCTCTTCACAACTTCTTCGCAAAATCTGTACAAACAAGTCTTCTTAAATGCTATTCTCAAATCATCAACAGTTTGTCTATATTGCTGACGTAATTCGTTGTCTATCATACTATTCCTTCTTCTCAATAATAGTTACAGTACCCTCAAACACTCCAAAATTTGATGATTGTTGAAATGTATGCGTCTCCGCAATGTCATCATCTGTCATTGGTCTTGTAAGATACCATAATGAATCATCTTTCCATGTAATCTCTTCAAGTTTCTGGTTTGGTTCAAGCTCAATTGTTGTTGAACCACCAAAATCTTTTGTAACAGACTGGCATCCCGTCATTCCAAAACATAACGTCAATCCTAATGCAACTGCTAAAATTTTCTTCTTCATATGATTTATTCTCCTATTACCTAATTTTTTTCGTAAGTCTTTTCAAAAATATCTGGCTTACAAGGATATACTTCACCATTGACACCTAAAATTATGTAATCACCATATTCAGATTTCATTGTTCCTTCCAATGTTTTGATATGACATGTACCGTCTTCATGAATTACAATAGTATTATTTGATACTCTATCCATAAACCAATCTGGCAAAGAATCTTCAATCATATATCTAACAGCTTCAATTACTACTGGTTTCTTTCTGTATTTCATACTGAACCTCCTACTAAATTTTCATGTTCTTTATCATATCCAGTCTCTTCAAGAAACTTATCAAATTCCTCTTTTGTCATATTGTTTGGATAATACATATCCACCACCATATCAAACGGCTTTAAATAATTATCCAACACATCTTCAGCATCTTCTTTTGCTTCCTGCATTTTCATATTGATATAATCTTCTCTTGTCATATTCCATGCTGTAGGACAATCCGTGATGCTCGAAAATCTACAATATAATCCGTTTGGTTGTTTTGATACAAATCCTGCCATATTATTCTCCTAACTCTTTTAGTGCATTAACAAGTTCAGCGAGTCTTGGATTCTCAGGATGCTCCTTCGCCATTTTTTCATATAAAGCAATATTATTCATCTTTTCAATCTCAGACTTTAATTCCTTCTCAATAGAAGCTTTCTGCTTTGCAATTTCTTTCTGACGATTTTCCTCATCAATTCTTGCATTGTATGCGTTCATATTAACTACGCCAACAACCTGAGCTGTCACACCTTTACCATATTCTTCGACTGTCTTAATTTCTTTTAAAATTCCAAGAACTCTGTTGTCTTTTCCTCTTGCATTTACAATCAGATATAACGGATGTTTGGTATCATACTTAACGATTTCATTAATATCTCCATCATATAAAGCAAAGCCATAATCTTTCTTGTTGTAATCATCTACTAAATTTACAATCGCCACTTTACTAAAACCTGTCATTTTATTATCCTCGCTTTCAACTTTTTCTACTGATAAAACGTTATATCCTTGTTTTCTATTCTCTAATTGAACCATAACATATTTCTGTGTACCTACATTATATGTATCTATAACAAATCCAGTTTGTCCCCTACTATTACAGGAACTTTTTATTATCACTTTATCATTTATCTGAATATTCCTCATAGGCTGCACCTCCTATTATTTTATTCTCCAAAGGAAATCTATGTTTCTTGGTAAAAATATTACTATATATAGCGTCTATATTTTCTATAAACACTATATATAGTATTTTATTTACGCCTGATACACAAAACTTGGCATTGACTGTAATTTAAACAGATTTTTCTCATGCATTGAATCAATCTTGCTTATAATTCCAAACAAATCCTTTACAAGTTTTCTGCTTTCCTGAACAACACGCTTGAATATCTTGATGACTTACTCCCAAAGAATGTGCTGCTTCTGTTATACTTTGCCACTCTTTTATAATATTTCCATTTTTATCTTTTTGAAAAATCACAACTGCATTTGTTCTATTTGGAATTGTTGCACGTTTAATTACTTCTTCAATATTAACGTTTCCATTATTATATGCCCAAGCATATCCACCTGCTGTTTTACAATTACCCTTACAACAATCCGAAATCTGTCCAGATGATATTCCAGTTATCTTATATGCCTTTTCCATACTATTATATTCTCTTATAATATTCTTGTTGGATATGTCTATTTGAACTACTTTTCTTTTATAGACACGTTTATGCCTTACTTGTAAATCATCCTTTATTTGTTTTGATGAAAATATATAATCATCAAATGTAATATTCTTTTGCAAAAGCTTTTCATAAAACCCTTTTACAATTTTTTCTTTTGTTTGGAAATTTGTATATCTAATAATTAACAATGGAATATTATTTCTACTACAATAATCTTCTTTTAATTTATCCAAATGTTTTCTATGCAAAAAATTTTCCTTCTTTTGCATGTCAGATTCACTATTAAATGTAAACGGAAAATAATGTTGTTCTCCATGTAGTTCAATTAAAAATAAGAGTTTCTTATTTTGTGGATGAAAAATTGCAAAATCGAATGGCAATCTTCTTTTATATTTACAATCATCAAACTTATATTGCGTATCAAATATAATTTGTTCATCTGTCAAGAACTGGCTTAATTCGAACTCAGCTACAGAAGATAAACATCCACATGACTTAAGTTTTCCAGAAGTTAAAGACGATGATAAAGCGTTAATTTTCTTACCACAATCACAATCACAACTCCATAATGATCTATGATTTTTCATACCAAGAAATTCTTTTACAATTAATTTTCCAAATCTTTTTCCTTCTAAATTCTTTTGTGGTTTAATATTATCTCTTCTTATACATCCACATGATTGAGTATGTCCTGATTTTAAATGTCCTGCGGCAACTAAAATCAATTTAGGGTTGCCACAGCCACATTTACACCACCATCTCACATGTCCGCTTTTATCGTTATCTCCACGTTTGATGACTGTTAATTTTCCAAATTGTAAATTAGTTAAGTCTTCTGCCATTTTAGTCTACATATCTTTCCATACCTGTTTTATAATAAGGAATAGGCATTCTCTTAAACCGATATTTTTCTACTCGATTATCAATTTTCTTTTTAATATCTTTGTCGTCAATCTCGCCTGTTCTAATATATCTATCCATAACAGAGTATTTAAATCCCAATGCATCTTCATCTGTACTTCCACACAGTCCATCAGACGGAATTTTTTCGATTAATTCATTTGGCAATCCAAGTTCGTATCCAATAGCTTTCACTTCTTCTACTGTTAAGTCGCTAATTGGTGCAAAATCTCCAACTGCATCACCCCATCTGGTTTCCCAAGATAATAATGTTTCTGAAAGATTACACGTATTTGCAACTCGACCATTTACTGTCTGTGATACTGCATAAAGCGTAGTCATGCGAATACGAGCAGGGAGATTTGTAGAAGTCTGTTTTGACCAACGATCTCCCAACTGTGGTTTAATCTCATGCTTTAAAGTGCGAACTGTATTGCCTATATTTACAACACAACTGTCGATTCCAAGATGGTCTACAAGCATACGAGAATAATCAATATCTGGCTGTTCTCCCTGTGGCATTAATACACCAAAAACTCTATCCTTACCAAGAGCTTCTACACATAATGCTGCCACAACACTTGAATCCTTACCACCTGAGATACCAACGACTGCCATACAGTCCTTACCATTCTTCTCAAAGAAATCCTTAATCCACTGAACGCAATCATTAGTTGCTTTCTTTACATCAAAATTACTCATGTCTAATCTCCTCTCTAACTCTCATAAGAATTTTTCCTAAATTATTTTCTCCAATACCATTCACAGTTCCCCAAATTTTATCACCCCAAGTATTACCTTCTTCGAGATGCTGATTATCAGTCTCAAGTAACTTTGCTTTGAGCTTTAAATTTTGAGTAAATTTCGCTTTTACAATTTCGTACATAACGTTGTACTTCACATCTTCCCAATCAGATCGAAGCTGAACTCTTCTACCAAGTTTCTTTGCAGATGATGGATCTAAATTCGTGAAACATTCTCTATCTGAAAAAGTTTTTGCTGATTGAAAAGCGGCTTCATTATTCAAATATGTAAGTCCTTCATATGTAACAGGAGAAGAATAAAAGTTGCTTAAAAAATAATATTTACCTCTAAATTCATTTATCATCCTTTGTCGAGCCTCCATAATTCAACATTGCAATCATAAAAAATCTTCTCTATCATTTGATGTACTTCCTTCCAATTTGCACCGCCACGAACACATCCAATTTTATATGGCATTGCAATACTCATATTTTCCAAAACTGCATATGATTTCAAATTTTCAAAACATTTTCTTAAAGCATTGATATCTGTATACTGTTTTCCGTCATAACCATATGATTTTTGTGCAAATAAATTTGCATATATTCTTGCATCAATATTAGACTGAAAGTATCTAACAGAACCCAATAATTGTTCAGGTGTATTAATCGAACAAAAACTATGATAATCTTTATACACTTGCACATCATAATCACGGATTGCTTTTGCAACACCAGAATTAAAAGCACCTTTGCAATTAACCTGGTGTGCAATAATATCAGTATTTGAAGTGAGTAAGTCTCCATCAATAATTTTAATCATTACTTACCTCCGTACATTCTGTTTCTGATATCCGCAAATGTGTCTTTTCTTACTAATTCTCCATCTTTAAATACAGTGGTAAGTAAACTGTTATCACTCATTTCAAGTAACTGATCTTGACACTTTAATTCACCGTTATCATCGTATATTCTACAACATCCTTTATGAGATTTCTTTAAGTGGCTTGTATCTGTCTTGGGATCTTTGAAAATCATTAACTTCTTGCCATCAATTACTCCATATGTAGCTTTCATTGCAATGCCAAAAGTATCTCTTGTAACAACAATCATCTTGCCGTTTTCAACGATTGCAGTGAAGCAAAAAGCTCCTACACCATAAGCAATATTATTAGCTGCGAAACCACGCTTTTCTAATTCTTTCCAAATAGTTTCTACATTAGAAAGTGTGCAGCCATCACCATAAATAATACCGATATGCGGATCTAATACCTTATAACCTTTACCATTTACAGAACCACCAAAAATCTCCCATAACCTTTCAACTGTCTTAACTGAAATCTCTACAATATCACCGCTATCAGGACGAACCAAGAGCTTTCCATTATGATTCATAATCTCTTCTTTACACTGTGGAAGAATATTATTTACCATATTCCAATAATCATAAGTATCTGAAACCATACTAAATGATGTATTTGGATATAACTCTGTTAAAAGTCTCTTAACGAACGTAATCTCATCTCCATCAATTGAGAAATTAGCACCCATTACAGAATGCTCAGTTGAGACAGCACCGATTCCAATACCATTATTCTTACAATCGGCATTGTAATATCTATCAATATAATTAATTGCTGGAATTGTAGATGTCTTATTAAATGAAAGCAACCATGAAGCAGAACATCTTGTAGCTTCATCCATACAAGACATACCTCTCATACCGAAATCAGCACAAGCCATATTGCCAGGTAAACCGTCTGTTGTTTTGTCATACCAATAATCTGCAATCTCACGATACATATGACCAATAGTCGCATGACAACAAGGTTTCCATAACTCAACCTGAAGAATACATTCAATCCACTGAACAAGCCATGCAAACTTGTCATCCGTATTAGTGATTTCAATACAAGGAACACCCATAGGAACAAGTGTACCTTCTGGCAATGCTCTAATCTCAAGTGGTAAATATCCTAATCTGTGAAGCTCTACAATTTTATCTAAATCATAGTTGTCTCTACCAATCTGTACGTCCATCGAATCTGTATAAAGAGTTAGTATCTCATCTTCCGATAAATCGAAGAAATTTTTCTGAAAATATCCCATTAGATATTCCTTAATAAAAGCCTGTAATCCGAAGAAAACCATATGATTCTGATTCTCTAACATTGATTTTCGAGGAACCCAATACGATACTAACTTAGTTAATCCCTTCGGATACATACGATCATGACACTGTTTATAAGTATCTGATAATAATAAAGCCATTGTGTTATCCATAATTTTAAACCTCCATAACTGTAATTTTTTCATGACTACCATTAAATAAACTGTTTGTGGTAAATAATCTGTTCACAGTATTATTCTCCAAAGATTTGATTAATGTTCCTTTTTCTTTATCAAGAATTGAATTCTCTGTATGAGTGGCATATGCATAAATCTCAGTTACACCATGTTTCTTCAATTCTTCTGCACTATAATAAAGTGAACCACCATATGCGATAATATCATCAATCATTAACACTAATTTATTAGTTAAATCAATGCCATTTGTTTTAATATCTAACCCAAGAATCTTTCCAGTTTTCCAGTCCCTTTTCTTCTCACCATAACAATATGGAAGTTCTGGAAATAGATCTGAATATCTCTTAGCCGCACCTGCATCTGGAAAATAAAGAACAGTTTCTGGTGACGCATTTTCATCCTCTTCAACAATTTCGTCTTCAGCCCATTCAATTGCCTTTTCAATGTATTGTTTTGGAGTTACAAAATTGGCGTTATTTATAAGTGCCTTTCCAACATTACTATGGACATCTAAAATTTCAATGTAATCAAAATCTAACCAATTAATAACATCAGCAAAACTTTTTAATGTAAATACCTCAGAATCTTCATGAATTCTATCCATTCTAGCATTTGGCAAATAATACATATAAAGATTTAATAATCCAACATAAGGAAGATTTTTAATATGTCTTGTAATGTATATTAATGTTGACAACTCTTCCTCTTTTTCATAAAACCATTCAATATTATTATCAGAATAATCTGCTTCATATATATTTTTTATATTTAATCTTTGTGTTCCGTCTGGAAAATGCTCAATTTTTACTTCATCGCCATTAATTTTAATCATATTCTACTCTCCAATCACTTCAATCTGACAGCTTTTCATAACTTCCATAGCCGATTTATGTTTATCAGGTGTAACTCCTGCACAGCAGCTTGCATCTACTGTGACATTAATAAATGGATAATCAGCTTTAATAATTAAAGCATTTGATACTACACAAATTTCGCTGCAAAGACCAATAAGTTCTATATCATTGTTAAATCCCAAGTCAGTCCAATGTGTCCAGCCAAAAGATTCCTTATTGATATATGTACAATTTGGAACTTCTAATCCGTCTGCAATCTGCCATCCATGAGTATTGTAAATACAATGTTCAACTGGTAACTTGATACCTTCTGGTGTACTTAAATAGTTTTCATAATGTGTGTCTCTTGTGAAAATAATTCTATCTCCACGATTATAATATTCTTCAATTTTCTTCTTGACATTTGGAACAATTGCCTGTGCTTCCTTTGTGCCAAGTGTTCCATCAATAAAATCATTCTGCATATCTACTACGATTAATGTTTTGCTCATTTTGTTACCTCTTTTCTTTGTTCTTTCATTACCAAATGACTAACGTTTACTGCTTCTCTCATAGCTTCTGCAAACTCATAAGCACAATCAGAAGTAAATCTTTCCTGTACTTTTGCAATATCATTCGTATCAACTTCACTATGAATCCTTGCATCAATAATATATTTTCCGTCTTTACATTGAATATCTATTATTGTTTAATTTCACCTTTCCATTTCATAAAAGAAACATAAATCAACCGCATGATTTCTTTGAATAGTAAGATTATCCACTTTTCCCTTTAGTTCTTTATTCTCTTTTTCAAGTGCAGTTATTCTATTTCTCAACTCATCTTCTGTTGAAAACTTCTGAGTTCCAATCTGCTTATAATCAGACGAAACAGTTTCAACAGAATAATTGCTAATGTAATCTGTTGTTCCATCAGAATATGTAATTGTTAGTTCAAAGAATCCACGCTTCTTACACTCATCACAATGACAAATGGATGAAATATATCCAATTTTGCCATTACTATTTTCTACATAGTCACCTTCATGAAATTGAATATCTGTTATAGGATCTCTGAATGTAAGAGTTACAATATCCATACATTGATTACTTCCAATATATAAGTAGCCCAGATTTTCATATTCTTTAATCGTTTTGTGGGCATCCTTTAAACTTACTTTAACTACCATTTATTTCTCCTTATCTGAACAATCGTATCGCCAACTTACAATATCCACCTCACTTCTATATCCATCACACCCATCTGCATCAAATATAAATTCATAATATGTGTGTCCCATCCACTGATGATATTTGTATTCTGTTCCATTTTTATCTTTTACAATTATCCATTTTCTCTCTTCTGGATAATCGTCTCTGTTGTGCCATACGTGGTTATCTGCTTCCAAGCCTAACCATTTACCATTTTTATATCGAATACCTATAATTTCATATTCCTTATCATCTATAAATACAACTACTTTTGTATGGTTAAGAATGTAAATTGGCTGTTTAATAATTTTCTTCCACAAATGATATAAATTCATCTACACACCTCCTAAATTTTTCAGAAGAAATTCCGCTTTCCTGCGAACTTCATATTATGTTATTCTCTACTCAATCTTCTTCTCAACCACAACAATCGTATCATTGTGCCAACCACCATGAGGAACAAGTAAAATTTCCTGAATTTCAAACCCATACTTCTTACCAATGCCACCACTATTCCAGCTACAAGTAATTACAATGCCATTTTTCTTTACAATTCTTCCTATCTGTTCCTTCTGTTTAGACCAATATGAAGCTTGTGTTGTCTGCATATTTACTGTCTGTCCAAGATTTTTGTAACATTCGCTTACCTGTCGTGGCGAGTATGGTGGATCATATAACACTGTATCTACTGAGTTATCATCGAATATCTTTAAGAAATCCAATGCATCCATATGGTAATCAGTATCATATTGTGTATCTAGGTCATTTGTTACTGTCGCTAATTTATTGCTATTTGCAAATGGATCAACAATTTTACCTATTGCATATTTCTCAATCAGCTCTTTGATTGGCTTAATTGAAAATGTGTTACTATTTGGCATCTGCCAGACTCTATTTATTATCATTATGTATCAGGAGTAAACGCTGCGTTTTCGGTATACCAAACCTCTTACTCCTTCCTGTTATGTTATTCTATGTTACAACTTCATAAAACTAAAAATATGTGCTATAACATCAACAGTCCATCCGTTGCCAATTGCTTCAAACCTTCTTGTCTTAGGCATTGCTTTTACATTGCCACTCTCATCCATTCCAAACTCCGTATAATTGTCTGGAAGTGTCTGAAGTCGTTCAATCTCTAATGGACATGTCTTTTTATATTTTTCTCCACCAAGCCAAACATTAAATTTTGTTTCTGTTCTGCAACGTGGCACTGTTGGAGCTTTCTTATCTAAAAAGTACAGCCTGTCCTGCTGCGAATAATGACCTTTGCCACCAAGATCATATTTTATGTAATTCTCACACTTAATCATTGTGTTCCTGATTCTGTCATCAAAGTATTTGACTAAATCTGGATCATCACAGATAACATCTTTCACTAATAATCCTTTATCATCAGGAAGTGTGATATTTGGTATGTTCGTCCAATACAAACGTTTTCTTCTCTGAGCTGATAATAACTGACTATCAATCATGATTGGTTGTACACCCAATTCCTCACTAATAGCGTCTTGAATCTCATCAGCCATTCCATAGTTATTTTCATATAAGAAATATGTTGGATTTGTGTTATTCTTTGCTTCTACAAATTTCTGAAAAAGTTTCCAACCTTCGCCTTCTGTATCAATTTCTCTCTTCAATTTTGCTGTTTTGCTACACTTGGCTTTCGACCAGAACTGGCAAGGTGAACCACCCATTAATAGATCGACTCCATTAAAATCCTTGAAGTCGGTAGAAAATACGTCACCGTATCTTTTGATCTCAGGATAATTATATCTACTGATTTTGATTGCATTCTCCTCAATTTCAAATGCGTTATACTCACTGACCGAAATATTGGCTTTATCTAATGCAACTCTTCCGCAAGAGATTCCATCAAATAAACTTAATACTCTTAGCCCTTGAGAATTATTTTTTTCATTATTCTCTGTCAAAATACACTATTTTACAGAGGTTACGTAACCATAATTACCTAGGAGTTACTGCTTAATTCCTTTCTTCTTAATTATTTTGTTGTAAAGTCCTATGGAATTTGCACGTCTGCTAAAACCATAGGAAAAAAATATTTCTTGTTACTTTTAATTGGAAAATTTGGCTGATCAGCCGGGAATAGAATTACTTCTATATTAGATTATTCTCTACATGCTTTCTAATAAAACTGTTTCCAATTCAATAGAACCCCAATTATTATTTGGTCTAATATAAGCGATTGATAAAACAGAACACTCATAACCAGGAGAATCAAATGCGTCTGTAACATCCAACTTAAAAGAAATGTTCTTCTTAGTTAATTCCTGCTTTAACTCGTCCACGACATCATAATAATTTTCTTCATCTTCTCTGTAACGATGATAATATTCATGTTCTTCATCAAAATACTTGTCCAAAATTTCTTCTATAATATCCATCCATTTCACCTCACTTTAATATTTAATCCAACCATCTGTAATACCAGTCATCCAACAAATAAGATCTTCTCTATCATTTTTTAATCTTCCATCTATTACACGAGTTAAGATTTCATTGAGCCAGTAGCCAACTTCTTTTCCACTTTTAATGAGCATTGTATCCATTACATCTTTTCCATTAACTGCTAAATCCTTTAGAGAAAAACATTCATCATCTTGTAAGACTTCTTCTAAAATATATTCAATGTTATCAATCTTTTGCAATCTAGTTTCCTGATTCATGTCTGCTTGTGCTTTAATATCAGCTCTGCGAACATTTAGTAATCTTCTGAACTGTTCCTCTCCGATTTTATTAAGCCATCTCTTGATATATTTCTTTCCCACCTCAAAAGTAGCATCATGATAATAGACTAATTCAACGACCTTTTCTCTTGTATCATTGTCAAATCTTAATCGCTTCATTATTTCATTGGTCATATCAGCACTGACTCTTCCATGACCTTTGAAATGTCTGATACCATCTTCTCCATCCTGATAACAATGTGGTTTTCCTATGTCATGAAAGAACACCGCTAATGATGTAATTAAATCTATTGGATTTAAGTCTTCTTCACAATCACATTCATAAGCTTGTACTGCATGTACTGTATGATTCCATACATCATAAATGTGATATGGATTATTCTGTTGAAAGCCAAACATATCTTTAATTTCAGGAATGAACAACGAGAATACTTTGTGATATAAGACCATTTGTACACAGAAATCACTCGATGCAGCAATTTTACAGAACTCACTATTGATCCTTTCAATAGATATATTCTCCAAATTCTTATACATTTTAGAAATATTCCAATCTGTATCAGGTTCAAGGACAAATCCCAACTGTGATGCAAACCGAATGGCACGTAAAATTCTTAAAGCATCTTCTGAAAATCTATCCTCTGCTCTACCAACACATCTGATTTTATAATGCTCAATATCTTCCATGCCATTAAACGGATCTACAAGACCAACTTCATCATTGTATGCCATCGCATTGATTGTAAAATCTCTACGCTTTAAATCTTCTTTAAGATTTCGTGTAAATGTTACACTATCAGGTCTACGACTATCTGAGTAATTACCGTCAATTCTGTAAGTGGTACATTCATATCCATCACCGTCAATTACAATGGTAATAGTTCCATGTTGCAAACCAGTTTCAATAATTCTCTTGTCCTTGAATACTTCCATCATTTCATCTGGTGTGGCAGAAGTTGTAATGTCATAATCGTGAATTGGTCTGCCAAGAATACTATCTCTCACACAACCTCCGACTAAGAAAGCCTCATATCCATTATTTTGTAGACTATGTATGATTTCATTTGCACCAGATGGAATTTCAATTTTTAGATTAGATTTCACCTTTTACCACCCTTTCATTTACACTAGCAACAAATTCATTGATAGCCTTATAATTAGGATTATCAGGAAGATTTGTGTTCTTCTTCGCATAATCCAATCTCTTTTCATAATCATTTACCATTTCAAAGAATTCTGGGATTGGCTGATCGTTGCTATCCAAATACTTACCATTACGAATATCCATAAGTAAATCATGTTCGTCTTCTCTATACGTGATTATTCTCTCTTTTTCAAGAATATCCAAACACATCATATACAGACGAATCAAATGCATTGAATGTTTAGCGATTTTACCATGTTCAATTGCTTTTTCATTTCTCTTACCAATTTTTCCATACTGACGAACTGTATTCTGAAGCTCATTCCACATAGAACAATAATCTCTTAATGGATAATGATGCAATTTTACATCCATAAATATCTCTGTGTCATAACCTTTCTGCACAGCTTTATCAATATATAATTTCATAGAATCATCTTCATATGGTGTATATTTCTTTGTGAAGTCAGTCTGCATAAATTCAAGAGTCTTTAGAATATGTTTCTCTAATTCAGACTGCGACATCTGATGTGCAGCTTTCTGATTTAATCTGTATAATTGCTGATTAGCATAACCGCCAAACGAATGACAAGCTCTCTTTGATAAAAATAAATGTGCATTGTCAATTAGCTCTTGACCAATAGGTGATACATAAAAGTAATGTTCAGGCTTATTTCCAAGCATTTCTATTGTATTAGGATTGGTGTTGCTCAATAATGCGACCAATTTATTAAATGCATAAATCGTGGTATCTGTTTCATTGTTTACAAATTGGTCAAAATTCTCATTAGTGAGAATCTGCATTTTGCTATTCAATGCACAACCACGAATATCTAAATCACTACCCTCATTATTTGTTCCATATGCATGACTTCCACCAAGAGTTAAGATAATGATATTGTTACCCAAATTCTTATCTGTTCTCAGAAAGTCATACTCTTTTGATTTTAATTTGTCCTTAATCTGTTCAATTGTCATTGTCTTAACCTCCAAAATTCCACAAGAAATGTGCGATTCATTCTAATGTAAAATATATACCATATATAGTATATATTACTCGTTTCTAATACTATATATGGTATATCCATAACAATTACTCACTTAATTCTGCAAGTGCCTTATCCAGCTCCTCATCAGACATATTTTCAAGTGCCGCATCCTGTCTCTTAGCCTTGATTTCAAGCAATCTCTGTCTCATCTCAGCATCTTTCTTAGCGTCTTCTCTCTTCTTTTTCTCATCCAACTTCACACTAACAATATACTTGACAATTTCAATCTTGTTAGAAATCTCCTCATCTTCCTTTGATTTGGTATTCAGAAGACTTTCTTCCTCTGACTTCTTTGCTTCCGCATTGAGTGTCTTAAATACTGAGTCCAAATTTGTGAGAGATAACGCCCACAAATCAATTACGTTAATCATTCCTCTGAATGGGAACTGATAGTTTGCTCTTGTTGCATTGATAAATAATTCGTTGTTTGTCATAATAATAATCTCCTTTTCTAATTAAAACTTAATCTTCATTACACGCTCTGTTGCACCCTTAACCTTAACAACTAAATCTGCTCTCTTTGTCATAGAGAATCCAATTCCTGAAAGCTGATCATCAGTATCTTCTACATGACACTTAGCACCTAAAGCCTCAAATACTCTCTTGTGCTTTTCAAGGTCACTCTTTAAGAACTCATTGTAATAGCCATTAGGACTTTCGTTGTTTACACAATCCTTCAGGAAGAAGAATAAATGTCTGTGACCAATTCCGTCCTGCTCGTCAAAATAGTTTGGACTATAACTGATTACTGATACAGGAACGAACTGATTTGTATTTACACCCCAAATCTCACGGCTTGAAATAGATGAATTTCCTGCTAATTTTTCCTTAATTGAGAAGTTTCCATTCTCATCGAGTGTTACTTCTGCAACCTGAACCTTTTCATCAGTTCTCATTGACTTATCGTAATCAAACTTGTAAATTTCTCCATTAAATTCAATCTCAGCTCTAAATCCATGCCTTACGCTTCCTGAATACTGGTGTACAAAGAACTTATAAACACCTGGTTTCATTCTTGACAGGTCTTCCCAAGTAATATTCTCTACTGCAACCTTTCCATCTGGATGAACAATATCAACATCTAACTGACCACCCATTCTTGAAACACTTGGCTTTCTACAATTTCTAAAGAAAATTTCATTCTTATCTGGCTCAATACAATGTGCATCAAGATCGTAATTATCATGACCATCTTCGTTCCACATGATAGAAAATCTAAGAACACCATCAACATTGCCACCAGCCGCTTTAACATTCTGTTTCATATCAGAGTCGGTAATATTTCCTGAATAAGCCCAAGATAATCCATTATTCCACTTAAACATTGTCTTAGCATCTGGATTAACTGGTGCAATCATAGAAACAAAGTTCTTCTCATGTTTATTCTCTACAAAAGCTTCAATCTCCTTTGCAGTTGGAAGTACTTTGTCAATAAAATCCTGTGCTGAAATTTCTTCAACTTTTGAGAACTTCTTAGGGTTTACAGCAACATCCTTCTCCATCTGACCGAAAATATCATCTGCACCAATCATTCTTCTTGCAGCACTCTTATTTGAGAACAATACATTATTTACAGTAATATCATTCAGATTAGCAAATCTTCTCTGTAATGAATCCATATATCCAAGTTCTGTAATGGTCTTCTTTGCGTCCTCAAGCATCTTCTTTGTAAAAATAGCCTTTGGACGCTTATAATTACTTGGAGCGACAATCTGCTCATACTTCTTAACTGCTGTGTCAAGATCCATATCCTCACTTACATTGATAAGAAGTGTTCCAATGGAATGATTTCTAATTCTACCGATAGCCATACCTGCTGTTACCGACTTCTCCCAAGCATATAAATCCTTTTCAGTATCAGAAGTCAGCTTATCATATTCCTTCTTATACTTCTTGAACTCTGTAAGCACACCTTTCCACTCTTCACCCTTGTAAAGTGTATTTGAATTGATAAGTTCAAGAATTGTATCAAGTGCATCCATAGTAATTTCATCAAGAGAACGCTTAAATACGTTTCTTGTATCTCTGAACTGTCCCTTAACTTCCTCATTTGAACGGCTACTTCTATTTACGAACTTGCTTGGAAGCTCTAAGAAGAAGTGATCCCACTGATGAGACTTTCCATTAATTTCCTCAAAGTTAAAATCTGTACCAATCTTAGGGAACTTAGTTGTATAAATATCTGTAACTGTATGAGCCTTTACAAAAGCGTCAAGTGCATCACATACTGGCTGATATGTTGTATCACCAAGATTCAGTTCCCAAATTGTATGAATCTGGTTATCCTTGATAGTGACAGCAGAACCAATATTCTTAATAAACTGTCTACAACAACTACAATCATGCTCTCTACGCTCTCTGAAAATCTCATTTGTACCAGCAGGGAAGCTATCAAGATATGTATTCCATAATTCATCCTTATCTACATTTACCTCAAATAAATGTGTTGCCTCTTTCTGCATTTCATCGAAGTGCTTCTGTAAAGCCTTCTTAAACATCATAAATCCATCCATGTTTTGTACCTCTTCTTTCTTATATTTATTTTTGTTAATTGTTTCTATTGTTATATTCTCCGTTTATATCAAACCAGTTGCCTTATCTGGGTTTTCATTAGCCCATTTTATCCATCTTTCAGCATAAGATCCAGTTTTACTATTTAATCCAAACACTTCTCTTGTGAGTATATATCCCTTACCAATCGACTCTTCCATTTCTTTTGTATTGTTATCTACATCATCTGCATCTAATGGTCGAAACACTGTCTTGGTAAAATATCTTCTACCATATTTCTTTGTTGTCGTGATTTTATTTATCTTATCCTTATATAACTTCCATACGCCAGATGAATCTTTGTTGATCTGTGCTACATAATCTCCTATATTTAACACATTGTCTCCTTTCTAAATTCCAATGAATCGAAGTTTTCTTACTACTTCCAACCACTACAATCTCTACAACCTAATGCATATACATCACACTCTTTAACAGCACAAGTTTCACATTTATATGGTTCTCTGTATGATGTAATTTTATCTTGTAGTTCATTAATTTCTTTCATAATAGTATCAATATCTTTTAACTTAATTCCAAAAAGAATCTTCTTCAATTCTTCATACATAAGTTTTTTCGATACATTTTTATCACTCTTATTTGATTTATATTTAAAATCATATTTCCATTGGTCTATTTCTCCATATCTACAATTCTTAACAATTGGGGAATCTGCTATTGGATGGCAACTGTTCTTATTTGAACAATAATAATTATTTCTCACATAATCATGTTCACATCCATATTTACAAATATCACATGATACTCCCATATAAAATCTCCTTTCCAATTTACCAAATTCCATTTACCGTCTTATCAATAGCTTCCCTCGTATAATGTTGTCTTTACTGTTGGTGACTTCACATGCCATCCTTGTGTGAGAACATCACCCTTGATTCCTCCCGACATACTGTACTGTACAGCAATATACCCAGCAGGCACTCTAACTGTTGACATTGCCAAAAGAATTACTGCAACCACCATTACAACTGCTGTAACAACTCCACCTATCACTTTTTTCATAACTTCTTTGTCTCCTTTTCTGATTTGTTATTTTTTTCTATTTCATCTGTCGAAAAAACTTTATTCATTTTATTGGTTACAGAATTACCAATTTTATTGAATAAAGGTGACAGTAGAAACCATAAAATTATTAATCCTATTAGAACTAATATAAAAAATACTGGCATTTTATTATTCCCCTCCTTACTTACTGTCCCATTCCATTTCTAATAGCTCATCATAGGTCGCAGCATTCTGAGATAACTCTTTCTCTTCCAATCGTTTTTCTCCGCTGATTAATAAATCAATAAGTCCTAAAACTTGGTTATATGCCATTAACTGTCCTTTCATTATTAATTCATTATCTTGAGAATGGCGTACTTTCAAACTATCTTCTCCTACCGCAATACAATCATTAATCAATTTTTTTAAATTACTTAAATTGTTCATTTTAACACCTCGCTATATTATCTACATCATTCACAAGAACATCTCCATCCTTAATTACCCACATACACTGATAATCTTTCTCAGCACAGAGCTTGGTAAAATCAGCATATGACTGATATTTATCTGGCTTTGCCATAGCTCTGTAACATTGTTCTCTGTTTTGACAAGTCGAGCTTGTACACATAGTTATATCAGGCATTTACGATTTCCTCCTTTACTCTATTTGCTAAGTAATCATCAAAGCTACGCTTCATATATGTATAATTAATTTTCTGAGAAGGACTAAAATTAGTTCTGTCTTTATAATTTTGAATCCACTCTTCAAACTCTTCATCTTTATCTTTATTTGCTGCATATATCATAAGTGCAATTAAAGCAACATAACAATTTTTGTATAAAGGTGATGTAATACTAATTTCATACTTATCGAAACAATCATCTACACAATTTGCATATAACTCAACATCTTCAGTTGTTAATTCTGAACTGATATTTTCTTTAACAAACGATAATATTTCATCATCACAACCCGTCTTTAGCTCAGATTTATTATCATTTGTTACCTTATTATCAGAAGACTCTATATTATTCTCTGTTTCAGTTATGTTTTCACTAACTTCTGAATGTGTTTCTCCCTTATTATATGTAGCTTCATTCTTATCTTCTGTTACATCTGTTATATGTAAATATTCCTTCATGAGTTTTTCAAGCATGTCAAGTTTTGTCTTAACGACTTTCTTATCTTTAGTTCTCTTCTTTTTATCATATTCATTGAAACTTATGTCATAACCATCAATTCTCTTATCACCTAAAATCTCATTAAATTCTTTCAAGAAATTGATGAACATACAATCTTCAAAATTATATTTTGTGAATTTCTCAAATAATGCTGTCCATAAATATGTATTTTTCTTACTAAAGAGATTTTTATACTTATCATCTCCTAAGATGTTATATAATCTAGTTGCTAAAGCATTTATTTTTTCAAACTCTTCTTCACTTGCATTATCTTCAATATACATACCCATTGTTTTAACTACTGATTGCCATTCATCAAGATGGTAAATAATCATATCTGTTTCACAAAGTATTTTTTCATATAATCCATTAGTGAATTCCTTGTCAGAATATTCAATACAATCCTTATAGAATCTGTTGTTAGATATTATTTTCTTTATATTTTTTGCATATGTAGGAATATATGTAAGTGCTCTTTGAGCTGCTTTCATATTTTCGTGTTCGTTATATATACGAATTCTTCTGGATATATCTTCTTTAGTTGAATCAGGATGAACTGCTAATCCTATCTGGTACTCATCAAATTTCATCTTTAACTCTTCTGGCAACTGACTATAAGTTTTATTTTTTATATCACATACTTCCCACTCTTTTATAAAATTATCATTACCATCAAGTTTATAATTTCCATTTTTATCCTTAACTTTAACTTGATAAGCAATTTCACTGTCAGTAATATCTTTGCTAACAGCTTTATTACCATATCTAAACATAGATAATGCAGTTGTTCTCTGTAAGCCATCTTCAACATAACTTTCTGAATAATTTGACGTTTCTCCTAAAATTAAAGGTGGAATATATTCTCCTATAAGAACAGATACAACAAGTTCATTAAACATTCTATCTGTATAACAGCCCATTGCTCTTTGAGTATCTGCGTCACCCTTTACATCACCTTCTTTAAACTTGTCTAAATATGACTTCAATGTAAGTGTTTGTGGTCTAACTGGTTTTACTGGCATTAACATATATTTTTCTCCCTTCTTTAACTACATTAATATGGCAACATTTTTATAAGATCGTAACCCTGACAAACAATCATTGTATTCATTTGCGGTTATATGTAATATTTTCAATATCTCATCTTTTGTATATTGTTGAGATAATAGCCTCGCCACTCTTTCCTGTTTTCGTGGTAATTGCTGTAAATATAACTCAACCTTGTCAGTATATTCTTCTGTAAATATCTCTTTCTCTACATTCTCTCTTGAAGGTAAATTATCTTTAATATTTTTTACCTCGTCTGTATTCATATCTAATGAAATATTCATAATAATTTGTGGTTTACCCTCATCATCAAGAATTAATTTTCCATTTTCATCCCTTAAGAGATTCTGACGCTTTAGTCTATATTTATTATCTCGCATCCAAGTACTTGTTTTTCTTGCAATATTACCCGTCAGAAAAGTTTCAAATCGAGATTTATTTTGATCAAATGAGACTACTGCTTCCATAAGACAATCCATTGCCACCTCATATAAATCATCGTATTCACTGACTTCAACTTTTCCATGCCAAATCTTATGACATATTCTTTTCAATTTTTTGTTTTCGTTGTCTGAATAATCATTAATAATTTTCATCATTTCAGGATTATTGTTAATAACCCTCATCATCTCTTCATTAATCATTTCTTCTACCCGCCTTTTGAATTTCTTTATTCATATATTCCCCGAAAGACAATTCAGAATTCATAACTTTAATATGTTTAGTTTCTCTTTTACATTTTGGACACTTACAATATCTATCATGTCGATTTCTTTCTCCTGGTTGAAAACTCATAGTCTCTACCATAGGAATTAAACAGTTTCTACATATCACCATAATTAATCCTCCAATATATCATTAGCCATTTTCCAATATTCCGTTCTACCTTTATAATCATCGCTAGTAACCTTACTGAGTTCTAATTTTATCTTTTCAATGTTATATCCTTTAGATATTGCATCTTGCATAACTTGAACATACCTTATACACTGCTTTATTCTCTTATGTTTATCTCGAATATCATCAAGTAAATATCCTATCTTTGCTACCTTATGAGCTTGTGGCTTCTTACCATTATGTATCTTCTTATATTTTTCCAAAGCATGATTAATATCACTTTCTGCACTATCACACTTTGACAATTCTGTATTTAATAAATTCTTATATGTAATCAGTTGGTTGTCGTCCCAACCTGCTAATCCTAAAATGGAATTAGCTTCTGAATTAATCTTATCTAATAAGGCATAGTCAAAATTACTTTCATCTCCTATATAAACATTTGCGTTTCCTCTATAATAAAGAGATTTATCAGACTTCTGCCCCGTATCCACATCAATAAGATTATATTTCTTAATCCATGAATACTTCTTTCTGCTGTTCTGTACTAATGACCTCGCCTGTTTGTAAGTAAATTCCTTTGCCATAGAACTTGAAGTTGTTATCATATACTCACCTGACTTCATAGGATTCTCCATGACATAATTCTTTCCATCTGTTAAAATAAACAAAAAATCACTCCTCTCTGATTTTTGACGCACTTTAATAAGCCTTGGGATAACCAAAGAAAAATTAAAATGCTATTAAATTGTTAAAATTTGGAAAAATTCTGCGAATGCATTGATTTTTATATAATTGATATGTATAATTTAAATGCGTACTAGTCTTTTTCCCCCAAGAAATAGATTTTGTATGTTGCTTGACTAGAAAGTTGGTAGCTGGCTAGTCAAGCTTTTTTATTTATTTCCTTTTCCATTATATTACTCCGAACATACATTTGTGTCAATATAAAATCGAACAAATATTCGAGTAAATCATCTCAACAAAATATCATGCATAATTCCTCTTTTAATTATATTTTGTATATCTTGTTCTGTATTGAATAGCTGCATATGAGGGATATACTCATCTTCATTCATGATTATTGTTTTTGATTTTCTAACTAATAAGCACCCATCATCAGGTGTTGCAATTTTCTTTGAAGAAGTATTATTATCAAAATCCATTGTAAGTATTACTACATTCTTAGGATTTTTCCCTTCAGCTTTCAGCTTTTGTAATCTTTCAATTGCTTCGTCAATTGAGGTATAATCATAAGTTTCCGTTTTCATACAATTTTTCTCCTCTCTTACATCATAGCCAAACTTATTTTCATTGCTTCCATAACACGAATACTATCTTTTTCAGATAATTCACCAATTTTAAATTTCAACCTATCTTTATCAATTGTAGTAATTTGCTCAAGAGCTACAACAGAATCATATTTTAATTTATTAACTTCATCTTTATGTAACTCGACATGCGTTGGCAATTCTCTTTTAGACTTCGTAGTTATAATTGCAATAATTGTGGTAGGGCTAAATTTATTTCCAATGTTATTCTGAAGAATAACTACTGGTCTTCTACCACTCTGTTCAGAGCCTTTAGAATCATATTTGGTTATATCAGCGAAATATATTTCACCACGTTTAATTTCCATTATGTTAGCCCTCCTTTCTTTGTTTGTTCCTTTGATATTTTGTATTATATACTTCACTATATATATTGTCAAGTATTATTACAAATATTTTTTATATTTATTTTTTCTTTTATATATGGTATTCTATATATAAATAAACTTAGTGAGGTATTTTATATATGAAATTAAACATTAAAAATCGAATGAAAGAACTTAATATTACTCGTTATGAGCTGGCACAAAAAATCGGAGTAACATACCCTACTATTGATAAAATTTATAAAGGTGAATCTACTTCAATTAAACTTGATATTTTAGAATCAATCTGTAAAGAATTAAACTGTTCACCAATTGAAATACTTGATACAGATGATGCTCAAATGAAACGATTACTGACTTACACAAATGAAATTAATAAATTAAATAATAAGGACGATACACATTAATCTGTATCGTCCTTTACATATTACATCTTAGATAACACATTTTTCATTCCCACTGCACCATTTGCATAATTTTTGACAGTTGTTTTTACACTACTATGCCCAAGCTGCTGTTGTACGAATGCAAGATTTCCACTTTGGTTCATTATAGTAGCATAATAATGACGCATCATATGCGGTGTAATACCATTACCATAATTCTCAAATATCTGCTTAATATTTTTCTCTGTTGTACGTGTACCGTTTTTATTAATAAAAACTGCTTCTGTATCAATAATATTATCCAATGTCAACCTATATTCTAACCACTCTCTCAATGCTTTTAAGGCTGATCCGCTAAGATATACGGTTCTATTTTGTATTTCTCTGTACACACCTTTGCCAAGAATAGTAATGTATGGCATTTCTTCCTTCAAATGTAAATCAGATAAATCTAAGCCAGCAAGCTCTGACTCTCTTATACCAGTACCTCTTAATACACGAAAAATAGCAATATTCCTATTTCTTACTGGAATATCCTTTTTCCACATTATCTTCTCTTCCATGTCATTAAGCTGCTTTTCTGTTGGAAGTTTTTTAGTTAAATTGTTTCCAGATGGAATTCCTTTATATGTTACATCTTTGAAGAATTTATCTTTAATTTCAGTCCCCTTTACTCTACTCATATAATCCCAAAAACTGCTTATAATATGTTTCCTAGTTTCTAATGTTGTAGGTGACATTCCATTCTGTTCTTTAGTCTTTAAATATAATGTAATGTCTTCTGCCATAATATCGGTAAAATCCGATGGCTCAATATCTGAAATTCTATCCTTGTTAATAATTTTGTCTTCAATAAACCAATTGAGCAAATCTACAATAACTCCAAGATAATTCAACGCACCTGCCTTACTCTCTATTTTAACAGTGAAATATTTTTTCATATATATAGGAAGATTTAATTCATCCAACTTCCTATTAAGCTTTTCAGTATTTTTGTTTTGTACTTCTATCTTATAACACATAATTATCAACCTACCTTTCTAAAATCTTCTGTATAATAATTCTCTCTTTTTATCTTTGCAGCCTCAAAAATTTCTTCATACGAATCACAAAACCTAACCTCAATACATTTTGTAATTTCGCCACAAGTCAAACAATATAGGTCTTTAACATGTTTTCGTTCTCTTTGTCTCTGTCTCTGGATTCCTCTAGCCAACATATTTTCATTCATACATTTCATACATATGAATCTTGATTGTCGTTTTGGATTTCCATTTTTATATCTACTCATTTTTCTCACCATCCTCTAAAATTGTTAGTATATTACACTGAGCTACAATCCCATACCCTTCCTGAATTACTTCCCGATTCTGTAAATCTTTTGGAATGTCATATAACATCCCTTTCCACAGTTCCTTTCTTAATGGATCTGTTGTGTCTTTCGTTTCTGATGTTTCAATCGTAATTGGTACATTTTCGTTATTTTCTATAAAATCTCTAATTGTTGTCATAATATCACCTCATTTTCTGTAATAAAAAAGAAGCAGTTAATTTCTGCTTCTAACACTTATTTCTATATTTGATTCACCTTTAATAAGAAAGCAATTTTTCTTTTGGTTTAGTTACCTTCTAACTAAATTACCAAATAAGTTCATTACCTGTTCTCTTGTATATATTTCTTTATTATAAGTGACTCTTGTATCAAAATGATACTCTTTTAATTTTGCTTCATCTAATTTCAATACACCATAAGCAATCATATCGTTTAATTCATCTATTTTGATAAAACACCCATTAGAATTGCTTTCAGATACATTAAAATCTGAAGGATACATTCTATCCATAATTATCACTCCTTAAAATTACAAAAAGAAATCGTCATTTACACGGGTTTATATTTTTGACGATTTACTTTCTGCCTTTCTTCAATAATAAGATTCAAAACAATTGTTAGTCTCCTCTTTTTATTTGAGGAATCAGCCTCTCCGTATATCTTAGTAAGTTTACCTTCATATTCTTGTTGTAAACTACATAATTCGCTTTCATATTCTATCAATTCTTTTAGTGTCATATTTGTCACTATATCACCTCTTCCAATTTTCCAACAAATTCTTAGTACCCATTACACATGCAATAATACTTAACATCAGGTTCTCCACTAACATGGCGATACCCCATTTCTTTTATTAGCCTTAAACCTGAATTATACTGCTTATCATTTGTATAGTTATCTTTTCTTGCCAATTCATTTATAATTGATTCCATTTGAATTCTCCATTATTTACAGTGAAATTTTACCACTTCTATAATCTTCTATTTTAGTAGTTCTTTGCGTTCCATCTTTTGTATTTTTTATCTGCCATAGCACATATACTTGCTAATGTGTCGGTTACTATACTCTGTAAACCTTCCATTTAGTCAACCAATGATAAAATATCATTTCTATCAAAGCCAATCAATTCATCAGATTCTATAATATCAGCCAATATATTAACAATTTCTTTTTGTGCTTCAGAATCCCATTCCATAAGTTCCTCTTTTATTATCTTTGCACCATTTGATTTTGCAATATAATAATCTTCCAGTGTAGCAAAGAAAAATTCATATTGACTATCAAATGGTGGCATTTTACTATTCTTCATATCGTTTAAATATTTTAATGTTTTTTTATTTTCCATCTACATTACCTCATTTCATCAATTCTTCAATTAAATCTAATACTTCACATACAAAATTTCTGCCCACATTGAGAACAATATGTATTTGTAGAATATACATTACTACCACAAATACTACACCGATGTACAATTTTTGATTTTCCCAATAAGCCAAATTCTCTTTCATTAGTTGTGGGGATTCTCTTTTGCTTTCTTACACATTCTTCTATAGTATCTATATTAGCCATTAAATCTTTAATATCACCAACAGTTATAACTCCATTTTCATTACTATATGCAATTTTAAATTGTTGTATGGAGATCAATGTCGCATTTATTTCTTCTTCATACATTTATATCACCTCAATCTCCTATTAGCCAATCTTTTCCATCACAAGATTTGTGTTCTTGGACAATTTCATCAGTTAATTTTATATTTTCAAAAAATCCACTACCAATTGCTGCACAACCATATGAACAATATTTATCTGTAAACCCAGTTCTTACAACAATAATTGAATTTTCAAGTAATGACTTGCCACATGTAGAACATTCCATATATCTTACCATTTATATCACCTCTTCCAATCTTCCCAATAAATCATTCATTCATTGGCTTTTTAATTACAATTTTTCTTCCACAAATCGGACAATAACCAATATTTATCCTTTTGCTAAAAGCATCTTCTGCGAAATCATATCCACAACAAAGTGTTACTCCGTCAATCATTATTGTTCCATTCTGCCAAATTGCTAATGTTTTCTTTTTGTCATCTAAAATTTTTCTTGTCACATCTTCATCGAAATTAGTAACCTTTAATACTTCTTCCACACAGTCTGTAGGATAAGAAGAATAACCTACTGCGAATTTTTCTATTTGACTTTTTGTCATATCATTACCTCCAAACTAAAGAAATCATCATTCATCATATTGTGGGCGATAGGGATTGAACCTATTCTTACTTTTGTCAGCCTGATTACTGATTTACGAGACTTGAACTCGTTTGCTATCGTCGTAGCAGCCCCTATATTAGCTACCCACATAATAAAAACAATCTTTTACAACACTTTAAATTTACACATCGCAAATTCAAAAATTGTTCCTTCAGATAATTTACCGGGATTATCCCAATTTCTAAATCTGCATAATATTGGCTGCCATATTCCCACATTTTCTTCTACTCTATAAATACGTCCAAGTGTAAAATTTCCATTATCACTTGAATTATCAATGCATTTGCACTGCATATATAATCATCTCCATTCATTCATCTTGTTACTAAACTTTTAATATCTTGCCAAAGCAAACATTCTGCATTTTTGTTCCATCTGACATAGTTGTTGTGGAAAGCTGTGCTATCTGTCCGTGATTACCAACCTCTTCATCAGGAAAAGATTTGTTAATCAAATCAATTAACTCTCTTTTCGTTAATGCCGTATGTACTACTGTTTCAATTACATTTCTATTTTCCATTTATATTACCTCTTCTAATCTTCCTAATAAATCATTTTTCACTTCGATTATTGCATTCAACCTTGATTCAGTTGCACTAACCTCGCAAGCTTCTACATTGTAAGTCATTTGCTTTTCTAGGTCAGATTCAAGTCTGCCAATTTCTGTATCAAGCTCATTAATATATTCTTTTATCTTTTCTCTCATATCTGGCTGATTTTCATACTGATATAGTTTTTGTAGTGGTTCTTGCATTTTTTGATTAGAATCTAAATCAGCTTCAGCATATACAAACATACACTGATTTTTTATAAATGGCATATCCCAATTTAATTTCTGTATTAATTTACTAATTGCCTTTCACCTCAATTCCAAATATCTCACAAAAATCTTTGTCCTTAATAACATCAGCTATCTTAAAATATCTTCTTGCAATCTCATTAAACATATCCCTTTCACAAATTGCTTCCGCTGCTTTAGGATGATTGCTTTCTATAAAAGACTTATATTCTATTACTAAATCAGAAAATAACTCTTTTTTATTTTCTCTTTTACAACTAACTCTAATATAACTATCATAGCATTCTTTTAATTTGTCATTTGGAATACCTATAAATAAATTTCTTCTTAACATAATATTCTCCATTTCTATACCAAAAGAAAGTTAAATTTACTTGGCTTTTACTCACAAAAATTTTTAGCCCATAAGATAGTTCCATCATTGTTGCAGGTTAATTCAATCCCATATTTTGTTTTAAACCACATGTCAAGCCATTCAAGGAAGTCTTTTGTAGCATTAATAATGTAGCTACTAACACAATTCGTATTTGGCAATGCAATTTCCATCTGTGGAATACGTGAATATTCTGTTGCCCCCTCATATTCATATCTGAATGGGCAACCCTTAACCGCCAATTCGTTATTCAATTCCATTACCATTTCTCTTGTTATCTTCATACTATTACCTCCGTTCTTAAACCCATAGTAAACTTAGATTTATTGGCTTTTTAATACCTAATATTAGTCTCATCGGTTATCTTTCTTACAAGCTCATCCAATTCTTCATATTTTTCAAGTAAATATTTTATTTACTTGTTTCCATTTATTAAAAATCACAAAATATGTTTATATATACAATATTATTATTTATTCCTACATTAATTCTTCTCTATATCCTATCGGTGTAAATTTAGTATCATACTTTTTGTCAAAATTTCTTAGATAATCAAGAATATCTTCATTAAATTGATGCATAACTTCCATTGTTTTTTCTTCCGCTTCTTCCCTGCTCATTTCACTATATTCATAAGTCGAATCATTTTCTGTGTCGTCAACAAAACTATATGTATATTTAATGGGTTCAAGTCCTACTTTCTTTAAATATTCATTTATATTTATTCCAGCATATGATGCTTCTTCAGCTAACATTTTACAGATTATATCTGCTGGCTCTGACTCTGAGATAAAAACCCTTTCACAATAACAGTGAATGTAATGTCTATCATCGCAAAGTTTACTTATTGCTTCTGCCTGTTCTTTGGTTGCACCATTATCAATTGCTATTTGTTCATTTTTTTTATGATGTTCGGTTGCCCACCTTGCTTTACCTTCATATGCTTCTTTGGAATAATAAGCCATTATATTTCCTCCTGTACTTGACATTTTCTTATTACTATATTATATTTTAATTAATTTCTACTATTGTAGATTGAAGTGATTTGTTAAAAGTTTTATACAAATTACATGGCGAGGTTTTAAATACCTCGCCTCTTTTTATATTATTTCACTCAATAACTCAATCACTTCATCCAGCTTATCGCTTGCCTCTTCCATATTGTCAATTGCATCTTCAGAATACATTCCTCTTAAACTACCCTGTAATCCTTCTGGCATGTTATCAAATGCGTCCTGTTCTTCACTTAATATAGAAGATAACTCACTTGAAACTTTCTTCAAATCGGTTTTAATCAAATCAATTTGAATTTTGACTTGCCTTATCTTTTCTCTTCTCTGTTTATTCATTATCTATCTCCATATAATGCATGTACAACATCATAATCGCTTGGAAGACAAGAATAAGTTGGCGGTACTGTGAACATTGAATAATATTCATCTTTCGTAATCTCTATCCCCATATCTCCCTTCGCCGTTACATTGTATTCATATTCTTTTGCATCAGGTTTAACATAGAATTTTCTGTAATGAGTTATACCATTCACCTTATAATCCATCATGCAAGCAATCACTTTACCTGTACTTAATTCTGTTGCTACCTCTCTTTTAAATCGAGGCTGATATATATTTGCTATTAATACTTTATGATCTTTCGCCCATTGAATTTCCCTATCTTGGTAATCAGCTTTCAACTGTTCAGATGGACACACATAATCGGTATATATTTTTCCACTGTTTACTCCTATTTCCGTCCTGTGATAGATTCCTTTATTGTCTGTATATCCACCGTTTCTAATTTTTTCTCCGTTAATATATTCTCTCATGCTATTATCACAATAATGATGATTTCCATTACTATCATAAGAACTTGTATATTTCTTCATTGCTGCATTGTCATAAGCGTTCTTTGCAGCGGCTCCACCAAATAATCCTAAAGACATTAATAATCCTAACATACTTTCACACTCCTTACATATTCTTATATCTTTCTTCTCTCTTTTTAGCTTCTGACTTACTTAAAAATCTGTTTGGAATTGTGAATACAACAATCCAAGCTATAATTACACTAATTAACTCTATCATAATATTTACCTCCGTTTTTTACCTTTCCACTGTTACTATATTAATTATATCATACCAACCTGAATCTTGCACTGTATATCCATGTATTGAAATGATGCATATAAACAAGTCTTAATCCATACTCAAATCCTTCAATGATATCTGAAGCATATAAAAACCCTTTAGAATATCCTTTATAGTTATTATTTGGTTCAATCGTAATATAATCACCTCTCTTATGTACCTTATGACCTCTGTTTTTCATCTCTTTCTTAAATTCTTTATAATCAAACATATTCATCACAACCTTTCTTGATAAAAATAAAGAAGTGAATAACCATATTGTCATCCACTTCTTTATTCTCCACTATGTATCTATTATTAAAAAGAAAAATGTTTATTTCCATTCTCCGTTTGTTTTAATGTTGTTAATCACAGGTATTGCTATTTCTTGCATTAGCTGTTTTAACTCATCCTGCGAAACTTTTCTTTCCTGTGCTTCGACAAGCTTTGTTGCCTCAGTAGGAACTTCACATTTATATTCCATTGAATATAATATTATTGCTTCATAAAATTTAGAAACATCTACTGTTTCCACTGCAAATTGAATTTTATGCAACAATCCTGCTTTATTTACCTGTTCTTCATTAAGCATATAAACCCCTCCTTTCTATTATTATGTATTATTATATCACTATTGCTAATTCCTGCATAGTTTCTATTTTTTCTATAGCAATTTCCTTACCTTCTGCAATAGTCTTACAAGAACATAATCTTGTCCATGCATTATAAGCCGTATTAAATATCATTACATCATACTTCTGATTGAATGAATTAATTTCCATTCCAGCCGTATATCTATTCACTATACGTATTTTTATTCCATTTACTTTAAAATTTCTCATTACAATCACAACCTTTCACTGTAAATTATCCATTCCTTTCCATAAAAAACAAGAGACTGGATATTTCCAATCTCTTATATGTTCTCTAAATTATTCAATTATTATAATTTCTCATCCTCAATATCTTCTAAGCTGTCAATTCCTAACTCTTCCATAATATCATCACAAAGACAACTTCCATCGCATTCAGCTCCATCATACATAACAGTCATCTCTTCAATATTTAAAACATAATGGCTTTCTTTCTGTTGCTTAAATAACTTTAGTACCTGTCTTAATAAATATTCTTTCCTATCCATAACTTTTCTACCTTTCCTTAAACAAATTCAATGACAATTGCCTTATAAAATACTCCATCGACATTCTCAATTAATATTGTTTCATCCTGATCGCCTGTCATCATTCTTATATCGCTTACGTCAAGTATTACGACTTCTCCATCCATATATAAGTCTTTAAATTTTATTTTCATTTAATAACTCCTTCTGAAATTTCCGTTTCATTATATTTTAGAAATCTACAACATGACAAGGAACACTAACTTTATCTCCGTGTTCTGTTGTGACGGTTAATTCCTGCCAGCTATCACCTTTTACAATTTTGTTTATAAAAGATTCTGGAATTGCAAATAAATCTTCGTGATCAATCCATGTTGAACCGCTGATCCATCCATCCTTTCTAAATACAATTAGCTCTCCAACCTGTGTATGTTTTAAGCAAAATTCTTCTACTGTCATAATAATCACCATCCATTTAAATAATCGTTTCTATGCTTTCTTCTTAGAATAATACTTAACAATTTTCTTGAAATCTTTATTACTTGCATAAGCAACTCTAGGCTTACTTCCATCAATGTTAAATTCTGTTACGCTTAAAATTGCATATCCTTGTACCGTTAATGTGGCAAGATATACAAGTAAGTTCAATTTGTATCCAATACTGTCAAACTTGATTTCTTTTCTTAGTTTCTGTACTTCTTCATTATAATTATCATCTACTTCAATAATGTGTGCAGAAGCATATGTATTAACTTTATATAACCTGTTATTAATTTTTCTTACCATGTTATCACCTCACTTCCTATTCAAACAATTTGTCAGCTATATAATTCACTTTCTGATAAATATCTTGTACCAATGAATCTTCATCAACGGTATCAATATTATCTTCACACCATACCTCAAACTCTGTATATCCGTTTGCCTTACAGTATTCTAAATAACTTTCCAATAAGCCATATATCTTTTCTTGTGTTTCGTTCATAAGAGGTATATTTACTTCATATAAATCAGCAAATACACCCTCAGAACCATCAATTAAATCTTCATACCTCATTCCATCTACATAACCAAGAATAGTATTATTCTTATACCACTCATTCATAAATTCACAGGCATCATCATGCTCACCTGAAAATATAGTTTCTATTGAATTACCTGTTTTTCTACTTCGTAAATCAACTTCCCATACTTCTTTGCTCATATTATTGCCTCACTTTCTGTCAGTAAATCATCGTTTCATTATATTTTAAATCCAACATTCGTTCAGGAAATATTCTGTATCAATCATTCCACAAAACCACTGAATCGAATCTGGAATATTTCCGTTTTCTACTGCTTCTTGCCATTTTTCACTTGATGAGTTCTCATAAGTTTCAAGTTCATCTTCGATTTTATCTAGTATAGAGCAATAATCTTCAACTCCGTATTTATTAAATACATAGTCATAGATTTCTTGAAAATCTGCACAATTTCTTAATACTTCCCATCTATCTTTGCTCATAATGTTTTCCTCCAATCTTCACAATAAATCCTCATTTCATTTTTATAAAAATTTTTTAATATCAATTATAAAAATATTTCTCTGTGTAATTGTTTCTTTTATGGTTGGTAAACTTTTGATATATTTCTCGTCTAATTGATTTTCTCTTTCTAATACATCTATTAATTTCTCTAAATTTTTACTACCATGATTTACACGAAATTCACCAAATTTATCTTGTAAAGTATAGAAACATGTACCATCTGAATAATCTTGTCTGTGAAGTTTTAATCCAAGATATTCATTTACACAAAGATATTCATTGCCAATAATTTTTCTATATTTCGTTATATCTTTACCAACAATTTTATACACAGCTCCACAATCTTTTGATTCAAAATCCATGTTAAGTGGAATTAAAGAATTATTACATTCAAAATAACATTTGTTATTTACAACATAATAACAACCATTATATGTTTTTATGGTCTCTTCCAATATCCATCCATTTGATGATTTGCAATATTTTTCTATAATATAATTGTTTTTTCTATTTCCGAATTTATCAAAAAACTGATTTCTAAATTCGTTATAATTCAAATATCCATCTCTCATTTTTATTCCTCCATTCTTCAAAAAATTCTTGTTTACTTACCTATTTCACGTCCCATTTTACTTCATAACCAGTAATTTTCTTTTCAAAATCACAAGCATGTACAACTACAGCTCCGCAATTATCGCACCATAAAGCAAAACTATTAACTCCTGCACCCATCCTATTAGCACCACCACGCCGCATTTTTGATCCACACCAGATACAAGTACATTCATTTGGAATCTGCACTCCATTGTTTACAACATTTTCAATTTCCATTATCATCACCCCACTACTTAATCTCTTAAATGATCGCTGCCCTCATAGGTATTTACATTTTTCATTTTGTAACAGCCTTCAGCCTTGTTGCTTTCTCCGTTATCTTTCCATGTAATGTATCCACCATAATGATTTTCAACTGCCTTAACAGCTTTATTCCACGAATACTGTATATCTTTATGTATATTTACATATTTATCCCATAATTCTTTTGCTTTATCCAATGATTCAGTAACAACCATATAATAAAAGTCTACACAATATCCACTTGCTGTCCATCTAACTATAAATTCATGCATATATCATCACTCCATTTCTACACCAATTCGTCAATCTTAACTACATCAGGATCATCACTAAACCATGAATCATTCTCTGCAATTTCCTTTAACTCAATAAAATCTCTTTCAGAATCAAAGCAATCGTTGTGTTTCAAATAAGCTGCTTTCACCTTTTCTCTTGCATCTTCATATGACTCTGCCTTTACAATTCCAACAGCCAATTCTTCAATTCTGTATGCATATAAGTTTGTAATATCTAACATATTAAGCACTCCTTTTTGCACTACAGAAAAAATCATCTTCTGTAAAACTATATCCATCATAGTGTTCATAAATAAATTCATCGCTAACATATTCATCAATACTTGCAATCATTTCATATGATGGCTCATTGATATTAACTCCCATCACTTCTGCAAAAGTTCCTTCATTTACAAGTTCTGAATAATACACCTGTTTCAATTCGTGTAACTGTTCTCTATTTAATTCTCTTACTGTCATAATTTATCACTCCATTTCCGTAAATCCATTTTCCTTTAAGTATTCTATGTAATCTTCAATATCTGATTTCTTTTTAACCTCAATATCTTCTGGATGATAATATCCATAAAAAGCATTCGTATATACCTTATATGTTTTATTTTCCATATTAACAATGAGGTTATAATTGTTGGCACAATCACCACGTTTCTTCCAATTCTTATCAAGCCAAAATAGATGTAATCTCATGTCAAACCTCCTTATGAAATTGCTATTTCATATTAAAATAATTTAAAGGAAGATCAATTTCCTTTTCATAAAACTCAAATTGACTTCCATTTATTTTTCCAGTATTTACAAGTTTTATGCTTTCCGTATCATCTAACCAATGACCTGCATATAATGAATAATAATTATCATCATTAGGTATAGTAAAACAAACATCTACTTGATCTTCCCAGTCAAGAGGAATCTCCTGAATTTCTGCATTTTGTGGAATATTTACTAAATCCATTAGTTTCCGTGCCAAATCACTTTTATTAAGACTTCTACAATCTGTAGAAGTTGTAGTACATATTTCATGTATAATTTCCATAAAATTAACATTAATCATCTCGTATTTTTTCATTTTCATCACTCCAATCTATGCTTCATAATCAAATTCGCTTAATCCACCACTTGCAAATACATATTCTGCTACATCTGGAACAAATATCATAAGATTATCAGGATATTTTCTTTCATCCTTAATTGCAAAATATCCTATTTCTTTTACATCATCATTTTCAAAGTAATAACCCAAAATCATTTCTATTAAATTTTTCATTGATGTTTTTGACTCGTATTCCTGTTCTCTGATCCATGCAGCTATATAATCGTAATCGCACCATTTTTCTTTTGGATATGTGCTATAATCTTTTTCCTCTGTCCATTCACCTGTCCACTGATCTACCATACTTATACCTCCTTGTAATCTTCCAATAGTTCATTTAAGTTGTCTTTTCTCCACCGATGAAGTTTTCCATCGCCAGTGTAATTCCTAACAACTCCAACCTTACGACCTGCAACTTTCTGATCGTGCTGTATATACTGACGAACAGAATTGTGATGATGCCCGTCACTATGTACCTCAATGTATTTCTGCTTGTTTCGTTTATTTTGATATGTTTTTACTCTCATTTTAATATCCCTCCAATCGTTTCCACTCACCATCAATCCGTTTCCATGCAGTAGGATTTAAGCTATATAATTCTCTTTGAAATAACTCATCATATCTTTTGTCCATCTGCTCTTTAGTATTGAACATTTCTTCGTGGTCTAAATTGCCTTTATTTTCACCAGACAGCTTATATATTCGCAGTTTATACATTTCAATCACTCTCCTCGTCTTCATCTTTAAAGAAAATCTCAAACGAAATATTATTCTCTTCTAATTTACTACCAATCCAATCTGCCATTGTTTCGCTATAAGCATCCTCATCCGTCCAATAAGTTTCTTCTGCTTCCCTTATAATTTTTTCTGCCTTTGAAAAATTTTCGTATATATTAATTACAATCATAAAATCAATCCATGTATTCAAATCTGAATAGACATGAAATCCGCTTGTAGGTTGTACCATTTCAATCACTCTCCCTTCAAATTAGGACACAAGCCAAGACCACCATCAATCTCAGGTAATCTTCTATATGCATCTCTGTGAATACAATCTTCCTTCATGCATCTGTGACAACAACATTTCTTATATTCCTCATAACTCATTTTGTAATTTGTCTCTTTAAATCTCTCTTCTGTCATCATATTAATCACTCCTTTAAACAATCCTTATCAACAACTGCAAACAATTTAATTTCCTCACCAACTTCGCTTTCATCAAGATCCAAATCTTTAAGTAACTCTGCAAATGACTCATATGTAAAATCTTCTTTATACAAGCACACATCATGTACTGTTGGAGTACACCATAGATATAATCGAATAAATTCAATTAACTCTGTCCATTCGCATTCCTGGCAAATCCGTCTTGCACATCTTACTAATGATTGAACAAAATCCTGCGTCATTAATCCGTTGCCTTCGAGCTTCTTAATCTGCTCGTCAGTAATTTTCTTTACATTACTCATTCCTTTATCCATGATATAGGAAATAACTGCATTTCCCATTCGTGAATCAAACTCTTTTTCAATAATTCTACCTATTTTTGTTTCATAATATTTCATAAAATCAACCTCTCTTCCAATCAAATATTTTTTACCTTGTGATAATAATAGGATGTTGTCATAACACCAATCTTACAAGAACAGCATTTTAAATATTCAATAGCTTGTTCAAAAGTATCGAATGGAATTATCTGTTCATCACCACATTCATCTACATAAACAGCTAACCATTCATTATGTCTATATCCATATTCAATCATCACATATCCTCACTTTCTATTCTGTCTAACATATCCTCATTAATCTTCCCAATAATTCCAAGTTGTTTGCACATATCCAGTAATTTCATTAGTTTTGTATGTGCTTTATCTGTTTTCTCTGGCGTATCAAATACTGTATCATCGAATCCAATCATTTTATAAATATTTTCCAACATAATTTTGTACCTCCTAATAATCTTCATCAATACATTCATCTGCTTCACTATAATATTGACCGTCATATCCATTTTCCATTAATTTTTCCCAACAATTATTACACACTAATCTGAATGTAATTCCATGACAGTCTCTTGTGAAATTCATATCATTTCTTTCTACTTCCTTATTACATACTGGACAAATTCTAATATCTTTTTCTTCCATAATTATTGTCTCCTATTCATTGTAAACAGTTCTTTCATTTGGAATTAAAAAAAGCAGATAACATTCTCTGCTATCTGCTTAATTATTCTCTCTATTAAGTTGTATTCATTGCTTAATTTGCATCTTCCTTATAGAACGGACAATTATCTTCTCCGTTTGTATAATACTTATCCGTTTCATCCTCTGTCATATTGTTATACTGACTACATTCAGAAGTGCCTGTTGAATTATCATACAAAAAATGTTTACAGCTATTACAATTTTTCATTATGCAGCCTCCGTTCTAATTCCTCAATAGTTTCTTTGAGTGTACTATATTCTCCATTAGTTCCCTTAGATTGTACCATATTATCTGTTGTCAGTAAATTATCTTCAATAGCATAATGAAGAAATCTTCCATTAAGTAATACCTTACAAGGTTTCAACACATGTGCATATCCCTTGGAGTTTATAAACCAATACAAATTATACTGTTCATTTTTGTATATTTGATTTACATAATAACTTGTTACAGTTCCTTTTATTTTTTCCAGGGTTAATAACGCTGCACCTTTATATGGACATAACATTTATATCACTCCTTCTAAAAACATATTTTCATTTGTTTTTGTTCTGTCTTATTCGGTGTTCGCACTAACTTATTTCCATCTTTTTCTTTTACAAATAGCAGATTTTCTTTTGCCATATCATCAATAACTTTCATAATATGGTTGATTGTCTGACCGCTTCCATAATTCCGACCATCATTCAAACCAACTCTCCATAATCTGAATTGATTTGCAAGACCTTTACACACATCAAAAGCGTAAAAATATTTAGTTTTCCTTGTAGTAACGCATGTTTCAAATAATGATTTGCGTATTTCTTTGTCTCTGCTTTTCAGATATTCCTCGTATTCGTCATCAGTTATATCATAAACGGTTTCATGTAAATCAACCCATCTTAATGAAAATGTTTTTGCTTTTTCTATAGCTTCTGCGACTGACTTAATCTCATTTTTTAATACTTCGCCACTATAATTCTGTGGATGTATATACAGATGTGATTTACCTTTTGTATATGTAGCGCATACTCCATTAAATCCTGGTTCATTACATTTCCAGCCAAGACTTGTAAATAATCTATCAATTTCCTTTCCAATAGTTTCTCTTTCATCTGCTTCCCAACCACCATTCATGCCATCATATGTTGGTGTATCAATGTTAAAATATACATTTGAATATTCATTTCCATAATCTTCATCAGGATTCCAGTTATTTGTAAGTGCGTGATCTTCTCCATATTCATAGCCTAATCCATACTGATGATATTTTATACTCATAGTCATTTCCTCCTTACTGCATAGCATATTCGTATCCATGTTTTAATAATGTTTCTGTTATTTTTCGCTTAATCCAAGGCTGTAAATATCTCCATTGTGTATATGGCTTTCCATAATTGAATCGTACATAATCTGGATAACCTAATCCATTTTCAGGCGTTTCAACTTCTACATACTCACTGTAAATTCCGAAACATCCTACACCTTTTAAAAGATAGAATTTATATTCTTCTCCGTTGTATTTTCGTACAAACAATAATGTCTTTTCCATATCAATCAACCTCCGTTCTATATTTCATAATCGCTTACTGGTTCTGTATAACCACTATCCAATTTAATTTCCGTTGTTTCATAGTCATCATAAACACTCTTTTGTGTTCCTCTTGCATGAATAATCTTTGCAAGCTGCATAATTACATATCTGCGTTCACAACCATGCTCATCATAAACTTTATGTGGATAATATAATGCTCTACCATTGCAAACTGTAAAATCATCAAACTCTTTTCCATAGAACTGTTCACAATCACTAGCATGTAAATTCCGTAATGCGTGTTCTCTAATGTACTGTTTCTCTTCATCTGTTAATTTATCTGTGTTATCTAACAATGAGAAATCAAACAAGATATTTCTCTTGCCAGTCTCAAATGAATCGACATATTCTAAGTTGTTTTCCTTTGCTGTCTTTTTAGCTGTCTTGTATAATTTATATTCTTTAATTTTCATTTTCGTTTACCTCCGCTTTATATTTCTCAAACACTTCTTCGCATCTCGCTTTGTCACTGCTCCAAAATACTAAATGCCAGGAATAAACCCATTCTCCATTTTCAAAATATTTATATTTCTCTTGGATTTCCCATCGCTTATTCCAATGACTTCCAATTCCTTCAACCATTCTGTATTTCCGTAACTGCACCATTTCATTCACTCCTTCCATTACAAAAGGCAGACACAAATTATTGTGTCTGCCTTAATATATTCTCTATTTCTAATCAATCTCATCACACTCTAAACTATCAACATCCCAATCAAGTTCATCAATCGGCTTATCCCACAATCCATTATCATCCGCAATATAGTTCATAATCTTTGCAAAACTACTTGCTTTTACCTTTTCCATTTCCTCTGTAAATTTATAAGTCGGCTGCATAGCATCATCGGTTTCATAAATATACACATCAATTATATTGTCACTGTTTACAAATGCTTTGATAAAACCCATCTCATTTTTATGGAAAATGAGAAACTCACATAATCTGTTATTACAATTCCAATCAAAAGGTGTGCTGTCATTACCATTCATATAATGAATAGCTCCGTTTGTATAAAGCATTTCATCTGTTACATTAGGGCACATATTTCGTGCAACCTTAAAAATTCTTTCGATTTCTCTTTTAAATTCATATCCATTCATATTATTTTTCCTCCTTTGGAGTAATTAAGCTCATAAGATTCTCTCTAATATAGCCACAGAAAGCATCAATACTTCCATTTCCAATAGTCCAACAACTGTCACCATCATAGTTCCAATGAATAATTACTTCATGCCCTGCTGTGATATTAGGTAAATCAACATCTTCCTTTCTCGCATACGAACTATTTGAAAGAGCTTTAAGATATACATATCTTCTGATATTCTCAATATCTCTTTCTGTTTCTGCATTGAAAATCTCTACCAGATATTCTTCAGAACATTCATCATAAATATCATATTCGGAAGCTCCATTTTTCTTATTATCAAGTCTCTTTAACTCTTTACTAATTGCAAACAGTGCTGATTCTTCATATTTTTTACATTCTTCTTCGTTACTAAATACAGTTCCATCCTCTGCAATGTATTCAATTTTTACCAATTTTTCAATTGTTTCCGTTTTTCTTACTTCGTTTACCTTCATAATTTTAGTCTCCTTTTATTATACTATATATTGTATTTGCTCGTTTCATGTACCACTATATCTTGCAATTATTTTACCAAGAAATTACAATTTACTTTGCTTTATGGTTGTTGATAAATCCAATTTCCATGTCTTACCTTATCACTATTTTTACTCCAAAAGCCTAATTTAACCATACCTCTAACGCTCCCTGTTTTATGTATGCATGGGCAGTTGCTTGTAAATCTTTTACCAGTTGCGTTTTCATACTTTCTTGGACTACTGTAATATGCCATATAAGCACGCTCCTATCTGCTCCATTGACCAACTTTATTTCCGTTTATATCAATGATGCTTCCGCTTGTTGCACCATCTTCAAGTTCTCTACAAATACCTTCAAGTAATCTTTTGCATTCTATAGCTTCATCAAATTCACTTGGTTCACCTGTGTATGGATCACAAAACGCTGCATTGCCTGTTTTAATTTCAATTTTCAACATAATTCTCGCTCCCTTCCAATCCGAGTACATAGCGATCTCTGTACCCATTCCAAAAATATGATTTTAAATCTGCAAGAGTTTTTGTACCATTTTTTAGTTCCTCATAATCTGCCTTTAACATATCTGAGGTGTAATTTTTATAGCAACAAATACATGAATGAAATTCTTTTCCATTTTGTGCATACCATCCCTTGTTTAATGGAAATGTTTTCTTTGCGATTGTACGGAAAATAATTACCAATCCGTTATAGTCTGGCAGCTTGTGTTTATCGCTTAAATCTCTAAGCTCAATTTCTATTCCGTCTGGTGTAACGGCTTTATCTATGACCTGCATAATTCTCTATCTCTCCACTTTCTAATCTCAATACTAAATCAAGCACTTTATCTCTATACTTAATCATCTGTACTGCTTTTCTAAGTGTTTCCTTTTCACCAAATTCTTCAGGTATAATATCAATCCCATACTCTACAAGTTGTTTTTCTGCCTCATACATTAAATCTTTTGCATTAGCTTCTGGAATATAATCTTTACCTCTTGAATCTGCAATTCCAGCTTTTACATATTCTGGACAACATAAATCAATAAACCGTGGTAACTCTTTTTCTAAATCCATCATATATGTTAAATCAGGATCAAGAATACGTTTAGGTTTACCGTCTCCCCCTCTCTTTTCCATCATTTCTGCAATATCTTCTGTCTCATAAAACTCATTCTCTGCAAGAACTTTTCTCTGAATCTCTTCTGCATTTGCCTTAATGGTTTCATATAATGCTTTCGCATTAAAGTAATTGCTTTTCATTTTGCCAAGCAATACTTTGTCATACTGAATCTGTGGTAACATAATCATTTCCTCCTTACTTTTAACATTTTTTCTCTATACTCATGTATCTGTTCCAACGTCAACCACTCAGGCTTTTCATCATCAGCAAACGAATTCCATAACTTTTCCATTTCATCACAGTGTTCCTCCACCGATTTGAAATACAAATGACCTTCATATCCGTTTCCGTTGCCCAAGAAATATTCGCAATCTGTTTTATATCTATCAAGCATCATATAATCAAATTCTCTTGGATGTCTTACGAATGGCTCGTCACATTCAATTTCTTCTGCAACTCTTGTATTTGGTTCGCCACATATTTCCCCCCATTCTTTTTTGTAAGCACCTGTATAGAGATCAAGTCCGTTACGACCATTATTTTCATCAAAATACAACTTTCCATTTTCGTCCTCATAACAAGGAACTTCCATATATCCACCGAATCCTACAAATTTTACTTTCATACTAATCAACCTGCCTTTCTAATCATCAATCAAATGCTCAACATCTGCCTTTTCTGTTAATGGAATAGGCGTATCAAGCGTTCCCATACAGTAATCGTAGTCCCACCAGTCTTCATCATATCCTGCTTGTAACGCTTCAATAATGTGATTAGCAAGAAGGTAATTTCCTTCATCTATCTTTAACTTTGCGAACTCTTTTAACCTGTCAAGTGTTGTAATCTCGTCTAACTCTTCATTAAGTTGACTCATTACATCGCTAAATGATTTCTCTTCAAATTCTGCCCTTGTCATACTAATCACACCTCTCTAATCTCTTTTAACATGTTTGCTTTGCACATCATCAAGTTCTCTTTCATATCCTCAATTCGTATATCCATAAACTCTTTGAGTGCCTTATTAAATTGTTTTTCTGTGATGTCATGACCATAATTTGCAATCACAACATCCATAACTTCTCTATACGAAAAGCCATTAAATAATGTGTCGTTCTCATGTATCGGTAAACTATAAGTAAACTCTTTTCCATTCCGTGAATCCGTTTCAGGATCATATAACCATCTGCTCATATTAAACCTCCTCTATAATTCCGTTTTCTGCATTGTTCCAATAGTATTTCTTTCCGTTCTCTACATTCTCAAAAATTACTGAATATGAAAATGTTTCAAATGGTGTGAATACTTCACCATCACAAGTTGCTGGTGACTTCTCTGTATTCCAATCAATACCAAGCTTTCCATTTACTTCTTTCACTGTAAACACAGTTCCATAATTCCGTGTTTTAATCTCTCTGTCGCATGTGTCGTACATATGTACTTTTACTTTGTCATTTACTTTTAACATTTTGCATTCCTCCTTGTAATAAAATAGGCAGCTAGGTTTTTATTCTCCTAACTGCCTTTACTGTTACTATAAATTTATTGCGTTTCCATCTTCGTTATATTTAATCGGTGCAATGTGAACTACATACCCGATTTCTTTTTCTTTATCATAAATTTCCATTGTACCACCTGCACAAAATTCAAATGAGAATCGCTTATCATCCGATTCAAGTAATTTAATCAAATGAACAGTGAGTTCGTTTAAGTTCCGTGCGTCCTCTTTTGAATTTTCAATACTTATCATTTCTCTTCACTCCTTTTCATAAATCTCTAATCTATGTAACAGATCAAACATTGCTACATATCTACCAAGATTCCGTTCTTTAAGTTTATCATTGTCATTCTGTATCGCATTATCGTAATCTCTGTTTACTTTATCAAACTCATCCGCAATAATCTCAAGGATTTCATCCTTTGTCTTTTTACATGTATATTTTGTCATTTCTCTTCACTCCTTCCCAAGCAAATCTTAGTTTCAATGCCATCTATAAATTTCTTTGTTTCCATTTACAGTGTCAGCAACCAATATGTAATCACCTGTTGCGTAATGTTCTCCTGTATACATTGTACGAATAGTATCGTTTATGTATTTTCTAAATGAAAAAGATTTTGCAAGCACCTTTTTATCACAATCCCTTACAATCGCATATGAAAACAAACCTCTCTTTTCCACATGTGAAATACTGGTTTCTCCAAATACTCTAATGTTTGATTTTTTCATTTTTGATTCCTCCAATCTTCTAAAGAAATGCGAATTTCAAATACTCATCGTTCCATCCAAATAATCATTTAAGCCTTCAAAATAATCTTCGTTTGGTTGTTCCTGATGAACAAATCCCCGTTCGCACTGTTCTTCATAAGCTGCCTTCTGTGTTTCTTTATAAATTATTTCATCAATTCTATTCATTTCTCTTGCCTCCAATTTCTAATGAACACGAATTAGTCTAATGTTTCTTCTAACATAGCCTTCAAGTATTCATGTCTGAATTGCATTTCAAATTGAAATATCAAATCGTAAAAATCAATATCTGGATATTTTTTAAGAAGATTACTTGCTGTTTCCTTTGCAAATTCGTTAATTCCATTGATTCTTGTTTCTATCATATTATTTTTTCTATTAATATTCTCTCTTTTCAAATCGACACCTCCTACAAAGAAACACGCATTTTACTTTGTATTTACAGCTTCTACTAACAAATCATGATATAAACAACAATCAAAATTGTTATTCCAATCTAACCTGCGTCCTACCTTTTTCTCTGCATCTTCCCAAGATAAAAGATAAGAGTATTTACGTTCAAATTCTTGAAAACCCATTATTTTACCTACCTTTCACTATGAAATATCCATTCTAATTAATCATTGCTCCATTCACCATTTAACACTTTATTTATTTTTACTTTGTTTATGTCCTGGTCGTTAAGAGTAATAAATGAAATGCCTTTAAATTTCTCAATTAATTCTTCTCTTGGCATATCCCAATTAAACACTCTTAAATATGTCATTACATCTTCTTTTTTCACATATTCTCCGCTCGTGAAATCATCATATTTCATTTTATTTTCCTCAATCTTTCCTAGCTTTCTATATCTGCATTATTTGCACCATCAGAGAACCCATCATCGTATCCCTTGTTGTACATTGGGTTCTCAAACTTTGTGTTTGCTATCGGACTATCTTCTTCAATACCGAACCACTCTTTCTCTTTATCTGTCATCTCACAACAATTTTCAAAAAATTCAAACGCACTTTCTCTATCATCGGAAATAAGTCCATCTTTAAATGATGTTGCTAACTCTTCAAGTCTTGTCCGTGGAATATAATCTGCGTTTACTTTTTCAAATAACTTTTCAGTTGCTTCATTAAGTGCAACTAATTTCTCTTTATCATTTGAGAACATATAATATATTCCATGTTCCCACTGCTGTCCCCATCTTTCTGAAGCAGAGTATCCGCAAGCTACAATATAATTATTATCTGTTTCAATAAGCGAAAAATTTTTACCTTTTTCATTTGATACTACTAATATTTCTCTATGATTTTCTTCCATATCACACCTCCAAGTTATATTCTTTAATTAATCTCTGTCTTACCATATCATTTAGATCCTTATTAACAGGCATTATCCTATGCGTTGTTCGATTAATATACACGAAATGACTTCCCTTGCACCTTGTCGGTGTATATCCGTTCTTCCGTAATATCACATCAAAGTCACGCATTCGCTTTGACTTTCTAAAATTGTGCATAAATCTCACTTCCTTTCTGTTATATATTCTCTGTTGTATAAAAATAACGGCTTGCCTTTCGGTTTGCCGTTTAGTTACTAAACTTTTTAAGCCATTCATCTGTTTCCAGATAATCTTGATAGTCCATATCAATCAAACCTAATTCATCTGCCATTTGATATAGCTACTCTTTGCATTCTTCACTTCCATCTTCTGCAAGTAATTTACAAAGTTCCTGAATAACAGGTGTTACCGTTTCTCTTGCCTTTGATTCTTCAAACTCAACAAGATAATCGTAAGCATTACAAGCAATTTCCTTTGGTGTAAAATTACCCTTCCAGTTTGCATTGCCATATTCTGCAATATCATAAAAATTTCCATATTCCATTATATCTCACCTCTTTCTATTAAATAATTTCTGTATGCATTTTCGCTTTCAAACTGCTGATATTTGCCTATTGATGGCACAAATCCCATATAAGCAAATCCGTTATAATATCCGTTTGGTTTTTTCATGCAAATATCCTCCTTATAAATGATTTTATTCTGCCTTTTATACTGTCAGCTTCTTCAAGTTTCTTATAGTATTTTTCTCTTTCTCTTCTTTGAAACATATAAATTTCTTCTTCTCTTCTGATATCTGCATCAGGTCGAAAGTCTACAATCTGACTTCCATTTGATGCTGTAAACATTATTGCTCTCTGCATTTCCTTTATACCTCCTTTAATCTTGCATCACGCATAATCCGTGAGATTTCATTTTCCGTTTTTGCATTATGAATCTGTATTATTACTTCATCCGAATAACACAAATCTCTTGCTGTTGTAATTGCTGTTCTCTTGTAGTTGTACATTTCTCTTGACATATTAATATTCTCCCTTCTTTATCTTACAAAACCTGAATATTGAGCTTTGATAATTGTGTCGTCATAGATAATATCCGTATAATTATCATGCATTATTAATGAGCAGATATCTCCCTTGATCCAATCTTCTGTGTTATCTGTGAATATCCAAAGGTTTCCGTTGAAATCCTTGGCTGTTATTTCGTTTCCGTTTACACACTCAATCACTGTTGACAGTGGGTATGTGTGTTGATTGTAAGTTGCCTTTTGAACTGCTCTACCTATAAATAAGACAGAAATTGATAGCGTTACTGTTAAGGTTGCCGTGAGTAGTTTTCGCTTTTCATGGTTTGTAAATTTAATTTCTTTTCGCATTGCTTTAATTTCCTTTCTTGTAGTATTGATTTTGGGTATAAAAATAGCACCCTTTGCGTTTGGGTGCTTTGTTAGTGTGGTTATTATATTTGACGCAGTTTGAGTGTTACATCTGATTTAATTTTGCCTGAAGTTCGGCTATTTGAGCTTCAATAGCTTGTTTCTCAATTTCTTTTGCGTTCCATTCCGCATCTGGAATCCATTCCATAATTTCAAATGGTTGAACACAAAGATATTCACAAATACGGTTTAATGTGTCCGTTTTAAATACTTCATTTTTACTTATTTTAGATATAACATTTGTACTTATTCCTGTATCTTTACAAAGTTGTGTTTTTGTTATTTTGCGTTCATTTAATAATTTATCAAGTTTATAATATACTATCATATATTTTTAAACCTCCCTTCATATGCTCAAAGATAGCATATTATTTGACTTTTTTCAAGTGTGGTTTAAAATAATGCACACTATAAAAGAGCAGACTTTTTGCGTTGTCTGCCCTTCTAACTATGCATTATTCTTTTATTGTATCAAGTTCCGTTACATTCACACCCAAAGCGGATAGAATAACTTTTAAATCTCTATAACGCACCTTCATTGACTTATATAAAGGCGTTTCCTTTTCTGTCATTCCCATCCATTCCTGCAAGCGTGAAAATTCTTCTACACAAATTTTAATTGTTTCTTGGTTATTCATTTCTTCCATCCTTCCACCGCCTTTCTAATTATAGTATAGCGGATTTATTGCGTGTTTACAAGTTGCTTATTTAACATACATTTCACAGAATACAGCCATAAAAAGCTTGTTAAACTGTGCTTTGCTGATAGCTGTTACAAGTGTATTGTCATTGACAATCTTCTTACTCTGAGCATATCTTGCACCAAACATATCTGACATATTCTCAGCAAGTTTGCTAATCTGAGCCTGAGAACAATTCTCAATACCAAGATTTACAAGAAACTGCTTGATTGCTTCTAAAAAGTCGCCACGCTTATGCTCATTAATCTTTTTGGTATATGCTTCATGCATACCTTCAGGAATAAAAACATAAGTCTCTTTCATAGACTTTGTGAGTGGTTCAACAATAGCTTTGTGTGCAGTTTCAGCCTGGCGAATTTTATTATCTACTTCTATCCGTGGAAACTTAGCAACTACTTCATCAACATTCATGCCATTATCAATATCATTCTGACGGTTTGCAAGAATAGATTCTAACTGTGCTTTGAGAGGCTTTATCTCTGCTTTAAAGCGTAAATCTTCTACTGCTATTGCAAGAGCTGATTCCTTAAAAGATTTTAATTGTGTTGTTGCTTCCTTACTCATTTTTGAGAAATTAATCTGATTCTTTGCCATAATAGACTCCTTCTCCTATTTTACGCATAGGTGCAAATTGTATTTTTTGTTGTTTATTATTTTGTAGTGTTATGCACACTATAAAAGGCTAGAACTAGAGCCAGTGTTACAATGTTGCAAACTATTATTCTTATATCCTAAAAAGTAGGTTCTTTATAGTGCGTACAATGTTTTCTGGATAGACTTCTAGCCTTCTAACTATGTATAACATTTTAGCGTTTTTAAACATTTCAAGGCATACACCACTTGCCGTATTTTACACTTACCTACTTCTACATTTAGGGTGCACTTATAGAAGGCAGTATCAGATTGAGCCAACAATCGACTTGCGTGGTAGCGTGTATAAAAAATCGTATTACCGATTTACGCCTATTAAGTTATCAAAGAGCAAATCTACAAAGTGCGTAAGTTACAATAACCCACTATGCCGTCAGATTTGAGCCGTCAAACAATCGTTATGTAGATGTAAAAATTGTGTGGACTTTTTCACTGAATCGTGATAGAATAAAGAATGTGAACGGCTTTATTCTTATAAAGTCCTGGCGGTGTGGATGTTGGAGCATTTACACCGCTTTTCGATTTCAAAGTGCGTAGGGTTGCAACCCCTGATATCTGCTATAAGTTGGAGCTTGTCAAGTGTTATCCGCTTGACTTAATGCAAGTATAAACCCTTGCTTGAAATCTGTCAAGGACTTTTTGAAAAAGTTTAAATTCAATCAAGAATAACTTTTTGCTATGTCCTTTTGACATTTTCGATTATAAAGGTTTGCTTGACTTTTGTCAAGTGGCATTTTAAAAATCTTTTTAATTGACTTTTTATGTATCCGCTTGACTTGTCTATTATAATATACCTAGTCTTGTTGAAAGTCAAGTATCAATTTTAAATATTTTAAATCTTTTTTAAACGATATCAAAATGATATCATATAGCAAATCAAACCATCTAACACAGTTTTAAAAACTACATAGGTTTGCTCAAAAGTGCCAGTAAAAAAGAATGGTTAATATATATCTATTAGCCATTGTTTTTATATATGGGGGGGGGTACTTAAAACTAAAATAATAGTCACATTTTGGCAGCATCCACTTAGCTGGTTATTCCACACACCAACTCAAAAATCTAACCCTTCCCTAATATTCAAAATCCCCAATAAAACCAAGCAAAATCCCAAATCCATCCCACCAAACCCCATATCGTACCCCATATCGCTCAAACCCACTAACCAAGCCATTTCTAATCATTTTTAATCCCATTTTTAAAAATTTTCAAAATCTAAAATATAACCTTAATATTTAAAAAACATATATCTATCCATGTTTAAGTCGATATCAATTTTTCCTTTAACACATCACAAAAATGCTTTGTTCAATAATTAGTGTTCAATAATTCAAAAATAGGGGAATAAATATAAGTAAATTCACAAAAATACAATCCAAAAGGAGCATAATAATGCAAAAAACTATAGATTCAATAAATATAATGAATTCTCTTTTAATTAATGATACAATTGATATTGACAATATAGATTTATTGATTAAGCAAATTAAAGAGGAAATATCTATGAAAGATAAAAATAAATGGGAAGTACCTAAATATACCAAATCTGAGATTAACAAAGCAGGTAAAATCATAGCCGATCCATTTTCTACTCCTAAAGAAAGAGAAGAAGCTTTGGTAATATTAAATAATTGGAGAGCTGCACACGCTTATCCATTACAAGTCATTTGTAGTAATCTTCGTCAAAAAAATCCAAATGCCATTGTTGTTCAAAGATTAAAACGACTTGAATCCATAACTGGTAAAATTCAAAGATTTCCTGAGATGCAATTATATAAAATGCAAGATTTAGGTGGATGTCGAGTAATTGTTGACACTATAGAACAAGTTTATAACGCAATAGATAGATATAAATTTTCTCGAATAAGACATATACTTAAACGTGAATATGATTATATTGCCAATCCTAAAGAATCAGGTTATAGATCTTATCATATGGTATATCAATTTCACAGTGAATCTAAAGACACTTACAATAAAAATATGTTCATAGAAATTCAATTTCGTACAAAATTACAACACATGTGGGCAACTGCTGTTGAAATGATGGGGATATATACAAAAAGCAATCTTAAATCCAGTCAAGGAGATTATGACATATTAAGATTCTTTACACTTGTATCCTCTTTGTTTGCCATAGAAGAGAAAATGCCTATATGTCCCAATACGTCTAAATGGGCTGATGAATTAATATCAGAAATTAAGTATCTTGATAAGAAAAATAATATAATATCTACTCTTAGTGGATTAAATGTGTCCATTAATCATGCGAGTAATAAATATAACCAGAAAGATAAAAATTTATATTATATAATATTACTCAATTATGACAAAATGACTGTTACTGTAAAACCGTTTAAATCCTCAAATCTCGAAACAGCGACAAAATTATATGGAAAAATTGAACAAGGTTCAAATATTAATGTTGTATTAGTATCAGCATCTTCATTCGAAACATTAAAATTGGCATATCCTAATTATTTTGCGGATATCTCATATTTTGTAACAAAACTAAGACGTGTAATAGAAAATTATGACTCTATTAAAAATCAACATAAATAACTTTATCTATAAAAAGACAACTTAATGTGGTTGTCTTTTTTATTTTCAAAAAAATATCACAACCATTCCACACAGAGATGAGTATATAAACCACGCCAGAATCCCCAAATCCAATACAATCCATCAAAAAATCCTACTATAACAATACCAAAAATTCCATTTCTCATCTAAACCCTCTATTACACTCATACACAGTCTTTTCATTCCACCCTACCAATAACACCTAAAATCATTTTTACTTACCTAAATACTCAAAATACAAGGTTGATTTTTACATCACTCAAAATTGCATTAACTATCTATATACATTCATACACATTTACTATAAATAATATTATCAATTCTCACATCTATATAAAAATCCACTCTCACAGCTCAAATTTCAATTTTTATCTTCTACCCTAACAACTAGCCACCTGACATATAAAAATCCAAAATAGACTCAAAATCATACATTTTTCTCCTTATATTCCATGTAAAGAATTTTATCTCAGAACAAATTTAAAAAAGAGAATATAAAATTATATAAATCACATTTCTAAGGAGGGTTTACAAATGAATACATATTTAATACCAACAACAGCAGCATATTGTTATGAACCTTATGATTACATTTATTTTGTTTATGCTGACACACCACAAGAAGCTTATATAAAAGCATGTACGAAATTACAAGGAGAATATATACCACTTGAATCACAAGAATATGAATCATATCCATTTAAATTGTACAAGCCAGATGATACAGATATTTTCCCGTTCCATGAATCAAGAAAATATGATATACTTACAGAAGCATTTAAAAATACAAAAGGAGCAGAATATATGGCGTATTTCAATGTAAACTGGAATGATTATATAGAAGATCTAATTAAAATAGCAGATAAAGAAAATTGGTCTAATGATACATACCCTAATAATAAAATTCTTACAAATTATATGGTTCACACATATAAAAAATTATCTTCTGAAAAGAATGTAATTATTAATAATGAATATGCGCTATTTAACACAGGACTTTTTACTGAATTCTATCAACCAATATACGCATATCAAGATAAAAGCAAAAATGGATTAAAGTTTCTTACATCATATGATTTAGGAAATATGAATATTTCTGAGCGCCCACCAAGAGCAAATTATTTTGACGATCCATCTCTCTTATTATTTGATTGGCACTACGAAATAAACATTAACTATAAACATATATTGAAAGATATTAATAATATTGAAAGAATTCCCGAAAAACTTAAAGATAGCAAAAATATTCTTAACAATCTCAATGGTTCAATAGAAACTATGAAAAAGCGAGTATCAGCTAATTATAAATTGGCAATACCACAATATTATGAAAACAAGATTCAGTTATTACTTCCATTATGCTTAGAGGATGATACTACTCCGTCATTAGCTTTAACCGTAACTAAAGTAGGAAATTATTATCAAGGTCACACATGTTTAACACTTGATATGGCATATAATAATGCTCGTCTTATTGCAAAACCAGAATCTAACTGGTTATCAATATAAATCAAATAAATATAAAAAATTAACAGACGGCAATTAAGCTGTCTGTTTTTTTATTGCATAAATTTATATTATTCTTCACTATTCTATTTAATAATTCTTAAAAACTTAAATCTCTTTAAGAGAATAATCTATTGTAAATAATCATCACACCACTCTCATCAGAACAAAAAAAATAAATTTTAAGGAGGACTTATTATAAGCAATTTAGGGAGAAAATCACACCTCACAGAAAAAATTAGCCACTTTTATCTCATACCCTTATAAGTTATCACCTAAGACATAAAAATTGAAAATTACTCTCAAAAACTCATTTTTAACCCACAGATAGGGGTATAAAAAAACTATATACAAGCTCAAAAGATAATATGTGCGTAAGCACAAGATGTAGCCCTTTGATAAGGGCGGTCTTTTCGCAGCGTTAGCAAGAAAAGAACATCTTTGGGTAAACAATTGAAGAGAGAATAATATATCAAATAATATATCAAAGGAGAATGATATTATGAAAAAACCAATTTTATTTAAAAGAACAAGAAAATCTGTTATAAGAAAATTATCAAATCCTTATATAAGAGAAAATCTTGAATATTTTGGATGCATATTTTCAATATTAGATATATGTTATATACTATTTCATTTAAAAGAAATAAATAACATGTTTCAAGGTCAAAAATAATATAGGTACATCGTATATGTACCTAAATAAAAGTATCAATCCAAAGCACCATACACCTAAATCAACCAATAACAATCAATCAAAAAATTATGGAGTTTGTATGTAGCGTAAGCGAAATACAAACGGAATAGTCTGTCTTATTAATAATGTTATATATCTTCTTTCAGTTCGGCAAAGTAGGTTTCACCCCCTACCAATTTCAAAAATAAAACAAACAAGTAGGGGTTCAGACCTACTTTACTGAACGCTCGTAAATTCATCTTCCACTTAATCTCAAACGGAGAATAAATAAATATCACATACAAGGAGGAATTTTTCATTGCAACAGAAAACAGAATACTTTACTCGTTTCCCAAGTGACTACATTCAAGGAAATATTAGAACTAAGTATGGAGTTAGCCGAAAATTCTATATCACTTATATTCTTATTGATAAATACAGGTCTTATGAAGACTATAGTTGGATTACTCTTAGAAAGGTTCTAAATTTCTACGGATACAAGACACACAAACGTAGACCGAAAGCAGTTCAAGAAATTCTTGATGTACTAGAATATATGATTAATAACAAAATGATTGAAGTTCAACAAGATCTTGATTCTATAACTTATGATACTGGTATTGAGATTAAAATAATTCCTGAAAATTTTGATGCAATTGATAAGTTCTCAAAAATCACATCTTCTCAACTTGATTTTATTATGATGAATGAATCGAGTATTAATAAAGAGAATATATTAATGGCGTTTCTTTATATTAATTCTTATATATTTGTTCGTCCAAAAAATAAAGACAATGAAGATATCATGTATAATCCTGAATCCAAACCAGAAGCTTTTTGGCGAAGTATAGAATCTATGTCAAAAGAACTTTCTATGTCAAAAGATACCATTAATCAATGTATTCAATATCTCACATCTTCTATTGGCGACAAAGAACCGCTTCTCGTTAAGAAAGAAGTCGGCAGCGTTCAACCTGATCCAAAGAAACCACCACAAAATGTACCAAATATATATGTACTTAACAAAGAAGGCTATGAGCAAGAAATTGAGTGGGCTATTACTAAAATGTTGGAAATATATCATGTTGACTCTTTTGGAGAAATTAAAAATGGTAATCAAGGATAACATTTTAGAACAAACTTCACATTTTAATTTTTAAATAAAACCCTTTTAAATAAGGGAATATATAAAAGTAACACATAAACCGTATCACACTATATAAAGGAGCGATGATATGAACAAAAAAATTTATTTAACAAGGAGAACAAATATTTATGACAAAGGAAACAGAAAGACATGTAATGACAAGAACAATGGAACTTAAGAGAAAGAACAAGCTTATATGCTATCCCAAGTTATCAGAAGCGGATTTCGGTGGTTGCGATTTAAATATTGCCAGTCGTATAGCTGCGGATTTTAAGTTTGATGAAACCAAAAAGAGAGAATGTACAACTAGAGATTATAACAAAAAGCTTAAGGCTTGTGAAGAAAGACAAAATTTAAAGGAGGAAGCGGTACATGCTTAGATACGAAATTATTGCTAATGTTGGTATTAGCGTAGATTTACATAATAATTACACAGTAGTTGCTTTAGCAAAGTGGAATAAAGAGAAAGAATCTTACTTAGCCACTTTTTATATTAAACAAACAGATATTGACCATTTAGATCTTATGGATGACCAGATTGAAATAGAGTTTTCTTCTGAGATAAAAACAATCAAGAATGATTTAGTGAAGTATATTGAAATGCTTATAGAAAGAGGAATTATTCAGAGATATATAGACAGATACAAATATGAGCTTGATTGTATTGATAGAGGAACTGCTATGTTTGAGTTAGAGAAAAATGTTAAGTAAATCAGATTATAGATATTTTAAAAAAGCTAAAATGGCTGCTACCATCTCGGATTATAAAAAAACACATATAGGGTGCATAGCCGTTTACCAAGGAAATGTAATAGGAATTGGTTATAATACAATTAAAACGCATCCTATTCAAAAATATTATAACAGATATAGAAATTCATGGAATAAGAATGGTATTAAACCGACTTTACATGCTGAAATCAATTGTCTTAATTCTATCCGTCATCTGGATATAAATTTCCAAAAAGTAAAATTATATATTTTTAGAACAAGATTTGATAAAGAGTTTGGCATGTGTCGTCCATGTCCAAGTTGTATGGCAGCTATAAAAGATTTAGGAATAAAACATATTTACTATACAAGCAACGATGGATATTCCTATGAGTGTATAAAAAATTAAAAAGAGAGGTTATTTGTATGTGCAATATTTGTGGCAATAATCCTTGTCTTACAAGATGTCCAAACTTTCATCAGAAATATAATTACTTATGCTGCTATTGTGGTGGGGGTATTTTAAGTGGGCAAGATTATCTGAGAAATTCAGAAGGACAATATATACATAGAGACTGTATTCCATGTACTGATTATCTTATAGATTGGTTGGGATATCGTGTCGAAACAATGGACGAGGAGGATTATAAAGATGAGAATTATTGATAGACTGAGAATATTTTTTGATATTGATTACAGTTCAAATAAGGAATATTGGATTCCAATTAATGAGATTAAAATTAGAGAAGAATTTCTTGCTACTCCACCCAATTACAGAAAATTCAGGAAGAAAGAAAATACATTCATCAAGTATGGTGAACTGGGGAAGATTATAATTGACAGAAATTATGAATTGATAGACGGATATTGTTCGTATCTTATTTGCAAGAAATATGACATAGGTAAAGTTCCTGTGTGGTTTGAATAATTGTAAATAGAAATTTTTATTTATTTCCAAGGTAAATAAATAGATTTCTATAAAATGAAAAGAGAATATAAAAGTGTAAGAATTGTTTTAGGAGGATTTTATATGAGCAAAACAACTATCTGTCCTATTTGTGGACACAAATTAATTAAAATAGATGATATGAATTATGTGACATCTATTTGCCCTGACTGTCATACAACTGTATTTGATGAAGAAGATGGTAATCGACATGTTATTAAACATGGTATTTCTAAGAAAGATGGATATAATATCAGCTTGGATATTGTGTATAAACAATTTTTATCTGACCAAATGGTTATATCTGGTAGATTAAATGTAAATCCAGGAGAAGTTATGTGTCGAAGAATTTTTAAAACAGATATATATTCTGACTCTATGTTAAATTACTTCTTTCCTATGTTCAAAGATTTTAAAATACAACAGAAATATAATTATTTTGATGGCTATAATAAATATCTTAGAATGTCTGAGAATTATTTTAGAAGAACATTTCCAGAATTTTATGAATAAGAGGTGATAGTTATAAAAAAGGTACAATATACATTAGTTAAAATACCAATAAAAGAGCTTATTGATGGAGATTTTAATATTCAGATTAATAGAGACACAGAAATCAAAAAAGAATATCTTATTAAACAAGGCGACTCTCCTTTATTTGATCAGATTCAAAGACTTCGTGGCGAATCATCACCTCATATAAGTGAACTCATGTTAGTTGTTGCAAAGAAAAATCCAAAACAGGAAGAATCTCTTAGAAAAATTCTAAATGATGGATTCACATATAATGGAATCCACTATTCTCGTTTTGGTAAATCAGCTTCACAAGGTAAAGATGGAATAACTGCATTTGTATGTGATGAAATTTTTGATGAGTTATATTTGATTACTCAGATGGATATTAAAATTGATGAATGTGTTATTTCTAAATATGAAGCTCAGAGATGTTTACCATTCAGTTCATGTACTCTTATTAAAGATTATATGCCTAATATTGTGATTATCGGTGAGTATGAAAAAATATTGAAAAATCAGCTTATCAAATATGTAGTTGAAAGAGAAAAAGAATTTGTTGATGAAAGCACTGGAAAGAAAAAGAAATATAAGACTAGAGAAATTGAAGAAGGATTAAAAGATATTGGATTATCACCTTTTGACGGATGTGGTTGTCATGAAGAAAACTTTATGAATACTGTGAGTGAACAGCTTGGATTAGACTATAAAGTTATTGGAACACAGGTGCGTTTGCCATTTATTAAAGGATATTCTGTGTATGTACCATTTAAACAAATTCTCAAAGAATGGGGTTATACTACTATCACTGATATCTATGGTCATGTTCATAATGTTGATGATATAGATTGTATTTGGAATATTTCGATGTTTAAAGGACACAAAATTTTTAAGTCAACTTATGGTGAAAATGCATGGATTGAATATATGAATACTGTCAGAAAGTATGAGTTCAAACTTGGAATCAGTAAATACAGTCATCATATTAAGCATTTAAATAAATATACACGAATGAATTTTCAGTATTTACAATGTCTGGATCTTTGGAATGATAAATATGTGAAATGTTATACAGATAAAACAAAAAAGGACTACAACATATTAGATTCTAAAAATGATGGAAAAATCATTAAGCTTGCAAAATATACCACTAATATGTATGAAAGAATTATTAAAGGTGATAAATTTTATACATATAAATTTATGGGAATTACCGACACAGAAGATTATGAGCCAGAAAGTAAATATCTTGAAGCTGCATTGGTAAATGATGTTATGCTAAAAGATCCTGCTGTTAAGCAATTTATTTATAGAAAACTTAAAAAGTCTATTGATGAAGCAAAGGTTGGTAAGATTTACTGTTCAGGTTTTTATCATACAGGTGTTGGTGATATGATTGGTTATCTTCAGTATGCCGTTGGTGAAGAACCAATTGGTTGTCTTGGAGAAAGAGAATTATATACAGCAAATTTTGAACCAGGATATTGCTGTTCATTCCGTTCTCCGCTTGTTGATCCATCAGAGGTAAATAAGATTAAGATTGTACGAAATGATATTCTTACAAAATGGTTTGATTATTTTAAAGACCAAGATGTAGTAATGTTTAATATGTATGATGTATCAGCTCCACAACAAGGTGGCGCAGATTTTGATGGGGATATTTTCTATTTAAGTAATGATCCTATTATCATTGATTCAAAAATAGACAAGCACATCATACTTGATATTGAAGATAAAGTAACTGCTCAGTCAAAACCATATACAAAAGAGAATCTTATTGAGTATGAAGTAATGACAAGAGATAATCGTATTGGTGAAATTACTAATGTTGCCACAAGTATAGAAAATAAATATACGACTAATCCAGATATTCAAAAATTGTATTCCGACTACTCTTCTCTTCTAAGAATTTTTCAGGGCAAAGAAATCGACTTTCTTAAAACGGGATTTAGATGGCATATGAATTCAGGTCTTAGAAAGCATCTCAAACAACTTCCATATTTCTTACTTCATAATTATCCAAAGAAAATGAAATCCTATATGAATATAATCAAGAAAAATAAAGATGTGTCTGATGAAGACAAAGAATATCTTAATGCATATCACTCTCCCTCTCCTATGAATGAGTTATGTGATTATATTGAAACTTGGGAAAAGAAAAATATCTTATGGGATAATAAAATTGATTTGGTTGATACTAGGTGCTTAATCATTAATAATGATTTGGATTTATCTGATAAAAAAGTTTTAAAGAAGTGCAGGAAGTTTATAAATATGTATGCTGTTGATATTAAGCAACATCTGAATCTGCATAGAGACAAGTCGGATGATGAAGACCATAAATTTAATATGGATGAAGTTGTAAACGAATACAAAGAAGAACTCCTAAATGAGATTAAATTGCCTGAAAATATTATAGCAAATTATATTATCAAAGCATCCTACTCTTCTGTTTCTATTAGCAAATCTCTTGCATGGTCAGCTTATGGTGATTATATCATTGAAAATCTCAAGAATAACACAAATCCAAAAAGAAATATATCAATAAGAGAAGTCCCTTATAAGACGGACAATTCATATGAATATCTTGGAAAATACTATGAATTTGAGGTAGGTGATACATATTTACGACTGTAATGAAACATTTCTATATGAAATTATAGAAGATTACAAAGAAGCAGAGAACAATGAGGCAAAGAACGAGATATTCAGCTCGTTCTGCTCCTTAATATGGGCTTCTGATAATAAAAGACGTACATATATTAAAACAATTCATTTTAAAGTCAGAAAGGATTTACTTGATACAGAACTTGGACGAGTATTTGATACATGGTCAGGAATTGAATACAGATATTACAAGTCAATGACTAAAGATGAAAATTGGTGCGCTATTATCAGGCAGAAAATTAATAATATTTATACAAGATATTTTGATAAAGAAGTAATTCTCAATAAGGAGTACATGGATTTATTAAAGAAACCAAAGTTAATGTACTTTGATTGGTTATCTGGAACAGAAATGGATGCAAATACCGTTACAGATATAATTGATGATGCAATTGATGAATCTGAAAAACTTAAACAACGTTTTCAAATGGAGAAAATGACTTTATCTTGGAATGAGTATAAAAAAGTCGTTGAAGGATTTCTGAGAAGATGCTTTGATAATTGTAAACTAATTGAGGAATACGAAGATAAGACTCAAATTATAAATAATTATGATTTTATCACTGAGGATAATTTTTATGTAAAATATATTAATAGATCACTTGATGGAGAAATGAGAAAATATCAAAAACAGTATTATGGAATCAGGGATCATAAAAAATATTCTCGTTGTAAACGATGTGGTGGAATTATCGAGAAAACAGGAAATAAACGATTGTATTGTTGTGATTGTGCGACTTTAAATGAACGTGAAAGAAAGCGAAAAATTGCTCATAAATATAGAGTAGCGAAATAGAAAACCCGAGTTTTCCTTGTAAAATAAGGCTTTATAACTGTTTTCAGCTTCGTATATATCACATATGGAAAACAATGAAATCAGCTTTTCTTAATATCCCGTCCTAATAGGGACATTTTCATAATATCAATAAGTTTATATATCATAAACTAACCTCTCTTTCTTATATCGGTGGTTACATTATTAAAAAAATGGTGTAATCACTGATACTCTTCCCATATAGTTCAATGGTAGAGCAACGGACTGTTAATCCGTAAGTTACAGGTTCGAATCCTGTTGTGGGAGTTATCCTATTTTATAGGACTGGTCGGTTTCGGATCAGAAGATGTTGAATTTTAAAATAAGCGTGGCGACACGTATAAAGTGGTTCTTATCGTATTATAAGGCTGCGACTGTATAATACAGTTTAACGGAAAACACATAAAATCTACGCCATATCTAAGGTCAGAGGTCAACTGATAATGACTATTTATGAGTTTATGTAATCAATTGCATTGCATGAGATTCTTAAACAAATTGATTTGGTGGGTGTCTCGAAATAGGCACTGTATTAACACAGAAATGTGGGGATGATTTGTGTACTATTGACGGGAATACCGCAAGTATAACTGTTGATAGGATTTTGGTAATATCTCTTAAGTTGAAAAACAGGGATAGAATCAAAAAGCAAGGAGATCGCAATCCAAGCAGGATGGTGACAACTGGGCTGTACTCAAAAGGTACGGATGGTTAAATGTACACCTCATCATCCATTTGTAAGTACATACTTTTGGTGAATGAAGAAAATCTCTTAATAATAAAAATATCATTTGATTTACTGATAGAAAATAACAAGCAAAAGTGTGTATGACCGCAAAGAGAAAAACAACTTATTGTCCTGTAATATGGACACATATAACACTCGCAAGGTGTTATGTGAGAAAGTACAAGTATATGCAACTCTAATAGGCTGCAACCTATGAATCTCGCAAGGAAGAATGTGTAAAAAGAAAATCTATAACGCTTTGTGGTAAGAGTTTGCCAGTTATGTCAAAACTGGTGTTGTTGCTACCTACTGTCTAATCGACAGTGTGATAAATTGTGTCCAACCGCAATAGATGGTAGTGTATTGAGTCAATATCTCAGCTCATATTAAGTAAGAGTCTCATACTTCGGTATGGGATTTTTTATTTTTGGGAATTAGTTCAGTTTGGTTAGAACGCCTGATTTGGGTTCAGGAGATCGTGGGTTCAAATCCTACATTTCCAACTACTATCCTATTTTGTAGGAAATAAATCAAGAAAGAAGTGAAAATTATTAAGTACATTTCAAAAAATGAAATTAAAAAATTATTATCTGAAGGTGTAATTAGAAACACAAGACGAGGATATGTAGATTGCAGAGGCGAACATATTGGATATTACAAGACTTGTGGTGGAAAGCGTTACATCGAAGATAAATTTGTCAAGTAGGTTCTGCCTATGAAAAATAGAATTAAATATAAAGGTTTTTATATAGACAAGACTGAAAATGGCTATCGTATCTGTAGGCAAGAAGATACAGAAAAGCATACCCATCTCTCGAATCTTAATCCATCGTATAGGCTCATAGACAATGTATTATCAAATAAAATTCCAACTCGTTGTGGATGTTATTATTTGGAATCACATATTCGTTTGAGTTATGATGAAAATTATATTAGGAAGATTCGTGAGTATATTGAAGTAAAACAGAATAAAAGTAAACAAATGTATTATAATCCTGGCAGAAAACGTTCTGGTGGGAATTTTTAATTTTATGGAGGAAAAAGGAAATGGCAAATTTTATTTTTAAGGAAACCAAGCAGACTTCTATGAAGATTGCAGGTATCATTGACACAGATAATATGATTGTTGAAGTAGATGGCGAAAAAAAGAAGCTTGCTACTCTTCTATCAGTATTTAACGGTGGTGGTGTTGAAATAAATGTGAAGGTAAAAGAGGAAAATGAACTCGATGAACCTACTGAATCTAATGAAGAATAGAGAGTAGGTGATTATTATATCTGATTTTACAAAATTGGAAAATGAAAATTATCATACATATATATGGCGATTAGATCAGTTGATAAATTCTGGGAAATATCATAATTGGAGAGAGATAACACCAATGGTTAATAAAGAATTATTTGGTGATGATGAATCTCAATATAGAGATGAATCTGCTTACAGAAAAGCCTGTAAATACGCAAAAGATTTTAAGGAGGCTGGTGTATTTAATTCTGATAATGAGTATTTAAAGGAATTACAGATTCAAAAACGTGAATTGGAAAAAGAACGCAAGAAGCTTCATAGTGAAAAGCTTGAATATAATAAGTGGCTTAGAGAAGACGCAAGAGATGAACTTATTGCGGAAAAAATTTGTGAGGCAATCACTAATCTCCCTTCTTTAGATATTCCACAATATAAACAACCAATTCATAACACTAAAGCATATTGTCTGGTTTTTGGTGACGAACATTATGGTGCAGAATTTGAATTAAAAGATTTGTTTGGAAATATTATTAATTCATATAGTCCTGAGATATTCGAAGAAAGAATGTATGACTTATTTGACCAAACAGTTGAAATAATTCATAAAGAAAATATTGATACTCTTAATGTATATTCTATGGGTGATTTTTCGGATGGCTGTCTCAGAGCATCACAGCTTATGAAACTAAGATGTGGAGTTGTCGATGGTACTATTCAGTATGCAAATTTTATAACTAATTGGCTTAATAATCTTACAAAACATGTTCATATTAAATTCCAAATGACTGATGGAAATCATACAGAACTCCGTATGTTAGGTCAACCAAAAGGAACTTTTACAGAAGATAACATGGGAAAAGTTGTAAGAGAATTTATTAAAATTAGATTAGCGGATAATCCTAATTTTACTTTTATCGAAAATCCAACAGGTTATATTTATGGACAACTTGCATGTAATACTGTTATGGGAATACACGGTGAAGTACGTGATATGGAGCGAGCATTAAAAGATTTCTCTAATATTTATAATGTTCCAATTCAGTATTTATTCGCAGGACATCTACATCATTCAAAAGTTGAAGAAATTGGTATTAATTCAGAAGTTATAAATGTTCCATCAATTATTGGGGTTGATCCATATTCTCTTTCTTTGAATAAGACTTCAAATGCCGCTGGAAAATTAATTATATTCGAGCAAAATAAAGGAAAAGTATGTGAATATACACTCAAATTAAATTAGAACTTATTTGCAACAAATATTATATAGAATCAGTTGCAATTAGATAATAAACAAAACAAATTTTGTTAATATATGCAAATATTCTGAATAATTTTAAATTATATAAATATTACGCATAATTTGGCTGACGAAGCCACTATTAGAGGGAGTGTACCTTATATGGACGCTACCCTCTTTTATATTACAAAATAAAATTAAGGAAAATAAAGGAGATTTTAAAAATGGTAAAGAACGAATTAGTAAGCGCAATTGCAGAAAGAATTGAAGGAGCTAAGAAAGGTGATATTGCTCTTATACTTGATACATACGCAGAGGTTATTACAGATACATTAAAGACTGATGCTACAGAATCTGTTCCTGTAGGTAAACTTGGTAAATTTAAGGTTAAGGATGTACCTGAGAGAACAGGCAAGATTATGTTAGGTGACAGAAAAGGTGAGGAATATATAACTCCTGCCCATCAGGAAATCACATTTAAGATGAATAAGTCAGCAAAGCAGCTTTAATTCTGAAGGGACGTGATTAAAATAAATACAGTAGTTGTAAAAGATATCTATGAATTAGCTGATATGGTTAATTCAATGTATCATAATGTAGTTTCTTATGATAATTTAAACAGTATAGCAATTGTTGCCAAGTATTATGAAGCAAAGACATTAATCGAAACTCTTATTGCTGAAAGAGGTTTTGAAATTTCAAGTATTAAAGAACTCGGCGATTCTAATGTCAATGGTTATACAGATGAATATATTATCACATTATTTGTTGATGAAATTGGTTGTGAGCCTGCAAAAGATAATAATGGATATAAGGATATATGCGGAGAAGCCGTTTATGTTCTTGAAAATTGCAATTCTAAGATAATGTCGCATGTTTATGGTGAGAATATATTTGAAGTGTATATTGATAATATCAAAGATACTGATGATGACTGCGATGAAGATTGTGAGAATTGTTGCTGTTGTGGTAATGATACTTATTATTTTGATGTAAAATCTGGAACTTATGAGATTAATGGTAAAAAGGTATCTAAGAAAGAATTGTTAGATTATTTAGGTGAGAAAATTGATGAAATGTCTGAATGGAATAAGAGCTTTTCTTCTATACTTTCTGAATATGAAGCAATTCATAATAGTATTAAAAGAATCTATAAACTTGATGTTTTGTTAAGATTTTAATTAGCAATATGTTGCGTATTAAAGCTTTATTTAGGCGTTAATTAGCAATATGTGGCTAGTTAATAATTAGAATCTTTGGAGTGTGTGGTGTATACTGCACACTCTTTTTATATGGGTGGATATGCCTAGAGGCGAGGGCAAGAGACTGTAAATCTCCCACATGAGAAACACCGTAGGTTCGACTCCTGCTCCACCCACTAGGTTAATCAGTCAGATTAATAAAGAGAATTACAAGCAATTACTTATCTCTACCTTCAATAGATTAATAAATTGGAGGTTTTTAAATTATGAGTAGATTTCAGAATATATCTGATGAAGATTTTATTAAAGTTGTAAAAGAAAATGTGAGTGTAAGAGACATACTTAGTGAACTAGGATATAGTAGATCAAGCGGATCTATGGGAAAGAAAGTAAGGGATAGAATAAAACAATTAGGAATAAATACAGACCATTTTTTAATACATCAATCTAAAATAAATTCTCGACCAACATATTCAATGGATGAAATTTTAATTGAGAATTCATTTTATGAAAATATTGATCGACTTAAAAAACGCTTAGTTTCAAATAATTTATTAAAATATGTTTGTGCAAAATGTGGTAATACTGGTGAATGGAATGGCAAGAAATTAGTATTGCAACTAGAGCATAGAAACGGAATACATAATGATCATAGATTATCAAATTTAGAATTTTTATGTCCAAATTGTCATTCTCAAACAAATACTTATTCAGGGAAAAATAAAGGAAAATATGAAAAACAAAAAGAAGCGATTTAGTCCACTACTATCTCGCTTCTTTTTATTTGAAAGGAAGTGAGATTATTGAATGGTAAAATAGCAGATAAATTAGATCCAGTTACAGATGAGGAATGGGCAGAGGTTAATGAGTTTAATAGAAATATGGTTGAAGATTACCTCAGTAATCAGACTCATCTTTCACCACATAGTTTACATGCTTATAGGTCTGCATTAAAGATATTCTTCGTATGGGTTAAAAATAACCTAAATAACAAAAACTGCATAGAAATTAGAAAGAAAGAATTTCTTCGCTATATGAACTTTCTTGCTAATCGTGGCTTATCAGAAGCTGCAATTAAATTCAAAAAGTCTTCTGTCAGTGCATTGAATAAATTCATCGAGAATTTCTATGATGAGGACTATCCTATGTTCCGTAATTATGTAACTGCTGAGATGCAAGTGCCAAAAACAGGTAAGGTTTTCGCAAAAGAACCATTAACGCCTGACGAAATGGACAATTTATGTTCTGTATTGGTTGAACGTGAAGAATGGCAAAAATTAGCTTATGTAAAGTTTACATATTCTACTGGATGCAGACATGCAGAGAGCTTACAGTTACTTAAAGAAGTTGTTAATTATGAGCCTAAAAGGAAAATTGTAACAATTGTTGATGAAGATGGTAAGGAGCAAGAAGTAGAATCTGTTTCTTATAAAACACATGAGATTCGCTGCAAGGGACATAGTGCCGTTGGTAAGGTTAGAAAATTGCAGTTTGGACAAGATGTAATGGACGTATTAAAGAAATGGCTTGAAGTGCGTGGAGATGATGATTGTCCTTATATGTTTGTCGTAAAAACAAAAGATGGTTCAAAGGTACGACAGATTGGATATAGTGCATTTAATGATTGGTGCATAAATGAATTTTCTGAAATTGTTGGGCGTAGAACGACTCCACATAACTTCCGAAGAAGTCGTGCGACCAATCTGGTATGTTATGACCATCGTGCATTAGAGACAGCACAGAAACTTTTGGGACATGAATCTTCAGAAACCACTCAGATGTATGTCATCCGTGAAGACACCGAAGATGCCGATGAAGCTTTCGTCTAACACTTCTTCTTATTCCAACACTTCTTCACATAACAACCAAGTTTAATAATTTTAACCCCTAGAATACCTATCCCTTTAATTATAATCTTAATAAGAAAAATAACTAAGAATACCTCTCCGCATACAAATGCATATTTGTAGACCACACCTTTATTATTAAATAAAGCTGCAATTATAAATGACATATAAATAATTAGCCCATCTACTCCACAGAAAAATATGAACTTATCGTCTTTAGATAAATACATAACACTCTGTATAAAATTAGGTTCAAGATATCCTAATCTTCTGCGTAGATATGAGTTTCTATCATATATGTTGTTTTTAAAATTATTGTAGTTATATTTATTGGGATTGTCTTTTAATATTATATATGATTTATGTGTGGATTTATCAATATATTTGATATTATAATCATTCATATAAGTTGATATATTGTTTATAACATCATCTAAATCTTCTTTATTATATTCTTTATTATTGTTTATAATTTTATACAAAGGATAATAGATTCTATTATATGCAATCTTCATATTATCTAAGGGAACATTTTTATTATAATTATATTTGGTCACAATAAAGGTAAATATACCTGTTATAAGTGTAGGAAGAATTATTTTTAATATTTCTATAAATGATTTCATATATAAAACCTCCGTTGTTTCTAAATAATATTTTTCTTGCACTCCATCTTCGTATGTGTTACAATACAATCCAAGAAAAGATAATAAAAAGTGCTACCCGTATAGCAAGCGGTTAGCCCAAGTTGACTATATATCTAAGATTAGAAAATAACCGTACTTTGGCGAGGGCGGTTATTTTCTTTTGTTATTGTTGTTAAACGCAAACGTAAGAATAGTAAAGATTACTATTGTATAAGCAAATAAATTAGCATATGTAACCATTACTGTTGCCCTCCTTTCGTATTAATTTCCTCGAAAGGGTATCTATGAATGAATGTGAGTTCAGTCTCACGAGAGAAGGACTAACCGCCTACCACTTTAGGTAGCACCTTAAAATTAACTATATCATATCTGACATTTTCTGTCAAAATATCCAAAAATAAGAGAATAATATAATATAAGCTGCTTACACTTTGTAAGAGTAAGGGCGGTTTATCAATTCGTTGATAGATTTTTTACAAAAATTATTCTCAAACAGAGAGTATAAAAGTGAGCAACAGCCACTTGTAAGGCTATATATAAAAGCACGAGATAAAAATATTGAGTTAGTTGCTACTCTAAAAACACCTCCGCTACTGCTCATTGGCGTTGCAAACTCGGAAGCGAATCAGAGTATAAAAGAAAGCTATGCGGTCACTGCTAAAATATAAGTGTGGCAGTAATACATATCTTGGCATTTGCTATTCATGTAGCATTGTAAGTCCTACTGCTGTATTTTGGTAGAGCCGACTATACAAAGACTCTAGTGCACACGAAACCTTAATGCAGTATATCTAAGCTTGTCCAAGCTACTGAATGGTCTGATAATTCTATAACGAATTCGTGCTTCTCTGCATTAATGAGAACCCTTAATTGACGGATAAGAGTCATTAAATCTTATTAATTGGTCTTTGCTCTGAAGACTGAAAATATGTGGAGAATAATCAGAAAGCATGGACACTTTGTGTGTCTTAGGGTACTTAATTTGTACCTGAATAATAACTGGATGTGTACAGTCCAATATCAGCTAGTTAGTGCTTTATGCTGATCCAGTGGGTGAGATTCCCACATTAGGTCTGTTCGTCTAGCGGTCTAGGACATCGCCCTTTCACGGCGGCAACAGGAGTCCGAATCTCCTACAGATCATTACGTAGCTGATACTTAAATGGACAGCGAGGCTATACATTTTTTGTATGGTAACAGGGAGTCACTTCATGAGGTGGCTCTTTTATTATGTAGTATTGGCAGAGTTGGTATTGCACCTGATTGCTAATCAGAGGTCATCGTTTATTCGGTGCATAGGTTCAAGTCCTATATACTACGCTAATGCCGTGTGTCCGATTGATCGAGGGTGCTGTCTTGAAAACAGTCTGGATGTAAAAGTCTTTGGGGTTCGAATCCCTAACACGGCGTTCTAAATAAATTGCACTTTCATAGTGTTTTATAAGTTGAATTTTTATGAGAAGTGGTATTGTTACTGCTTCTCTTTTTATATTGGAATAAAAGGAAAGAAGGTGAAACAATGGCTAATTTAAGACAAGCCAAAACTGATGATGAGGTCAAAAAGTTAACAGTAAATAAAGTAAAAGGTGCGTATCATGATTTAGCCATTGACTACAACCATTTACTAGATTTGGATTATATCTATTGTCCTCATTGTGGAAAATGGAAATCAACTAAAGGTAATGGAAACTTTTATAAATCTAACAAAAGTAAAAGCGGATTTGAGCATTTTGCATGTAAGGCTTGTATTTTAGATTTGTGTACTGACGTAGATCCTAAAACTGGCATTAGAACAGACAATAGAGAAAAAACAATTAACACTTTTAGACAGCTTGATTGGAAATTTAGCGAAAGTGATTATAACGCACAACTACAAGCCATTAATGAAGGAGTTGGTGAAAAAGTTCGTGGAACGGCTGTTCAAAATCTTATTGTAATGGTAGCTTCTCTTCCACAGTACAATAACACTTCCTATAAAGACTCTGAATTTTCTATTGATGATATAGATAATAATCCAGAAACAAATACGAAAATCGTTCAAAAAACTCTTAAGTCTGCTAAGAAACGTTTTGGAAATAACTATAATAATGAAGAACTTATGTATCTTGAGACGGAATACCAAGACTGGACGACACGTTATCCCTGTGAAAATAAATCTCAGGAACTTTTATTTAAACGAGTGTGTTGTAAGGAACTTGAGATAGATAATGCTCAGAAAAATGGGAAAGATACAAAAGATTTAGATGCTACTTTACAGAATTTATTAGGAAGTTTAAATATTAAACCTAATCAGAAAACTGCATCTGAATTAACTGATAATCTTACATTTGGGCAACTTATTGATAAATGGGAGCAGGAACAACCTATACCAGAGCCACAAGGAGAATTTAAAGATCCTGATAAAATTGGATTGCTGATTGATGTATTCTTCAAAGGGCACTTATCTAAGATGATGGGATTAAAGAATGCATTTTCTGCAACATATGAGAAATTCATTTCTAAATATACCGTTAAGAAACCTGAGTATGATGAAGATACTGATTCAGAAGCATTATTTGATAAGATATTTGGTCAAAAAGCTGATGAGGAGGTATAATTATGCCTCAAGTAAAAACTCAAACAGAGATAGAAAAAGACAAGCAACAAAAAATAATGGAAACTGTTGCTTGGAGAGCTGGGTATTATCGCAGCAATCCACATAGATATGTTATTGACGTGTTGGGACTATCTTTAAAATGGTTTCAACAAATTTTGTTATGGTGCATGATGCACTATAATTTCGTTATGTATTTGGCAGCGAGGGGACAAGGTAAAACATACCTAACTGCCCTCTTCTGTTGTGTAAGATGTATCTTATTTCCTGGAACAAAAATCGTTGTAAGTTCTGGAACTTTAAAACAGGCAAACGAAGTCTTACTAAAAATACAAGATGATTTTATGAAACAATCTTCCATATTACGTTCTGAAATAGAAAAATGTAATATTGGTCAAAATGACGCTTCTATTTATTTCAAAAATGGTTCATGGATAAAAACAAGAACCAGTTCAGAAAATTCAAGATCAGCCAGAGCAAATTGCATAGTCGTGGATGAATTTCGTATGGTCGATGAAACAGTTATCAATACTGTATTGCGTAAATTCTTAACAAGTCCAAGACAGCCAAAATATTTACAAAAACCTGAATATGCTCATATGCAGGAAAGAAACAAAGAAATATATATGTCCAGTGCATATTTTAAAAGCTCATGGGCTTATAGAAAAGCACAAAGTTACACTCTTAATTTCTTTGATGACACAAAAAAATATTTTATATGTGGATTACCTTATCAGGTATCGGTGCGTGAAGGATTACTTTCTCGTTCTCAGCTTGAAGATGAAATGAGTGAAGCTGATTACAATGAACTTGTTCAGCAGATGGAAATGGAATGTCTGTGGTTTGGTGATACAGATGGTAGTTTGTTTAAATTTGATGAATTAACTGCTCGTAGAAGACTTCGTAAAGCATTTCCACCATTGAGTTTCTGCAATGACAAAATAACAATTCCGAAATTAACAGCTACTGGTAAAAGAATACTATCTATTGACGTTGCTCTTATGCAATCTACGAAAAAGAAAAAGAATGATGCCTCTGCTATTTTTATCAACGACTTAATTCAAGTAAACGATACTGCATATCAATCAAATTTTGTATATGGTGAAACTTTTGAAGGTTTGAAAACAGATGAATTAGGAATGATTGTTATGAAATATTTTTATGAATATCAATGTACAGATTTAGTCTTAGATACTAATGGTATCGGCTTGGGTGTGTACGATTTCATAACAAAGGATCAAATTTGTCAAGAAAATGGCAAAAGATATAAAGCCATGACATGTATAAATGATAAGGATATGGCTGAACGATGTAAGGTTCGTGATGCAAATAAAGTTGTTTGGTCTGTAAAGGCTAATGCTAATTTTAATAATGAAATATGTGTATTACTTAGAAATGGAATACAAAATGGAAAAATCAATTTTCTTATTCCTGAACAAGATGCTGATAGTTCATTAAAAGAAACTTATAAAGGATATTTTAAGATGTCTCCAACAGAACAAGCTAAATTGAAAATGTCATATATACAGACAACTTTTGCTGTTTATGAATTAATAAAATTAGATCATGAAGTTAAAAATGGAAATATTAAGGTAAAAGAGGTTGAAGGTATGCGTAAAGATAGATATTCTTCCATTGCCTATTCTTACTGGTGTGCGTGTCAATTGGAATTAAAATTGAAACCTAAGACACAAAGCACGCAATCATTAATCAATAAACTCCCTATCCGTCAACCATCACATTCATCATCGTTCTCAAAGCGATTCTAATAAATCAAATAAACTCACATGAAAATAAAAAATCTCAAAGAAAAGGAGGTGTTTACTACATAAATGGCACAACCAAAAAAAGAGATGTCAGAAACATCTCCTAAAACAACTACTACCAAGCGACAACCTACGGCTGCTGAACGAAAGCAGTATATGGAAAAGCTTGAAGCACAAAAACAGAAATTTGCCGAAAGCAAACAGGCATTTAAGCAAGTTCGTGATGTAACCAAAACAGTTCGACAGACAACTATTAGTTCTTATAGTAAAGATGATGTCATCAGATATTTACAGAACATAGACAGCTATGAATCTGAATTACGTGGATTATCACGTTATCTCTTCTATCGTTCTCAGGTTTATTTCAGATTGATTATGTATAACGCTACAATGTTTGATTTGAATTCAAGATATGTTGTTCCTACATATAATCCCATTGAAGATAATGATAAAGAAGCAATCCTAAAAGATTATTATGAAACATTACAGGTCTTAGACAGGATGGATTTACAAAACAGTTTACTTCCTATGTTAATTAACAACTTCATCGAAGATGTTTATTATGGCTGTTGCTGGATAGACGAGACAGGTATTTTCATATTAAAAATACCACCTGAATATTGTAGGATTTCAGGAAAATATTTCACAGGTGATTTTTCATTCAGTGTGGATATGAGTAATTATAAAAAGTTTGAAGATGTTCTTGAATTCCTTGGAGAACCATTAAGTTCTATGTATAAGGCTTATGGTGGAGATAGTAAAAATAAATGGCAACCTATGCCAGATGAATATGCTTTGTGTACAAAGTCAAGAATGGAGTCTTGGGAAACAATTGTACCAATTTACAGTGGACTATTCATTGATTTAATTGGGTTGCTCAATTTGGCTGATGTACAAGCTGTGGCTGACGAACAACAAATTTATAAATTGATTACGGCTACTATTCCAACATTATCAGGTGCAACAGATCCCGATGCATGGTCGGTTAATATTGACTTGGCTGTAGATTATTATAACAAGATGGTTGAAAGTTTACCTGATTATGTTGGTGCTGCTATTACTCCTATCCCTCTTGACACTATTTCGTTCTCCGATGATCAATCTACTGATACAACAAAAGTTCAAAAGGCTACAAAGGAAGTTTTAAACACTTCTGGTGGAGCACAGATTTTGAACTCTTCTACCATTAGCGGAGCTGAGGCGTTTCGTTCAGCAACTCGTGCAGATACAGAATTTGCGATTTCAGCGTTGCTTGGTCAGATTCAAGGTTGGACAAATCGTATGCTTGGTTATCAAGTTTCTAATCCTGCCAAAGTAAAATTCTTTGAAGTATCAGCATATACCAAAGATGCATTTAAGGAATCATTACAGAAAGATTTACAGTATGATGCAACAAAAATTCTTGCGATCAACGCACTTAATGGTATTAGCGAATTAGATACATTATCACTTGCATTCTTAGGTAATGACATTCTTGATTTACCAAACAGATTTAAGGTTCTTACTTCTGCTAATACAGTTTCAAATAGCTCTGATGGAACAAAACCAGAGGTTTCTGATACACAGATTTCAGATGAAGGAAGTGAAACTCGTGACCAGAATAAGAATGATAATTAGGAGATAAAAGGATGAAACAGAATTTTATAAAAACTACAGATACTTCTACTGCTGAGAAATTATCTTCTCTTGGTTTTCAGAAGATTAATGTTACTAATGGTATTTATACCTTTTTGAATTCTGGGAAAATTCAGTTTTCAAATGATGATATAGATAAAAGAAAAATTCAGTATAGCAATATGCTGAGTATTTAGCACTCTCCTATCTGAGTGCTTATTAATAATTCAGAAAGGAGGAAATAATGCAAAAGAAATATTTTACAATCGAAGATTTAATTAGTTTCTGCAAGCATAAGAAAATGTACAATTTTTCTTCAAAGGAATCTGGTAAACCACTTTATGTACAAGCAATTCAAGATTTTTCTTCTACTGATATAGAAAAAGCAGAAGATAATAAATTATATGCTAAAGTGCGTGTTTGCCATACATTACTTAATCGTAATGGTAGTTACATATCTGAAGATTCTATGAAGGCTGCAATGCCAAGTCTAAAATATTCTCCACTGCTTGCAAACATTCATCAATTGGATGACGGTTCTTGGGATTTCCATTCTCACGATTACCATATAGAAACAGACGAAAACGGTAATGAAATAACTGTATATGATGAAAAACAGGTTGGTACTTTTACATCAGATGAACCTTATCTCGAATATGACAAAGATATGGATAAAACATATGTTGTTGCTCGTGTAGCAATTCCAGAATCATATACTCGTTGTGCAGACATCATTCGTGAAAAAAATGGAACAAAGGTGAGCTGTGAGCTGATTGTATACGAGTGTTCATACAATGCAAAAGAAAAATATCTACAATTAGATGATTTTGAATTTGCAGGATGCACTTGCTTGGGAGCTGAGAAAGATGGAACACCTATTGGTGAGGGAATGCTTGGAAGCAAAATTACGCTCGAAGATTTCAGTGAAGAAAATAACAGTCTAATTAAATTTAATGAAAAAATGGTTGAATTACAAGCACGACTTGAAAAATTAGAGACTGCTTGTTTTGACAATAAAAATAATTCTAAGGAAGGAGGAAACAACGTCAATATGAATAAATTTGAAGAGTTATGTCAGAAGTATGGAAAGACAGTTGATGATATTACATTCGATTATGAAAATATGTCAGACGAAGAATTAGTTGAAGCATTTGCAAAAGCATTTGATGATACTGATACTACTGATGGCACTACAGATAATACTTCAACGGAAGATACTCCTTCTACAGACGAGGGTGTAGAACCAACTAATGATGAATCAACTGAATCTACTAAAGATGATAGCAAGGAGGATTCAACTACAGATGAATCAACTACTACTCCATCAGATGATGAAGTCAAGAAGAAAGTAGATAATTCTGTATCTAATAATACTGTCGAATATTCATTTGTGAAAGATGGAGAAATTAAAAAGTTTGCTGTATCTTTACAGGATAAAATCTATGCTATTCAGGATTTAGTAAACGCTACATATGCAGAGGCAGATAATACATATTATGGTGTCACTGTTTATGATGATTATGTAATCATGTGTGATTGGTGGTCAGGAAGATATTATAAGCAGACTTATGATTCTAAGGAAGACAACTATTCTCTTACTGGTGACAGAGTTGAAGTATATGTTGAGTTTGTTACTGCTGATGAGCAGAAAGAACTTGATGATATGCGTTCAAATTATGCTGAATTAAAAGCATTTAAGGAAACTGTAGAGAAGAATGAGCTTCATGAAAAGCGTGAAAAAATTCTTGCAGACGAGAGATACGAATCTATTTCTACAAAAGATAAAGAAGGAAATTTTGTAAATAAAGATTTTGCCGAACTTTATAAGAATATGGATAACTACTCTCTTGCTGAACTGGAAACACAGGTTAAGGTAATCCATTCTGATTTTATTGCAGAACATTCAACTTTTTCTGCATCGACAGAGGAGAAGAAATCAACTTCTAAGAAACAGTTCGCTAACCCATCTAAAGTTGTTAAATCAAGTAGATATGGAAAATTGTTTCAGAACAAATAAATAGAAAATTAAATAATTACTTTTTTGTTAGGTCGCTTTTATAAAGCGGTCTTTTTTATTTTATCAAATTTAAGGAGGAAAAAATAATGGCTTTACGTTATTCAATTGAACAGCATCATGTTTGCTTCCCTACTAAAGTCCTTTCTGAGCGTGTAGGTAGAACATTAAACATGGTAATTAAGACAGATACAGACAATGGTACTGTATGCGGAAAAGGTAAATATGTATCTTTTGATCAGTATGAGGTTGCTGACGCACCTACTACTTTTGAAGGCGAAATTCTTGAGCAGGCTGCCGATGGAAACTGGTATGTAGAAGTTAAGAAGATTGATCCTAATGCACCAGCAATTTTAATTTATGAAGTTCCTACTATTGCAGAAAACTATAACTCTAAGTTTACTGCTACAGCTAATTTCTTCAACGAAGCAAGTGCAAGTAGAACAAAGACTGTTAGAGGTTTTGTTCTCGGTGTAACAGATGTATATGAGCTTAGTGCAGATGCTTTTGATGGTACACCTGTTGCAGGTAAGAAGGTAACTATCGAAGCTGGTAGCCAGAAACACAAGGTTGGAGTCTAAGAAGGGAGGATAAAATATAATGAGTAGAATGAATTTTACTGCACATGTAATGAATGTGTTTAAAGAAATGGAAACATCTTATGATGAAATTAAGAATCTTATGTTTGATTTATATAAGGGAGAACTCGATGAGGGTATTTCTAAGAAGGATGCTGAGGATAAGCTTCGTGAAATGTCTCTTAAAATCTTTGGTTTAACAAAGGACGCTAAGAAGAGAGAACGTATTCGTGCTTACGAAGAGTTTGGAAGACAGTTCTTCAATGTTATCGAAGAGGTAACAGACTGGACAGTATCTACAGGTCTTAAAGAGAACGAATGGTTCAATGAGCTTGTAAACTATAGAAATCTTAATGATGGTGATGAGAACTTATTCAAGAATGAGCATGAGGAAGTAATTCTTTCTGTTGCAAGAATGGGTAAGAGACATCATGATACAATGCTCCAGAGATTACCAGAAGGTGAGACATACTCTGTTGAGACTGACCTTTATGGTGCTGCTGTTGGTGCTGATATTGATAAGTATTTAATTGGACAGGAAGATTGGACAAAACTTATTGATGCTATCACAAAGGCGTTCGTTGTTATGGTTCAGGATCTTATCTTTGCAGAAGTTCTTAATGCTCCAAAGAAGCTTCCTGTACAGACAGGTTTCGTTGAAACTGGTGCTTTAAATACACAGAACAGAGGCAAGTTCAACAAGGTACTTCAGAATGTATCTGTTGCAAATGACAATGCGGAAGTTGTAATTATGGGTACTATGGTAGGTCTTCAGGAACTTGAAAATCTTGTAAATGTAAACTGGATTGCTGCTTCTCAGAAGGAAGCTGTTGCTTCTATGGGTAGACTTGGTAACTATGGTCGCTATCGTCTTGTTGAGATTCCTCAGAGATTCGCAAGAAATGATGTAACAAAGACTATGTATGATGATAATACACTTTGGATTTTCGCTTCTGGTGATAACAAGATGGTTGATATGGTCGATGTTGGTGAGACAATCATTGATGAAATTACCGACAGAGGTGAAGCTAATAGCAATATCGCAGACCTTATGAAGTACGAAGTACAGAGAGAGCTTGGTGTTGCTACTCGTCTTGGTCGTTACTTTGGTCAGTGGAAGATTTCTCAGGACTAATATAATACAACACTTATATAGGAGGGTATGAAAATACTCTCCTATTTTATATGGAAAGAAAGGAAACAAATATGGGTTATACAAAGAAAACTGTTACTAAGACAGAAGAAACAGTTGAAACAAAAGCAACTGAAAAGCCAAAGAAAACTTTTACTGATTCTGACTTTATTTTATGTCGTTCAGTATGTTTTGGCGGTTTAAATATTACATGTCCATCTGGTAATACATATGAATTTAAGGATTATGGAAAGACTTGTGAAATTAACTACAGAGATTTAGTTACTTTGATTCGTAAGGGTTCTGACCATATTTTCTTACCTAGATTCATTATTGAAGATGATGATTTGTTAGCTGATTTCCCTTCAGTTACAAAAGTATATGACAATATGTATACAGCAGAGGATTTATTAGAAATTTTAGATTTACCTAATAGCAGAATGAGAACGGAAATTGAAAAACTTCCTATCGGTGCAAAGGATGTACTTTGTCAGATGGTTGCAGGTGAAATCGCAAATGGACATCTTGATAGTATTTCAAAGGTAAGAACCTTAAGTGAAATTTTTGATTCTGATTTTGATTTGATTAGTAAGTTATTCGTTAAGTAAAGGAGGCTCACAATGACGCTTCCATACGAAACAATTTTTTCACGAACAAGAGGACGTATTTCAGATCCGAAAGAACTCTCTCTTGATGAAAATGATTTGCTTGAAATATATACAGAGCGATTAAGTAATGTAATCTCTAATCCAAGAGTGCGTAGACTATTCTCTTCTCTCACACTCGATGATGAAATTCAACAGTTGGATTTTACACTGAATAATTCAGTAGATGAAACTGCTGATATGAATTTTGTTGTAGGAATTCTTGTACTTGGAATGACAATTGAGTGGTTACAGCCACAGGTTGATTCTATTATGCACACATCAGTAATGATAGGTGGTAAGGAAGAAAAGAAACTACTCGACAACCATAAAAATATGATTGACCGTCTGGATTCTATGAAAACTGAATTGAATAAACGTATTCGTGATTACGGATATATGTACAATTCCTATATCAACACGGAGTCTTAATATGCAATACATATATGGTGACTTTACAAACAAGCAAATCAACGAAGCAGTTCGTGCGATGCATGGTGACATTCACAAGCTACTGCTCTATAAAGACAAGACAATTGAAGAGAAAATATTTGAAGATGACGAAGCATTTCTCGTCTTCTTTGAGAATGTTATGTTTAAATTAGGTGGCACAAAAACTTTATTTAATGATAACGGACTTATGGTAACTCTTATGGCAACTTTACAAGGTGCTATGGATAATTTCAAGAGTGACCATTTTAGTTACAAAAAATTCCGTAGGGCAATCTTGAATTCTCACGGATATATTAAGCAGATGTTTGAGGAGGTGGATTGCGATGCCGAGTCTACAGACAGCTAGGCGTATCGCACACGCCAAGAATAACGGAGCTAAAACGATTGGTCAGATATATAAGGAACAGTCTGATTGGGCGATGGAAGAAACTTGGGATAACAGTATCACTTCCAAGACTTGTTATATTTATGACCATTTTCATGATGACTTCTTCACAGATGAACATGGAATTACACGTTCTCTTGCTGAAGGTATGACTTATGAAAATACTAATAAGACAAAAATTGATGCAAAGTTTATTATCAAATCTTATCAGTCAATGGATAAAGATCAAGTGGAATACTATATTATGTTTCGTCCAAGTCAGCCTGTGAGATTCAATGAAGATGATGACCTTTATTATTATGAGAAAATTCATTCAAAGTATAATAGTGAATTTCCAATTGGACTCTGGTGCGATATTCCTGACGATAGAGGGGTATATCATAAATGGTTAATTTGTAGAAATGAGCCAGCGAATCAGTTTCCAAAATATCTCGTATTGCCTGCAAATTATGAATTGATGTGGGTGGAAAAAAGTGGGACACAAAGAATTAAAAGACGTATGTGGTCTGTGTTAAGAATGCAATCATCGTAAAATGTATGCGCTTCATATTGGAAACAATATGTCGAAAGTTTTCTTACGCTGGAAGTTTACAATGCCAATTACACTACAACATAAGGATGAAATATGCCTAAGTGTGAATGTGGTCGAAAGACAGAAAAAAGTAATTGGATGGCATATGCTGCAATAAAAGCATTATGTTTTCATAATGTGCTAAGTGCTATTAATAAGTAATAATCAGCTGCGAAGCCTCGAACAGAGGAACGTTCAACGAGCATGTACCCAAGTGGGTTAATGGAAACCACCTAAGTTCTATTTTTAGAATATGGTGTTGATATGCTCTGACCTTCTGTAGAGATACAGAGAAAATAAAATTATAAATAGAGAATAGTTAATTAGACGGGACAGTGGGTTGCAAACCACTTTTACTTACTCCTAATAAGTAGATTACCGTCTTTTTATATTGCAAATTTTTAGGAGGAATAAAGCAATGAAAAACGGAATACCAAATTATAATGAAATAATTTTTACAAAAGAACAAAAAGAAGAAATTGTTAGATTATATGTAGAAGAAAAATTATCAACTACTAAAATAGGAAAGATTATGAATTGCAGTTACAATAAGATTTATCGTATATTAGATGAATTTGGAATCAAACGTGTCAATAATGGAGCAAGAAAATATCATATTAATGAAAAATATTTTGATTGTATTGATACTCCAAATAAAGCTTATATCGTTGGTTTAATGTGTGCAGATGGATGTAATTTTCCACCAAAAGGAACGGCTTTTATTTCATTACAAGAAAGCGATAGAGCATTGCTTGAAGATATCAATAAAGAATTGGAAAACGAAACACCTTTAAGAATCGTAGACCAATCAAATAGACACGAGAATAATTACTCTTATAACAATATGTGTACATTGAATATGTACAGTATACATATATGCAAATCATTAGAGAATTTAGGTATTGTAAGAAATAAAAGTTTAATACTTGAATTCCCTAATATTGACGAAAAATTATATCCACATCTATTACGTGGTTATTTTGATGGAGATGGCAGTCTTTATCAATATGTCAAAAATGAAAATAACAAAAGAATTACACTAACATTTACTTCAACTGAACAATTTTGTAAAAAGATAAAAGAAATTGTAGAAAAAGAACTTGGTATTTATTGTGGTATTTATGATGCATCATGTCATAATGGAATAACAAAAGTTGCTAGTTTATCTGGATCATCAGCTATTAAGCTTTTGGATTGGATGTATGCAGATGCAGATTTATATTTACAACGAAAATATGACAGATATATCGAATATACCGCAGCATAAATTATAATTTTATCTTTATTGAATTAACGAATCAATAAAGTAACACAATGATACGATTGGAACTTACACAGATTTAAGATTTACACATGTTGATAACCAAGATAAAATTTGGCTACCAATGAATGATATTACCAGTAAATTCTGGTATACATCAGAGGATTCAAAAAATATGCGTCTATTAGTTAGCACATTATCCGATCACCCGTCAGCATGGACTGTGACAAAATGTGAAAATGTTCAACCATTCGGGATACAAAAATTAACTATTTATAGTAATTTCTTTAACGAGCATACGGATTATGTTAATCTTGAAACAGGTGAAATGTATGCGAACTATTTCGATTCAGAAATTGCTCCAACAGATCCGACTACTCCAACCACTCCACCATCTTCTATTACAGCAAGAATTTCAGCATCCACTTCAACAATTAAAGTTGGTGGCTCTTATAAAAATCTTACAGTAAATCTATTTAATGATTCCAATGAAGATATTACAACTGAATATGCCGATGCAACCTTTACATGGACTTGCTCTATTGACGATGAAGATTGGACTGATAAAGTTACATGGCGAGCTGGTACAGAGTACAACCAAAAGAAAGTAAAGTTTCCTAACAACACTTCCATTATCGGCAAAATACTGTCTGTTAAGTGCGAAATTGTTAAGGATAACTTGCCGATAGAGTCTGAAAATTTGCCGTTAGAATTAACTGAATAGGGGAGGTGTTATATGGAAGAAAAATTAGTTACAAAGGATGATTTATTGAATAAACTTCGTGCATATAACAACACTCCTGATGATGAAAATATTTTATATAAAAAAAAGATAGAAAAGGCTTTATTATCAAATCCTTGTTTACTTTATGCACTCAATGAAAAAACGTTAGAGTCTGAACTTTTTGATGATGATGGTAATATCAATTGGGAATGGAATGAAGAAAAGAAGGAATACGAGCCTCTTGGAGAATGGGATAGATATTTTTCAGATACAGCAGGCGATGGAAATATACTTCCGTATTTATTTATTCCAGACACTCAGACAAAAGTACGAAATTATCTTTGTTATCAAGTAAGTTTTCAAGACACAGTTAGATATCAACATGGGTTAAAAGATACATTAGTTACATTTACTATCTTTGTACATGGCAACGATAGAATGGATAAATTAACAGGTATTCCAAGGCATGATTTAATTGCTTCTATTATAAGAGAACGATTTGCATGGTCTAATATCTTTGGAATGCAAACATATCTCATATCTAATCGTGAGTCCACAATAGATAATAATTATCTTGTACGTACTCTTGTGTTCCAACTTACAGATTTAAATAGTAAGGTTCAGACACCTTATGGTGGACAATCACAGATGATGAACTATCAGTTAAGGCGGTGATATTATGGCACAGCAAGATACTGATATGTTAGACGGGCTTCAAGCTGCTATCATAGCCGAAGCCCAAAAGAAAAAAGAGAATATACAAGAATATAAATTTGATTCACTTAAAATGTATTTTAAAGAAGATTACTTTGTTAAGGGTATTCGCATTGTGCAACCGACTATAGGCAATATTCTCAATATCGGTGAGTCAAAATTTTATTCTGGTCTTTCGCCTTTTCTGTACAATTCTACTTCTATTCGTGTAATGTTATGGGATTTACCTCAACGAATAGATTGGTGTAAAGTAAAAGATATCGAAGTGTTTGGAATGTTAAAAAGCACAACAGATACTGATAATTCTGCAATTCAATTATTATTTCCAGATTATAGAATTGAACATATGCAGTTAATGCAGTTTCAAGAAAAAGATTCTGACAAACCTCAGTTATGCTTATATGATTCTGAAAATAATTTTATTTTAAAAGAATCTGAATATATGGAAATAGCAGAATATATTAGAACTCTGCTTAATATACACCCAAAAATAGAAAAAGCAAAAGGTAAAACAACAAAACAATGGATGATAGATGAAGATAGAATGAATATGGTACAACAAGAAGTTAAAAACTCTTCTACTCTTTTACCTCTTATATCAGCGTGTATCAATCATCCTGGTTTTAAGTATAAATTACAGGAATTAAGAGATGTTGGGATTTATGAATTTATGGATTCTGTTCAAAGATTGCAGATATATGAATCTACCCATGCACTTATGAGTGGAATGTATAGCGGTTTTTGTGATACATCTAAAATTTCAAAAGAACAATTTAATTTCATGCGTGAAATACATGAATAAGCAAGATTAGAGCGACTTGTATCGCTCTTTTTTAATACAAAAAAATAAAATTTAAGGAGGAATTTAGATTATGGCATTTAAGTTAGGTGACGTAATTATTGACCGTCTTCAGTTCGGTTATGGTGCTACAAAGACTAAAGCTCTTTATGCACTGACACAGTTGACAAATGCAACTATTGATATCACTGCTGATTCAACAGATATCAAAGATAAAGATGGTAACTTGATTTATAGAAAGTATTCAGGTAAGAGTGGTGAAGTTACTGCTACTAATGCATTCATGAACCTTTCTGTAATTGAAGCTATTTCTGCTCAGGATGCTGAGATTGCTTCTGATTCTAATACAATTGTTATGCCTATTTTTAAAATTGTAAAAGCAGGTGAAACACTTGATATTACAGATGCTGTCGAGGATTCATTTATTGTAAATGCACTTTCAGCAAATGGTTCACTTGGAAAGGCTTATACAAAGGGTTCTGCTGTTTCTGCAACAGAGTTCAAGGTAGATATGGAAACAGATCATAAGCTTACACCACCATCAGATCCAGAGGAAATACAGTATCTCATTAAGTTTAAGAAAAATGTTAAGAGTGGTGCTAAACTTACAATTTCTGGTGATAAATATCCAAAGGCTCATGAGTTATACTTTAAGGCTCTTGCAGTTGATAAATGTGAAATTGGAAGCTATCGTGGTTGCATTATCCATATTTCATCATTCATGCCAAGTCCAGAAGTAAGCCTTGCACTTCAGGGTGGAGATTCACAGACAATGGATTATAAGGGTGCAATCCTTACAAATGCTTGTTCTACATCTCAGGATATGGTTGAAATCTACTTTGTAGATGAGGAAGAAGAAGTCTAATCTTTATAACCAAAACATATTTAGAAGAGTGGTTTCCCCACTCTTCTATTATATTTAAGGAGATGAATGAATGAGCAAGAATGATTTAAGAATGTGCTGTGTTTGCCATGAGGAGTATTCATTTTGCCCAGTTTGTAATCCAGAAGACAGATTAAAACCTACATGGCATTTTGCTTATTGTAGTGAAAATTGCAAAGACATTTACAATATTACTTCTTCATTTGAAAACGGTAGGTTATCAGATATTGAAGCAAAAGTAAAATTAGAAAAACTCGATTTAAGTAAAAAAGAATATTTTGGTGAAAGTTATCAAAATTCTATTGCTTCAATTATGAAGGCAAAAACACAAGTTATTAAGAAAGAAAATAAAAAGGCAGAAGTTAAATCTGTCAAAAAGGATATTATTACAAAAGTCGAAAACGAGGCTGAAAGTGATGTTGAACAGTGATTTTGAAAACTCTATAGGGGAATATAACATTACTGTTTAATGCTATATTCCCCTATTTTTTACGAATATTGTATGGAATGAAAGGATAATATGGTTAAAACAAATTTAAAACCGAGGGATTATTTACCACATGAGGCAGTTAGAATTGTTAATCCCAAACAGTCTCTTCTTTATATAAAAAATGGTGTGTTTCCTATAGACATGTACGCAAGTATTGATGAAAAAACAAATAATTCAATTCTTGCAATGGTGTTTCTAAAGGAAGACACATATGAAGTATATCAAAAATGGTGTAATTATGAATTAAATTAGGTGGTGATTGAATGTACTTAGACAATGCTTCGACCACTCCACTAAAATCGGAAGTTAAGGATTATATTATATCTCTTTTGGACACATACCAGAATCCATCATCAATGTATCAGTCTGGTGTTAATGCGAAACAAATAATTACCACAGCACGAAATAATGTCGCCAAATTCATCAATACAAATCCAGAAAATATTATTTTTACATCGGGCGGTTCAGCCAACAATACGCTTTTTATTAAAGGTTATACTCAGAGAAATGAATGTAGAGTGTTATACTCTCCTACTTCACATAAATCGGTGCTGAAGTGTGTAGAATCACTTAAATATAAGTGTTCACTTAAAGTTGATTATACAGGAAAAATTGATCTTCAAGATCTTAAAGAATGTTTATCTATAGATACAATGAAGAAGCTTGTAGTTATAGAACATGCTAACTCTGAGATTGGAACAATCCAAAATATAAAACAGATTATTGAAATGTGTCATTTTTATAACGCAATAGTTTATGTAGATTGTACAGGTTCTATTAGTCAAATCCCTGTAGATATAAGAACTTTAGATGTTGATGGTTTGGGTTTTTCCGCACATAAGCTTTCAGCTCTAAAGGGCGTAGGTATTTTATATAAGAAGAAACATATCGAACTTGAACCACTTATATATGGTTCACAAGAACAAGGGTTATTTGGTGGTACTGAAAATGTAATAGGTATAGCTGCACTTGGTAAGGCAGTTGAAAATTATGATTACTCTTCTATTACATCTAATAATCGTGATTATATCTATAATTACATTAAAAATAATATTCCAGATTCATATTTGGTTGGTGCTGACTTGAAACATAGATTACCATATAATCTATACATATGTTTTAAAGGAATACAGGGTGAATCATTGATGACATTGCTTGATATGAACGGGTATCAGGTGTCAACAGGAAGTGCTTGTACAAGTGGTGATTTAACACCATCTTCTACTCTATTGGCTATTAAAATGAACAAAGAATATATAAATAGTTGTATAAGAATTACATTAAGTGGTGAAGAAGAGATTGCTGAACTAAATAAGTTTTGCGAAACATTAAAGAGATGTGTAGAAACATTAAGACAAATGAATAAATAAAAAATAAGGAGGATTAAAATTATGACAGATTTATCATTTTTAACAAATTTTGCAGTACCGATTATTGTTGGTATTTGCCTATGTATAGGTTATGTATTAAAAAATATTGTTACAACAGATGCAGTTAATAAGTATATTCCTGCAATCATGGGTGTATTGGGTGTGGTACTTAACGTATGGATGAATATGGCTTTTACACCTGAAATATTACTTGGCGGTCTTGTCTCTGGTCTTGCTTCCACAGGTTTATATGAAGTATTTAAGAATTTTTTGAAGAAGTAAGAAGGGATGGTACGTATGAGTGGGATCTATAGAAAAACTTGCACATATTGATTATTTATTAGTCATTCTTGGGTTCTTTGCTATCTTATTCGCAGCTAAAGAAATTCTCGAAATATTCGGTTATTTTAAAAAGAAATTTCGCATTAAAACAGGAAACGAAGAAGATAAAGAAACTGTTGAAAATCGTATTAAAACGCTTGAAAAACATGATAATTGGCAGTACCAAGAAATTCAAAAAATATCTAGAGGCATTGATGATATTAAAGACAATCTTGTACAAAAAGAGATATCTGATATTCGATGGGAACTTCTTAATTTTTGTTCTGCTCTTACAGGTGGGCAGAATTATAATAGAGAAGCTTTTGAACATATTTTTCGAACTTATGAGCAATATGAAAAAATACTTGCTGATAATCATATGACTAATGGATATATCGTAGAATCAATGAAGGCAGTTAGAGAAATATACCACAATAAGCTTGTTAATGGTGATTTCAATTAGATGATATTTCTACCACAGTAAAAATTTACCATGATAAAATTTGTATAAACAAAATATACATATACATACTTAACATTATGGAAAATAAATTGTGGTATTACAGAAATCAGAAGGCATTAACATTACAAGAGTTATCAAGACTTAGCGGAATCTCAGTTGCAGCTCTAAATAAAATTGAGAATGGAAATACAAAGGATATACTTCTTAGCAATGCTATTATTCTTTCTCACATTCTTAATGTTGATATATATGAATTATTTTGCATTAAACATTGAGAAAGGAAGAATGAGTATGGGAAAAATGTTTTATAACTTAATATGTGAAGAACTATGTATAACAGGTGGTAAGGTTATATATATTGATACCAATGTTGGAAGTCTTGAAGAAGTACATAAGATAGTAACTGATAATGCTGATAAATACCCAAATGGAAAATGGGAATTATACCCTATGCAATTAGCGGTATAACAATACAATTAAATATAAAAACTTTCAATGAGAACGAGTCTAATTCAGGCTCGTTCTTTTATTTTGTCTAAAAATAAAGGAGGAACTTATGGCTTATAGAATTATAGATGTGTCAAGCAATAATGGACAGCTTGATTGGGATACAATTAAGTCAAGTATTGATGGTGTAATCATTAGAATTGGCTATGGCTCAGATATAGAAAATCAAGACGATTCACAGGCTATTAGAAATATGCAGGAATGTGAAAGACTTGGCATCCCTTATGGTGTGTACATATATTCTTATTGTCTTAATATAGAAGAAGTAAGAAGTGAAGCTGCACATATATTAAGAATGATTCAGGGATTTAATCCTGTTCTTGGTGTGTGGTTTGATATGGAAGATGCTGACGGATATAAAAGAAATCATGGACTTGTTCCCGAACAGAACGGTGAACTTCTTACAGACTTTTGTATAGAATTTATGCAGATTGTCAAAGACGCAGGATATACAACGGGTGTTTACGCAAATTATAGTTATTTTACTAATGTATTAAACGATGGTAGATTAATGTCCTTTGAAGGATTTAACAGATGGCTTGCACATTGGGGAATAGATGAACCTTCGATGGATTGTCTGTTGTGGCAGTGTACATCAGATGCTGTTATTGATGGATCTTCGGCAAGAACAGATTTTAACTATTATTATGGAGAGTTACCTAATGTTGAACCAATTATTCCATCTGAACCAATCGAAGACAACTCTGAATCAGATGATATTAAAACAAAATATCATGTAGGAGATTATGTGTCATATCATACAATTTATGCGTCTTCTACTTCCGAAAATGGATTAACACCTTCAATTACGGGGGGTACAATTACTAATATCATTGCATCTGCAAGAAATCCATATCTTATTAACGATGGTACAGGCTGGATTAATGATGATTGTATTGTTGAAAATAATGAAAATACTTCTGAACCAGAATCTTCTGATGAGGAAGAATCTACAGGTCTTACTCATTCTGTTGGCGAATATGTCACATATTCAGCACTCTTTGCTTCTTCAACTTCCGAAGAACCACTTAACCCACTTTATACAGATGGAACTATTACAGCTATCGCTGAAGGTGCGAGAAATCCATATCTCATCGAGAATGGCAGAGGTTGGGTAAATGATTCTGTTATTAATGGCAGTTCTGCACCAGAAAATACTTACGAAGAACCATCTTATGATACATATGAAGTTGAAAGCGGAGATTGTCTTTCAGCCATTGGTGATAAGCTTGATGTAGATTGGTATTCTATTGCAGAAGCTAATGGTATAGGAGAACCATATACTATTTATCCAGGTCAGTCTCTTATTATACCTAGATAGTATATTAATAATAAAGAAAGTGTGGTTTCATAGTAATTTTGAAGCCACACTTACTTTTCAAAAAATTATAAATACACATTCAAAATGTCTTTACTACTATCTAGCCATGTAGTAAGGGCATTTTATTTATATGGAGAGTGTGTGGCTAGACCACTCTCCTACCCCCTTAATCAAGAAAGGAATGAAAGATATAAAACTTATTTTAGATATGGATGTAGTGAATAGATATAATAAATATTATTTTTCTCAACACCCAAAAGCAAAGAAGAAACAAATAGAACATCCCTATCACCCCTCAATAAATGTTTGGAGTATAAAACCAAGAATACAAATGAATGCATTAAAACAATCATGGAAATCATTCATTATTTGGTGGATTAAAGATTTGGGATATGAAAATATGCACTTGGATAATGTAGATATTGAGTATGATATTTATCATCCAACTAAGAGAAGAACTGATCCCGATAACTTTTCACCAAAATTTATCCATGATGGTTTTGTGGAATCAGGATTCTTGGTTGATGATGATAGAGAGCATTTACATAGTCTCACTATTAGATGTCATGTTGATAAAGATAATCCAAGAACAGAAATAAATATTATACAGAGTTAAAGGAGAATAAAATAATATGAACAAAACATTAAAGGTTTATCAGGTAATTAACGTCAATGCAAGAATTAAGAATGTGATCGAAGGCGAATCAGTAATTAATGCTGCATTTAAGTTTAAGTTGCTCAGATTATATTCAGAGATTCAAGGAGTTGTAAAAGATTTTGAAATGACTAAAGACTCTCTTGTAAATAAATATGGCAAGGACGTTGTTGATGAAAAGGGTGAAGTTGTTCCTAATCAGAAGAGAATTAGTCCTGAAGACGAAAATTGGAAAGATTTTATTAAAGAGATTAATGCAGTAAGTGATTCTGATGTAGATGTTAATTTCACACCTATCAGTGCGGAAGAATTGTTTAGTATGGGGTTAGATAGTGATGCTTGTGCTGATTTAATACCTATTGTAGAAGAATAAAATTATAAAGGAGATAAAAGGAATTATGAATAAGATAACAGTTAAAGAATTTGTTGAGGGATATAATAAGTGTGTAGATTCATTAAAGAATAGATATATACAGGAAAAGTTAAGCATTATATCTTACTTACCTGTAAACATTAAAGATGCTATTGCAATAACCATTACAGATAGAACTATGTTTGAACAGGAAAAATATACTGACGAAAATGGTGAAATAAAATTTCGTAAGACTGATAATGTACATGTTAATTCATTTGTTCAGTATATGTTATTTGTTAGAGAAGTTATTGAAAAGTATACAAATCTTGTTTGGAGTAATGACGGTAATTATACAGCGGATTATGATTTATTAAAATCTTCTGGACTTCTTGATAAATTAATGATTGGAGAAATTGTGAATGAAAAAGAAATTCCACCACTTATTCCAACAAGTGAAATATCTGAAATAAGAACTCTTATTGATATGCATAAATCTGATATTATGCAAAATGTATATGAACCACACGCATATATTAGTCGTCAGGTTGAAAGGTTTGGAATACTTGCAAATATAAGCATAGAACCACTTATGAAGCTTATTGAACAGAAGATACAGGGAATTCCACAGGAAGATATTACTAAGGTCGTTGAGCTTGTAAGAACTGGTGATTTTAAAGAGGTGGAATAAGTTATAATAATTGGAATATTATACGGACTTCTATGCGGATGGATTCTTGCTTTGTTTAATGTAGATGATATTTGTATAGAAGTTTTACAACCATTTATCTCATTTGAATTAACAACAACTCATTATTATTTTGTGTTTGGATTAGTTGGATTGATATACGGAATAATACAATAACAATTAAACATTTAAGTCCTATATGTGTCACGGCATATAGGACTTTTTCTTATGGAGAGTGGTGATACTGCTCTCCTATTTTAGTGTAAAAATAGTGAATTTTTTTGAGGTGATAAAATGGCAAAAAATATATATGCGGATTTTAAAAAGAAGTTAGACAGAATTGAAAATCATATTGCAGAAGAAATTGCTCCACAAGCAAATGAACTTCTAAAAGAATCTGTTAGATATTCATTGATAGATTGGTACAACGACTATATTCCACAGTCTTATGAAAGAACATATAACTTTATGAAAATTCTCGATTCTACAAGAACACGAGGTAAAGGAAATGTTCTTCGTTTTTCAGTTGATTCAGGTGCAATGGATTCATATGTCGGTTGGTTTGGTCAAAGTTTACAGCCAAGCACAGCTTTCGACTATATGTTTATGGATGGAGAACATGGTCATGGAAAATGGATGATGCATCAATCATTACCTCCATATATGTATGTTGAACGAGACATTGAAAGTGGATTTGGTGGTCGCTTAGACAAAATTATAAATAACAGAATAGAACAAATTTTGAGAAAGTGAGGTAGAAAATGTCAGGTACATATCAGTATGATGTAGAAATTAAATCGAATGTAGCAAAACTACTTTCAGATATGAAACAAGTCCAAGACAGATTGGATACTGTTGAAGGTAAAGAATATACAATTAAATTAAATATTGATGAGAAGAAATTGTCTAATGTAATTTCTAATCTCGAAAAAATGCTTGACTCTCTTGGTAAAGGAACAGGTGACTTCAAACAGTTTGAGAATTTATCAAAGGAACTGTCAAGTATTGTATCAGAAGTACAGAGTTTAAGTAAAGCTTTTGGTAAAGTAGATGATTCTGGTGCGAAGACGCTACTCTCTTCTATCCAGAATATTGATAAGTCACTTTCTGAACTTAATCAAAATATTCTCAATGTTAATAAAAACATGAACAATACGAGTGGTACTGTCAAACAAGTAGAGAATATAACTAATGAAAGTAAGAAAGCTGCTTCTGCTCTTGAAGATGTCGCTAAAGCACAAGCAAAAGTCAATGGGCAGAAAACGAATATTTCTTTGGCTTCTGATTCTACTGTTAAACAGCAAATCAAATCTGAATCAGAGTTGAATGCTGAAATTGAAAAAAGAGAGAATATTATCAGAGAGCTTCAACAGTTACAAGAGAAATTGACTGTTCATGAAGACTTCCATGATAATGATAGGTATTTTGCAGACCAATTACCTACAGAGGAAGAAATCCGTGAAGCAGATAAAAGAATTAAACAATTAACTGGTACTAATAATATCTTTGATGTTGACAAACTTATACAAGACAGAAACGAATGGTTATCTGAAGTAAAATATAGTCTTGAAGAGTACGATGATTTAATTAAGGCAAATGATCAAAAGGCACTTGATGAATATACAACAAGAGGCTTATCACGTATTGGTGGGGCTGAATCATTTTTTGGATATGAAGATAATAATTTTTCTATAGCGTCAAAATTTGTTGAGGAAAAAGAAAAAATTCAAAATGAGATAAATGATCTCTATACAGATTTAGATAAGTTGGATGAAAAAATGAATTTAGATTCCAATAATTCTTCAGTCGATAATATAGTTCAATCTCAAGAAAAGCTTCAATCTGAATTAAAAGAAACTCAGAAACAAGCTGAGAAAACAACTCAGGCTGTTAAAGAGGTGTCTTCTACTGCTTCTCAAGACCAAACGAAAGACGCATTTCCTGACAAGGATGTTTCTGCATCTGTAGAGTCTGCTACTAATTCCATCAAAGAAGAGAATAATGTATTAAAGCAGAATACTCAGAAAGTTAAGGAAAATACACAGGCTAAAGAACAGAATGCCAATGTAAACTTTAGTAAGTATGATAAGCGTTTGGATTCTTATAATGGTAAGATTGATAAATACAAGACAACTATTAATAGATTTAATGATGGTGGTTGGACAAGTAGTGCATATTTAGAAAATGTACAGGCTGTCAAGAATGCTGTTAAAGAGTACGAAACTTTGCTTAATGAATTAAAAGGTAAAGATGCTAGTTTGGTGACAAGTGATGATATCAATAGATTGGATAACTATGAAAAGAAAATTAAAGATACTATCGCTACTGTTACAAATATGTCTGCTTCTGAAAAGGGATATAACTTTGTTTCTGGTCAGAAAGAATTAGACAAAATTCATAAGCTTCTCAATGAAAATAGCAAAATGTCTTCTGAAGCAAAAGCTAAAATTAAGGCTTATTATAAGGAAATTGAAAGTGGCAATCCTAGCATGAGTCTTGATAAGATTCATGGCGAAATCTTAAAGATTTACAATGCCGAAGTTGAAGCTGGTCGTGCAGGTAGAACATTGTGGGATACTTTAAAGAATAGCGGATTCCATCAGATTGCCGCTCAGATGGCAGGAATGTTTGGTGTTTATGATGTTATTAATCTTGGTAAAGAAGGTTTTAATGTTGTAAGAGAACTTAATACTGCCCTTACAGAAATGCGAAAAGTATCTGATGAGACTGTTCAAAGCTTGAAAGATTATCAAGCTACTACTTTCGATACGGCAGATGCGGTTGGTACAACAGCTAAACAGATACAAAATTCCACAGCAGATTGGATGCGTCTCGGTGAATCAATGAATCAAGCTGCTGAAAGCGCAAAGGACGCAAATGTTCTTTTAAATGTATCAGAGTTTGAAGGAATAGATGAAGCAACGGAGTCTCTTGTATCAATGAATCAGGCGTATAAAGATCTTGATAAAATGGATATAATTGATGTTCTAAATAATATTGGCAACAATTATAGTATCTCGACAGATGGATTAGCAACTGCTCTTAAAGATTCCGCAAGTGCATTAGTAACTGCAAACAACGATCTTAATGAAGCTGTTTCGTTGACTACGGCTGGCAATGCTATAACTCAAGATCCATCTAAGGTAGGGGCAGGTTTAAGGACGATTTCTCTTAGATTGGTTGGTACAGAGGAAGCTAAACAGGAGCTTTCAGATTTAGGCGAAGAAACAGATGGAATGATTACTACTGTTTCTAAACTTAGAGATACAATCATAGATGCAACCAAAGCTGCATCGTCAGATGGAAAAGGTTTTGATATTCTTGATTCTAATGGAAATTATAAAAGTACATATGAAATCATGCAAGGACTCGCAGATTTGTATGACAATATTGTAAAAAAAGATAAAGAATTAGGAACAAATAATCTTAATCTTTTATTGGAGACTATAGCTGGAAAAAATAGATCGAACATTGCTGCAAGCATTCTTCAGAACGGAGATATGCTTCGTTCAGTATATGAGGATGCACAAAATTCTGATGGATCAGCAGAGCAGGAATTAAATTCTTATCTTGATAGTATTGATGGTAAAATGGCACAATTAGAGAACCGTGCTCAGGAGTTTTGGTTCAAGGTGATCGACTCCGAAACTATCAAGAATGGCATTAGTTTATTATCCACTCTGCTTAAAGGTGCTACTGATTTTGTAGATACGGTTGGATTGTTACCAACTATTCTCACAGGAATTGGAGCAGGACTATCATTTAAAAATGTCGGTAGGGATAAAATGTATTCCCTCAGTTTTTGAATATGCCGACAACATGCATAATTTACTCTGGATACAGAGGTTTAAAGTATGTTATCCGTGAGATACACGGTAATAAATAAATAATTGGAACAATAATCGGGAACTGCGTACAACGGTCTGGTAATGCAGACGTATCACCACTCTCCTATTATGGTGACATAATTAGGTTCGTAAAAGTGTGACGCTCAAGGAATCCGATGGGATAGATCTCTCTGAGATAAGCCCTCACTGTAGCGACAACTTCCACATCAAGTTATATGCAACGATGCTTGGTGAATATGCGCTCGATACTACCTGACATAACAGGGCAATCTATGATGGATTGCAAAATGCAGAAACTTATCTTCTGCTGTTTGAACACATCGTTCCAATGTGTATTGATAAGATGGAACAAAATCAAGAAATCTCGTTTCTTAACTTCTAAACAGAGAATAATAAAATAGGACTGTCGTGAGACAGCCCTACTGATGAAATAAAGGAGAATAAATATATAAATGAAGAACATTAATGATGAAGATTGATATTGATATCCTTAGAAGTCATTTCTGCTAAACTTCCAGTTTTGGAATCACTGTAGTCTTTGCAGATTTTAGCAATGTAACATTTGCCAACGATTGAAGCTATGTGGCATATTACATAACATATTCCAAGAATTATTGAACCGATTATCTCGGCATATAATATATTCAATATGTATTTTCACCTCCCTTCTTAGTAAGAATATAAATAAGTAGGGAATATTCTTTTAGCCCAGAACGGGCAGATATTTATTCCGACTGCCATAAAAATAGACATTGGGACAACCTTCGGTTATAGAGTGTTATGGCGCACATCTATGTTGTTTCTCCAATGTCTATATTTTACCATTGTATTTAATTCAATACAATCCAGAACAATAGTTCTAATTATGTAATTGTGAATCAATATACTCTTCTCTTTCGGATTTCGTCATTGAGAAGAATTTTTCAAATTCTATATCAAGATTTTTGCATTCAATGTTGCATGTTCTGCATATACATCTTATATAATGTGTGTATGTGATTCTATGACAATTAGGACAGTAATGAATTTTAAACATAATGTAACTCCTTTACATGATATCTAAATTAGTTGTATTATTAATTGTAAATTATTACATATTATCCTTTTCAATATCGAGTGTTATTTTATTATCACTTAATGAATATTCTCCATGATAGAATTTATTAATATCCATATTTAATGCTTCAATTACCTTACAAGCGGTTTGGAAAGTGGCTGATTCAATTTTGCGTTCTCCACTTTCAAATTTTTGATATTGTTGAAGTAGAATTCCTGCTTTCTCAGCAATTTCTTGCTGAGTTAATCTAAGGTTAATTCTTCTTTCTTTGAGTATGTTAGATGTTGTTAACAATTTAAAAAATTCTGTTTTCATATTCCCTCCTCTTACATTCATTTGAGTGTATTTTACATTCAGTTGAATGTCTTGTCAAGTACGAAAATACTAAACAAATGTTCTTGTAGATATATGCCAAATATTGGTATATAATATCATTATTATATATTGATGATTGGGGAATTCTATATGCAAATACCAATACGAGAATTAAAAACACAGTTAAGAAATAATATAGATGAATGTAAGAATACTCTATCTTATGAAAATATTACTGTATCAAAATCAATCTTTGGGTTATTTTCAAAATTGATAAATAAGTTCGAAAGAACAAAATCATACCAAACAGGATTATTTATTAAAAGTATGAATGATTGGCTTGACAGATATGAGCAGTGTCATAAGCCACTTGATGCTAAAATTGGCGATATTAATGTCGGTGATATATTTATGGTTGATTGGAATTTGTCATATACACCAGAATTGTCTTATGAACATCCTTGTGTAGTAATAGAGAAAGTAGGTGATTTCCTTTTTGTTTTACCAGTCTCTGGGCAAAAACAATATATTGATATGGGATATCATCCAATAAACAATAAATCAGGCGATAAAAATTATAGAATTGTAGATACATCTGATGGTTTTAATAAACAATGTGTAATTCACATTAACCAAGCAAAGGTTATTAGTCAAACACGTATTCTATATAAAATGGGAAATTTGACTACAGATACATTAGGGGAATGTAAGCTATTTGAAGAAATTAAAGATACCATGCTTAACACATATTTTCCTAATGAATATAATAAACTATTAGAGGAAAATAATGAGTATAAAAGAAAATTAGATTATTTATCTATACAAAGAAAGTGTAATCAATCACGTGCAGATAAGTATAGAAATGAAAATGAAAAATTAAAGCGTGAAATTGAACAACTTAAGATAAATTTGAGTAATTTAGAAAATAATTGACAAACTAACATTATAATGTTATTATAATTACACATATAAAATATTTATTTTTATATGTCGGACAGCAAGACTTATTCTTACGAATAAATACCTTGCAAAATTAACAAGATTGTGGACATTAGTTCACTAGGACTTCTTCGATGTACGGAAGAGTCCTCTTTATACTAACAACGAAGAGCAGGAGGTTAATCCTGCTCTTTTATATTACTCTTCTTTTCTATTATCCCATCAGTCTTTATCTTCTCCGCTACATTCGTCACTATGTTCACAGAATTCACAATGACATTCATCTGTATAGTCGCCTGTTTGCCAACATAGTTCTGTTGGAGACATATCATTATACATAAATTCACCCCCCCCTCTGCTTTAAAATTATTGTAAGGTAAATAAGGAATATTTTACCATTTTATATTACGATTTATTTTAAAAATCACTCTTACAATTATTGCAGTGCCATTGTTTCTTAACCTTTTGTGAGAATATACCAAACATCGCTACTGATGTTGCCTTTGATACTCCCGATATTTTCTTACAATTTGTACTATTACAAATACAAGACGAACACAAAATTAACAGCTAAACTAATAAATGCAAAGATAAGAAAGATATAACATTTTCTAAAATAATCACAGTGTTTGTTGGTTATCTTCCAATTTTCTATACACATTTTCTTATATTCATTAACTATATTACTTTGAATATTATTAGCAATCTCTTTTTCATCATAATATTGTGTGTATTTTTTATTGTTCTCAATGTATTCGGATACTTTTATAGGATCTAAATATGTGAATTTATAATTTGTCAAACATCTTGAAAGATACACAATTGAAATACATAACAATATAATGGATAATACAGTAAGAATGATTGGTGAAATATGTTGCTTCATTATAATGTTATTAAGAGTTGAAATATTGTTTCCAATTTTAAATATAGTCCAAACTAAAGCTCCCAATTCACCAATGATAATGGTTATAGTTGGTGCTAATTTACTATTCATTTGTATTCTTCTCTGCTTAGATTCTTCATAAAGTATTTTATAAATATCACTCTCAAAAGAAAGGATTGTATCATATGAAATCAAAATCAAAACCTCCAATTAAAACAGATGCTAATAATAATGGTAAGCTAAATAATGATAATCGACCACCGTTACCATATCACAATTTAACAACCTCTGTTCCAGAACTACTTTGTATATTTTGTAGTAAGGATAATAATTAATTATTGCGTTTTTCTGTATTTATCAATTCAAATATTTCACTCACTCTCGAAGTAAGATTAGCTTGAGGTAATGGTGGTTTCTGTTGCATATTATTAGTATTATTATTCGTAGTGTCCCTTGAAGTTGTATTATCTGTATTATTCGTTGGCATAAAATTGCACCTCCTTATCACCAAGTATATCCACAATTATTACACTTGAAAGTCTTATTGATTTTCTTACTAAAGATACCAAAAAATCAATTGGCTGATAGATACCTTTCCAAACTAATATTTTTGGACTCCAATTATTATTTCAACAATTGTATTTGCTTCCATAGCCAAATAATTTTAGTATATTTTTATGTAACAATCGTATTTCCCGATAGATTTAAAATTATGATTCTTGAGAATTTTTATCATATTATCCAGCATTTCTTCATTACAACTATTCTTCCATCTTCCTTCTTTATCTTGTTTTTGTGGGCATGGTAAGGTAATGAATATACGACTTGCTTCGCTTGTAATATATTCAAAAATTTCTTGTAAATTATCTAATATATAAGTTGCGATTCCTTTATTTCTATATTGTGGAGAAATATATAATCTACTAAGATAGCATACCAAAGGTGTTTCCCATATTTTATCCTCATCTACCAAATTATTGTCTATTAATGTTAATATTGCTTTATATGTATCGCCAGATATAACATCTGCAAGTTCTTTGATATTAATATCATAAGTATTTATATAATCAGTTTTAAAAAACTGAGCTTCTACTGTAGCAACTAAATCTTTTTTGCCATAACATTCGTTCTCTTCGTGATATTCATCCATTAGAAATAGATCAAATCCTGCGTTAAAGCAAAATGTGTTATTGTATGTTTGGTCATATCTAAAGGATTTAGTAAAAGCTTTATTAGTATCTATAAAGAATGAATCTTTTTTATAATGCGGTTTAATTAATAATTTCATTAATGTGTTCTCCATATTTCTTTTACTTAGACTTTACTGAATCAATAAGTTTCTAAGCAGTTTATTATAGTTATTGTGATCGTTAAAGTTATATTTATTAATTAAAGTATTGTAGACTTTTTATAATTCATCCTTGTAATTTTTTTCATAAGATTCAATATTAGACACATTTCCACTATCAAATGTAAATATTAAACATTTGTAAATTACAGTATGTTTATTAAGATAATTTTTATTTTCTGAGAACCAATTATCAATACCATTTTTTATTTTATTCTGTTTTATAAATTCATTTGTAGACATACACTCACCATCAATACAAATTGCTGATATGTATATACTACATGATTTGGAATAATCTATTTTATTAATATTATTTTTGTTTATTGAATTTGAATTATCTCCAAAATAATCTACGCCAATTCCATTATCTATATCAGAGTATGCTTTTTTGAAATCTTCTGACGAACTTCCTATTTTAATATTTTTTGTAGTTATATTTGCATCGGATAAGACAAAATCGCTATTTTTTAAAGAAGTGGTTTTTGAGGAGCATCCACATAAGAAACATATACATAATAAAATTATAATTGTCTTTTTCATATAAACCTCCAATATTTTTGTTTAATTATAACATTTTCAAACTTAATATATCAAGCAATAATTAAATATGAGTCTTCAAACAACTCAGTAATATAGTATAGTATGACATTCAAAACATTTTTAAGTGATATTAATAATGTTGCTTTAGCAATGGAAAGTTTGAAAAATATAACTCAATTCAATACTGGTTCAACTATAGCAAATGGTCAAGCATTAAGTGATGTTGCTATTAAACAATATAAAACTTCTATTGATGGATTAAATTTGTCACAGGCACAAGCTGCATTATCTGCAACAGCTCTTAATGATGTACAAAAACAACAAATTTTAACATCCGCAGGGCTTCTTAAAAATACACAAGCAGTAACTCTTGAAGAAGTAAAACAAATGGCTTCTTCTATCACTCTATCTGCACAGAAAAAAGAAGAAATATTAGCAACACTTCAGGGAGCATATTCAGAAGGGCAATGGAACACTAAACGATTAGAATCAATCGCAAGCGGAAAAGGCGAAGTTGCTACTATTGCTCAAACAATATTAGCCAAAAAGTCTGAAAATGCAGAAAATGTAAAAAATATAGCTGGAAGAAAAGCTTTAACTGCATCTTTAAAAGAGGAGCTAGCTGCTAGAATTGCATTAATGGCAAGTAATCCTATTACATGGATTATTGGTATTACTGCAATTAGTGTTGGACTAGTTGCTTTACAAGAAAAATTCTCAAAATCTTTAAAAGAATGTACAAAAGACTTAAAAAAATATAATTCTGAATTTGAAAGCGCACAATCATCTGTTAAATCATTATCGACAGAATTGGACACTTGTCAAACGAGATTAGCGGAATTGCAAGAATTAGCAAACAATGGAACTATAAGTATTGTCGAACAAGAAGAATATGAAAAATTAAAGAAAACAAATGATGAATTAGAACGTAATCTCAAAATTGAACGTGAAAAAGAACAATTAAATGCTATGGGTGGTGTAAAAACCGCTAATGAAACGGTTAATAAAACAGTTCATAGTTATTATGTTCGGGGAGATAAAGATAGTTATGAAGGTGTTGTCTTACATAATGAATTACTCGATGTTACACCAAAAGAAGAATTAGAGGCAGCTATTGCAGAATATAATCGATTACAGGAAGAGATAGATAAGTTAAATAAATCCTATGATAATGGCTCTATCTCGTCTGAAGATTATACTACAAAATTAAATGGTTTAACGAAAGCACAGACAACTGCAAGAACTAGAGCTTCTGAAATGAGTGACATTCTTATTGAATGTGAACAGTCTTATAACAATCTTGAAAATACTGGTGGTAAATTCACTACTACATCCAAACAAAATTATGATAGTGTAAAACTTGCCAATCAAGAATATGTTAGTTTTCTTGATATAGTTAATGGAGTAAATAACTCTTTAAATAATAGACAGTCCTACCAAGACACAATCAATCGTTTCAAATCATCTGAGGAGTCCAGTCTTAATGAATTGACCACGAAATATCAAGAAATAATTGATAAACGTAAAGAACTCTATTCTGGCGAAAATTATGTAGGCAATGTAGATATTAACAATCGTCCTGTTGTAATAAATGATGACGGTTCATATTCTACTACTTCTACTGCTTTCCAAGAAAAGTGGGTTGGAGATGAAGAAAGTGGTCATTATATTATTGCACATTTCACCCCTATTCTTCCAGATGGTACTGTATTAGATGATGATACCTTAAACGATTATATAGATAGAATTCTCAATTCTGATAATCCAATGGAAGCCGATAAAGTTGAGAATGGTGGATATGGAATTGTCTATAAAATTGATACTGAAATTAATGGACAAGAAATTAATGATGATAACTTAGAAGATGCTTTCGGCATTGCGGACGCTTGGGATGTAGGTATGCATAATCTTCAAAATGAAATGTATGCATCCGAAGCTGAAATCAAAGCACAAATTGAAAGATTTGATGATGATATTAATAGTACTGATGGTTCTCAAAAGATTAAAGATTTCTTTGATACAGAAGGTATTAATACAACAGCTCTCATTGAAGAATTTAATAAAGTAACAGAAGGTATTAATGATGCCGATGAAGCTATTCAAAAATGGAATGAACATAAGAATAATTTTAGTGAAGTTCCTCTTGATTTAACTTCACAACTTACAGAATCAGACAACAAATCAAAAGAAGCAACATTAGCCGATCTTCAATCTGAAGCAGATTTGTTAAAAACAGTTAAAAAAGAAATATCTGAAAATGGTCGTGTTGGAGTTTCTTCATTACAGAAAATCATCAAAGAATTTCCAGAAGCAAAAGAAGCTGTTTCTGAATATATGGCAGGACTTATATCTCAGGAAGAATTATTCCAAAAACTTGAAGAAGTATATAATACTGACGCAGAACAATATAAGAAATCAGCTACAGAAAAAGTAAAAGCATCAAGTGAGTTTTGGAATAAGATGATTGAAGGTAATTCTTATCTTCAAAATGCATTAAATGATTTCTATGGTGACGATTATAAAAATTGGACTAATCTTGAAACTGCAAAAGCTCAGTCTGAAAAGAAGTTGATTTCTCAATTAGGTTCTCTATGGGCTAAATATTATGAAAATCAATTAGCAGCGTTTATGCTTATTAAAAATGCTGATGGTACTGTATCTGTTGAAGATAATACGAATAACTTCCAGAGAAAAACAGTTGGTAATAAACTAAGCGGTTTTAATACTCTTCCTGGTTCAAATATTGACAAAGTTAAAGAAGCTGGTGAAAAGCAAACTGAAGCAGATCGAGCAAAATTAGCAAGTTTGCAGAAATATATAGATGCCTACAATAAAGCTATAAAAGCCATGAACGATGCTGCTAATATTCCTATTGATTTAGATTATACTGATTGGAATGCCTTATCAGGAGACGATTCATCTAGTTCATCCTCTTCGCAGACAGCCGAAAAACTCAACTGGATTGAACGCTTAATCAACAAGATTTCTACAGCATATTCACGCCTAAAGAATGTCGTATCAGATACAACAACTACATGGCTCAATCGTAATAACGCATTGGCAGATTCTATGAGTACACTCAGAGATGAGATAAATGCACAGTCAGATGCTTATGAGTACTACATGAATGCATTTAATTCTTATGGTCTTGATGATTATTATAAGAATCAGATTGCAGATGGTTCAATAAGCATTGATGTTATTTATGATGACGACTTGAAGAATGCTATATCTGATTGTCAGGATTTCTATGATAAGGCACAGGACGCTAAGACCGCCGTTCAGGAACTTAATATTGAGTTAAAAGGACTTGTTAAGAGTAGATTCGATAATGTAGCTTCCGAATTCGAAAAGAAGATTTCATATTTCAAAGATTATTCAGACCAACTTCAGAAGGAAATGGATATTATCACCACTAAGGGTTGGTTCTCTTCTACTTCTATTAATAAAAGTATGAAAAAGGTCGAACAGGATAATCTTGACAGACTTAAACAGGAAAGAAATGCTTTAATGAATGCCTTAAATTCCGCTGTTGGTTCTGGTAAAATAGAGAAATACAGCGAAGATTGGTATGATATGCAGAGTTCTATTGACTCTGTTACATCTTCTATTCTTGATGCTGAGAAGGCTCTTATTGAGTATGATAACGCTATCAGACAGATTAAGTGGGATGCATTTGATAGAACAAGAGATGATGTAGAGAATCTTATTAGTGAAACTGAATTTCTTGTTGAATTATTAAAAGATAAAGGTATTACTGATGATAATGGTAATACTACTGCTGAAGGTAAAGCTGCACAGGCGTTACTTGTTCAGAAGTATCAATTATATCTAAATCAGGCTCAAAAATATAAAGATGAAATTCTTAAAATTGATGAGGAACTTGTCAATAATCCTTATGATAAAGAATTATTGGATAGGAAACAGGAACTTATTGATAAACAGCAAGAAGCTATCAAATCAAGTATTTCTGAAAAAGATGCTATTAAGGATCTGGTCAACGATGGATATAATGATTTATTGAACGCTTTACAAAAAGTTATTGACAAACAAAAAGAGAGCCTAAATGCCGAGAAGTCACTGCATGATTATCAACGAACAGTTGCTGAACAAACTGCTACTATTGCTCAGTTACAGAAACGATTATTAGCTTTACAGGGCGATAATTCTGAAAGTGGTCAGTCTCAGAGGCAAACCATAAGTTCAGAACTTAAAGACGCACAAGACCAGTTAGAAGAAACAGAGTACGAACAATTCATCGAAGATCAGACGAAGATGTTAGATGACTTAGCAAGTCAAGCAGAAGAATGGATAAATACTCGTTTAGACAACCTTGATGGTCTTATTCAGCAAATTATTGATGATAGTAATATTCATAGTGGAGACATCAAAGATACTATAACTAATACAGCTAATGAATTTGGGGTAAATCTTAGCGATGGTATGAAGAGTATTTGGGAGACAAATACAAGTAATATTAATAATAATATTACTTCTGTATTTAATGATTTCGGAACAAAATTTGATAATACAATGACAACACTTAATAATGTTGTTAGTGGTATTGAGAGCAAAGTTCAGGAAATGCTTCGCCTTGCTAATGAAGAAGCTGCACAAAGACAAGCTGAATTAGAAGAACAGAGAAGACAACAGGAAGCTGCTGAATCTAACTCATCTTCATCAGGTGATTATAGTGAACCTGATTATGATTGGGATGATATTGGCGGTGGAGATAGTGATTCTTCTAGTGGTGGAGATGGCGTTGATTGGATATACTCTCCTGACTATTTCCCAAAAGATCAATTGAATGTAAATACTAGTATAGTAGACAGGTTGAAAAGTCTTGACTATGATTCTTCCTTTGGTGCTAGAGCTATGTATTTTGAACAAATGGGACTCGGTAATGACTACACGGGTAGTTATGATGATAATGTCGCAATGCTCGAATGGATGAAATCAAGAGGTATCGGAGGATATCGTAAAGGTACTAAATCAGCAACAAAAGGGCTTCATATTTATGGTGAAGATAATCCAGGCTCAGAGGTACTTGTTACTAAATATGGAGTACTTCGTCAGTTTGATTCAGGTGATACAGTATTTAACAAAGACCAAGTTGAAAAACTTTGGAATCTTTCTAAGGGTATCACTACACCAAACATGTATATGGATAACTTAGGTGCTAAGTTGCCTGATATTACCCCAGTTTCAACAAACAAATCAGTTGATATTGGTGGTATTAATGTTAATGTTGATAAGGTTGTCACAGACAATCCAGAAGACTTTACACGACAGCTTACTAACGAACTGGCAGGAAACTCAAAGATACAGAAAATCCTTGGAGAGATTAATTCTAATCAGCTCTTAGGTCGAAATTCATTATCCACTCGTAGATACATGAAATAATATTATGGACGCATTGGTGTCATAGCCAGTGCGTCTATTTTAATTGGAGGAATATAATGTCAAATAAATTGATTAAAAATAAAAACTCTACAAGTAAAGAACTTGAATATTATAAAAAACATTGTTCCTTACTTGAGAAGGAACTAGAGGAAGAAAGAAAAAAAAGAACACAACTTGAAATCACTCTTTCATGTGGTTCTGAACCCAGTAACCACGCGGTTTCCGAGCTTCAAAATTTAATAAAATCATATAAAATTGCAAAAGAGACAGAAGAAAAGCTTTGCAATGAACTATTAGTTAAAAATAAGAAGATGGATGAAAATTTGGCTGAATTCGATAGAATAAAGCCTTTGTATATAAAGAAATGTGAAAGAGAATATGATGAAATTCTCAAAGAATACACAAAAATGGTTAAAAATATTGGTTAAAAATAATATTCAGAAAGGATGGTGAACAATGAAGATACAAAAAGTTCAAGTAACGGGTGCAAAAGGTAGTACCGTTGATTGTGGCTATTTCTCTAATGCTCTATATGATACATACTTGCAACTCACCACTACTGCTGAAATAGGTAAACAATATAATATACATGGATATATTAAGTCAAATAGTTCAGGAACAATCAGATGTCAAGATGTGACTGCAAATGTTACTACATCTTGGCAAGAAATTAAAATGACTATAATTCCAACGAGTAATATTTTGGAATTATATTTTTACCCAGGTGAATTTTATTTATATAATTGGAAAATGGAAGCAGGAACTATATCCACTGCATGGACTCCTTCTCCACTTGATGTTAAATATGATTTGATTGAAATGGGAACAATTGTAACGCAATTATCTAATAGTATATCAAGCAAAGTATGGCAAAACGATATTAATACTGCTACAGGAGCTTTGGATACTAAGATTACAGAAGTCAAGCAGAATGCGGATAAAATTTCATGGTTAGTTAAGTCGGGATCTTCTGAATCTGATATGATTCTTACTGATACTGCATACACTTTAATTTCCAAAAATATTAATCTTAAAGGTAATGCTGTTTTTACAAGTTTCCTTAATGATGATCAAACAGCGATTAACGGTGGAAAAATTGCTACTAATAGTATTACTGCTTCACAATTATCTACCGATTCCATCAAATCAAGAAACTATATTGAAAATACTTCAGGTTCATTTTTAAATCTTTCTGATGGTACATTTGATAGTAAGTATTTAAAATGGGATGAAACGGGTGCTATTACTGCAACAAATGTGAATATAACAAATGGAAAAATTCAAACTTCTGGCACAGCCAAAGGTAATGACGGAATAACATATTTAATGCAATGTGTTATTTCAGGAGGTCAAATCCTCATAGAAAATTTGATTAATAATAATTCTAAACTATTTATTCAGGGGCATGGAATATGGTTGGATAATTCATTAGGAAATAATATATTACAACTAAGTGGAAGCGAAGAAGGCGGTGCTTATATAGGATTACGTAGTGGTAAAGACGATAATGAAATAGTTGTTCAAATGGGAACTAATAGACAAACAACTGATGATGGATCTATCGATTATAAAGGTTATATTAAGATTCCTAATTGTGCATATTTAGGAAGAGAAAATACATTTAGTACAAAAACTTGGTTTGATAATATAGTATACGTTAATGATAATTCTAATTTACAAATATGGCATAATAGCAGAAAAAAATATGGAAATCCAGTTACATATATGAATAATCCTATTTCTATTGATTGGGATGGAAGTGTATTAAGGATTTATGTAGATAATGTAAATGTAGCTTCGTGGATAACAGCCGAGCAGAGGTGGGAGTAAAAAATAGAAAGGAGAACTTATGTATATAAAATACAATAACAATAATAGAATTTTAATTAAAATAGATAGTTATAAAATTATCAATCCATATATTTTTAGAATATACGGAGATATATCCACTTTAAAAAATCAAACTGGTTTTTCTATATATTATGAAGGTGATAATGTTCCTACCCAAAAATGTTCTGAATATAAATATATATATGATATAGGCGAAAATTATATAGATTACACAAATCAAAATATTATTTACTATATTTATTATATAGCAAATAAGGATAACTATGTCACAGGAACAGAAATAACTGAAAAAAAAGATGACAACAGAGTATTATGTATTTCAGGCTCAGGCAAGAAATATGAATATTATAATGATACTAATGTTTATGTAGATGACAATGGTTGTTATAATTTTAAAATCATATCCGATAAAATAGAAAATGTATCTAAAGAAGAAAAGGAAATGATTTTAAAGCAGAAAGAAATTGATAAATTAATTCAAGCTAAAAATGTTAAAATATCTGAATTAACAGAAACTTGTCAAAATATAATTCTTAACGGCGTTTATTATAATGGAAAACATTATGCATACAATTATTCTGATCAGAATAATATTTCAAACCTCGTACAGATGGCTAAAACAACAGGTATGGATGTACCTTATCATGCGGATGGAGAACTTTGTCACCTATACTCTCCTGCTGATATTTATGCTATTTATATTACGGAAGAAATGAATGTAACTCAAAATACAACATATCTTAATCAGCTTAAGGCTTATGTTAATACACTTAAAGATATTGATAGTGTCAATAATATTGCATATGGTCAGGAACTTACGGGTGAATATCTCAAGAATCTTAATAATATTATGGAACATTCGCAGAAAATTATAGAGGTGTTAAATGCAAAAACGTTTAAGATTACTCAGTAAGCATCTATTTTTGTTTTTAGTTGGTGCAAGTCTTTATATTTTTATTGAGGTAATATATAGAGGATATTCTCATTGGACTATGGGTGTTTTAGGTGGAATATCATTTATATCTATTGGACTTATTAATGAAATATTAAGTTGGGATACACCAATATGGACTCAATGTTTAATTGGAGGGTGTTTAATAACATTCTATGAATTTATCACGGGTATAATAATGAATCTTTGGTTACATTTGGGCATATGGGATTATTCTCATATGCCTTTTAATATATTAGGTCAAATATGTTTACCATTTACGTTAATTTGGTGTGTACTATCTTTAGTGGGAATTGTATTAGATGATTATTTAAGATATTGGTTTTTTAACGAAGAAAAACCAAGGTATAAATTATATTAAACAACAATATTGAAAATATTACGCTTTCACTCTCAGAAATAAATGATAATATTAATATTTCAAGATTTAGAGTAGGATATAATCCCATAACTTTAGTTGCTGTTTTTAGCGGTTGGATATCTGTTGTTGAAGAAATTCTTACTAATACTAAAATTTTTAACTTGCCATATAAAAACGCATATACCAACCCTTATTATATCATTATGCTTAAAGCAGAATCTGGGTTTGAATTACATATCGCCGAAATCGTATCTAGCGGATACGAAGTCAAAACAGATATGAAGTTAACAAAAGGTTCTTATTGTATGTTAGGCTGTGCTTTACTTAAATAATATTCCGCACAAAATTGTTGCTTAGTTCACTTACTCACCTATCAAATTTGAATAAAAATAATAAAAAAGAAAGGAGGAATTTTAAAAATGTCTTTAATTGATTTTACATATGCTGATCAAAAATTATCGAACTTTGGTTATATGCCATGTAGTTTCGATTCATCTGATTTATCATCTATTTCATTCGGAAGTAATGCAACATTTACAACCATAAGACTTAATTCTTCTTCAAAAAATAAATTACTTTCAACAAAATATGAAGATGTATATACGACATCTGAGCCAATCCAAATATGTAAGAAATGTCCTTCTGATAATATATATATTACTCATGAAGAATTTCGATTATTAGAACGATGGCTTAATAGAGGAAAATATTTAAAACTTACCCCTAAATATGAATATGAAAATGAAGAATTATATTTTTATGGATATTTCAATGTACAAGCATTAATATATGGAGGTCGAATTGTAGGTGCTGAATTGACATTTACAGCTAATTCTCCTTTTGCTTATAAATATGTAACTCAATCTTTTGATTTGACGAACAACAAATTAACATTTTCTTTAAATAGTATTTCTGATGATTTTAAACCAATTTATCCTAATATAAATATAACTTTAAAACAAGCTAGTGATTTATCTTTAATGAATATGATTGATAATTCCGTCACTTCGATTAAAAATTGTTCAGAAAACGAAACAATATCTATCAATGGTGAAAATAAAATCATCACTTCTTCACTCTCTCATACATCTCTTCCTAATGATTTTAATTATGAATTTCCAAAAATATACACATCTTATGAAATCGCTACTAACAATTTCTCGGTTTCAGCCCCATGTACAGTAACAATTAGTTACGAACTGCCAAGAAAGGTAGGTGTTTATTAATGCAAATTAAAATTCTATCATCTTGCGGTAATACATTGTTATTTGGACAGACTGCTACTTTAACAGTTCAATTATATGATGATAATGATAATATTATAAATGATACTTCTACTTATCATTATGTATGGAAAAAATATCATGAAGGTCGAGAGGTTAAATGGGACGCATCTGGACAAACAATAACAATTATATCAGATGAATGTGGTAATATGGTATATAAAGTCTTTGTTATGGATGAGAATAGTCTCACAAATTTTTCAGGAAATTTGATTACGGACAATGAAGATAATATATATACAGCATATTTTTCTTTTGATTCTATTTTGACCGAAATATACAACGGTTCTTCTGATATACCACCATATTCTAAAGATTTAACAATAATCTTAGCTTCAAGGAATTTAAAGTTACTTGGACAAATAGTTAATATAGATTCTGATAGTATATCTTACAAGAATTCTCTTAATGCAGCAAATGAATTGTCTTTTACTGTACATAAGAATCTTGACAATATAATTGAACCTTTATGGGATAAGATAACCGATCTAAAATTGGCTTATGTTAAAGAACTAAATCAATATTATCAAATATCTGTTACTATTAATGATACATCTGATGATATAACAAAGGTAATATCTGCTACTTCTTTATGCGAAGCAGAATTGAGTCAGAAATATATTCATAATACGGAAATCAATACAGAGAATGATATTACTAGAGATGATTATACAATTACAAAATTTTATAGCCTTACTGATAAAAAAGCTTCTTTGTTAGATAGAATATTGTCGTTTGCTCCAAATTATAAAATTGGACATGTTGATGATACTCTTGTCGAACTACAAAGAAGTTTTTCTATTGATGGAACAAGTATATATGATTTCTTAATTGGTGATTGCTCTGAGCAATTTGGGTGTTTATTTCAATTCGATTCTACTTCAAGAACAATTAATGTATATGATTTATATACAAATTGTTTAAATCCTGAATGCGGATACCGTGGAGAATTTAATGATACTTGCCCTGAATGTGGCAATACTAATCTTTCATATTTTGGCAAAGATACTTCTATTTATATTGATAAGGACAACTTAACAAATTCTATTGAATTTACAACAGATATTAATTCTGTAAAGAACTGTTTTAAAGTTGTGGGTGGAGACGATGATATCAACGCTGCTATTCATAATGTCAATCCTAATGGTTCAGATATTATATATAGAATAACGGACGAACAAAAAGATGATATGTCTTCTGAACTTGTAGAGAAATTATCTGATTATGATGAATTATGTGACTTTTATAAAAGTACTTATAAATCAATCAATATTGATATCTATAATGCTATGGATAAAATATTGTATTATACTTCATCTATGATGCCGACAGTTGAGCATGAAGAAGTTACGGCATCTACCGAAGCAGCAAAACTTACCTCTGCTAAATTAAGTCCACTAGGATTACAAAAAGTAACTACTTCTACTTCTGTTGCCACAGTGAACACGGCACTGAAGATGTTAGCAAGGGTGTTTGTTAAATCAGGATATGTCAAGGTTGAAGTTGATACAGATAACACAAATACATTTACCTATGTTGGTATAGATGAACAGCATAATCATTATGGTACTTGGTATGGTCGATTTAAAGTTACCAATTATAGCAACGAAGAAGATATTGTATACACTAATTATATGGAAATTAAGGTATACGACTTATATGAAGAATATCTTGATCAAAAAATTAAGAAAAACATCGTAAGTAATGATAAAGATGGTGAAGGTAATCTATTTAATGTATTATCTATTGAAGACTTATCACAATTTAAGAATGCATTAACTTATTACTGTTTGAATAGACTTACATCTTTTTATTCTGCTATTGAAGGATGTATGAACATACTTATTGAAGCTGATCAAGCAAAACAAGGTGCAGATTTATATGAGAAGTTCTATTTAAAGTATTATAACATGCTTCAGGCATGTCAGGACGAAATTGATACTCGTAATGCAACAATAACCGAATGGAATGGTAAGTATGATTCATATGTTAGTCAGCGAAACATAATTCAAGATAAACTTAATTTTGAAAAGTATCTTGGTAAGGAATTATATAATGAATTTATATCATATATTAGAGAAGATACTTATACTAATGATAATTATATATCCGATGGATTGACCAATGAAGAACTGTTAAATAAAGCCGAGGAATTGTTGAATACGGCTAAATTAGAATTATTCAAGTCAAGTGAAAGACAACACAGTATATCTTCGACTTTGTATAATTTGTTGCAGATGAAAGAATTTTCTGAAATTATTGATAAGTTCCAATTAGGTAATTGGATAAGAGTCAAAGTCGATAATAATATATATAGATTAAGACTTGTATCTTATGAAGTAAATAATAGTGGTATAGAAAATATTAATGTTGAATTTTCTGATGTTACACAAACTTTAAATGGTCAAAATGATACAAAAAGCATCATCAGTAAAGCTCAACAGATGGCTACTAATTATAGTTATGTAAGTACTCAAGCAAAGAAAGGTGAACAAGCACAGAATTCTATTGCTTCTCTTCTTACTAATGGTTTTAATACGGCTATAACCGCAATAAAAAATGCTGATACAGAAGATATTATTATTAATAAAAATGGTATATCTGCTAGAGCATTAAATGATATAGAGTCTGCGTTTGAACCTAAACAACTTAAGATTATTCATAATATGATTGTATTCACCGAAGATAACTGGCTTACAGCTTCTACAGCGATTGGTGAGATAAAATATACATTAGACGGACAAGAGTTTTCATCTTATGGAATAATTGCTAAGAGTATGATATCTGGAATAATAATTGCAGGACACATATATTCAGCTAATTATTCTTCTACAAATAAGACAGGGACTCATATTGATCTTGACTCAGGTTCATTTTCTTTAGCTGGTGATAAGATTATTTATTCAGCAGGAGGAAATAAACTTACACTTAAAGATGTGCTTGTTGAGTATACGACTGAAGATGATAAGGGTGAAAAAACACAAATTGTTACAGGTCTTGATACTGTTGCGATTAAGGTAGATACAATTAATTCAAAATATATCAGTACAGATAATTTTTCTGCTAAGTTTGCAGAGATAGACATTGTAAAAATTAATGAGTTGTATGCAAATTCTGCTTTTATTACTTCTCTTAATTCTTATACATCTAATTCTATTAATTCTACAGTTAATACCGAGTTTGTTAAGACTCTTATTGCTGGTCATGCTACTCTTAATGATTTATTTACAAGTAATTTTACAATAGGTTCTGATGATTGTGGTTCTGTTCTTATGAACGGTTCTACAATGCAATTTAAAGACAAAAACGGCAATGTATATGTTCAAATAGGCACAGACAAATCTGGTGGACATTCTATTATTATTAATGATAGTAATGGAACTGCTATTATGAATGGTTCAGGTATTACTGCTAATGCTATTGCAGATGGTTTAATTGTGGACAAAATGGTTAAGAAGAAAGATACAACTTATAATGGTATCTCAGGTGATAAGCTTAACATAGATTCTGTAGTGACAAGTATTAATGAGGGTAATAAAACCATTAAATCTTCTCTTATCTATTTTGATGAAGATAAACAAACGCTCGATACCAAATTAGGTAAAATGATAGAAACAGACACTACGATAAACAATAGTCTTAACACAATTAAAAACTCAGTCAACGAAAACACCTCTGCAATTACACAAGTTACTATGTCTGCAAATGGTAATAATCTATTAAGAAATTCTGATACATTAATATTTGATGAATACATAATCGGTTCAAAGCTTATTGATGCAAGTAATAATATTCTTGTTGATAGAAACGGTTATATATTAGTCGGTTAATTAAAGAGCTGAGAAATCAGCTCTTTTATTTTTTTTAAAAGAAAGGAAATAAAAAATATGGCAAATAAAAAAATAACAGATGCTACTCAGATAAGCACTATGTCTGGTAGTGATAAATTATTCGTTAATTCAGGTGATGATTTAAAGCAAATCACACTAGATCAAGCTGTCGCAGCATCAACACCAGTTCAACAACTAAACAACAATATAGAATTTTCCACTTTGGTAAAAAAAGCAAAAAATTTAGAACCAAACACAGACTTAAATACCATAACTACATCTGGAATATATTATCTTCTAAACGCAGCAACATGGGGGAATGCTCCAAATACTAAAGTAACAAATAGTTATCTTATAGTGATTGCGGCTAACACAAAAAGATGTACACAAATATTGCTTCCTGGAAATGACACTGCAATATACATTCGTTCTACTTATACTGATAATACATTGTGGACTAATTGGAAATCTAATAATACAGATATAGAAATAAAAAACTGTTTCTGCAAAAATATTGCAAGTATAAATGGTACTCTTGAAGGTTATGGCTATAATTATTGTTATTATAATAATTCTACTAAAATAGGAATATTACACTTTGCGTCTCGAATTGAAACACCAGATTCTACATTAAATAATTTTTCTGGATATTATGATGTCGAATCAGTTTTAGAAAAAATGAGCATTGATTTTAATACAATACTAGAAAGTAATTATATTCCATATGATTCTGCAGGTGTAGTTCGACAAAAGCTGGTTGGATATGGAACGACATTATTATATAGTTCCGCAAACAAACATTATGCTTTTGCAAGATACTACACAAAAGATGGGAAGAAAGGAGCGTGGGCAACTACTGAATTTAAGAAAGACGATTATATTACAGGCTCACTTATATTTAGTTAAGTTTCGAATGCTGCCTTAGTAATTACACCGTCGTATTTAATATTATTACTGTTTAATTGTAATATTTATATTTCTTTTCAATAGGAGAATCTTTAATTGCATTCTCCTATTTTTTACAAAAAACTTCACATGAAATACCGATTTCTTAACACAGCAATATACAAGGGTTAAATCGCTTGTATTTGACTAAATTAAGACCTTTATATAATTATATGATAAATTGATGGTGTATTTTATATTTAAGTCAAATTGAGCCATATATAAGCGATTTTATATAGGCATATAGACATAAACAAAATTTTTTTAGGGAACATTTCTGGTTATAATAATCAGAAGTGTTCCCTATTTTTTACGATTTTAATATGGTATAATTATTTCAGTTGATATTTGTGGAGGTATATTATTATGAAAGAGGGAATTGAAGCTTATATTATTGAGAGCAATTTGAAGGTTAGAAAGGTAACTGTCGCTCATGTTACTGGTAATCTTGCTACTGTACGATTTGAAGAAGGCGGTGGAATCAGAGTACCTATTAATAGATTGTACGGATCTGAAGAGGAAGCTGCTAAAGAATTAAAATATAAAACCGAAGCGAAAAAACCGCCTCATAACTATTTGAACGGACAATTGTTATAAAATAAATTTAAAGGAGATGTATTTTATTATACACCTCCTTTTTTCTTAAAATGTAGAATGTAGACAATTTTGGAGTAAATCTACATTCTGTTTAATTCAATATATAAGATTCGAACTTATATTTTAAACACCGACTGTTTATTGACTTAGATAAAAATATAATTGTACTGCCCTTATTTTTGACGACACTTTTGACGACACTTTTTTCGTACTATGACGACCTAAAACGGTCTAAAATGATACTTTTTGAAAATCCTCAATCTTCTAAGTCCGCATAAACACTGGATTTCTGTGGTGTTGTAGTAATGGACTAGAGGGGAGTCGAACCCCTGTCCGAAAACCCATTCCCTGTTCTTCTACTATCATAGTTGATTGTTTAACATTCCCTCCGGTACACGGGAATCAACACCCTTGCACCTTTAGTAGCTTCATGATACGACCAGCATCTCAAAGCTTTGATACTGTCGTTTCCTACATGTTCGAAGCCTGGGTCTTAAAGTGTAGGTGCTTTAAGTCAGACTGCTGCAATTAGGCAGCGTATGCTAAATTATCGTTAGCGTTTATATTTAAGTTTGGATTTTGACGCTTTCCTGCGGATAGCTTCACCAGCTTCAAGATCCCCGTCGAAACCTTTACTAGCCCGTGTGTAAGCAGTTTCACCTGCTTATTTATATTAACATTGGCATAATGCCAAGTCAATTAACTTGTGCTTCAAAACTGATAAAATATTTCTAAATATTT